GTACCGCTTTCAACATGCAATAGGGTATCGGGAGTATCGATACCAATCCCGACCTTCCCACCCATAAAGTATGAGTCAACCGCCGCGCCAAGCCGAACGCCGACGTTCGCACCGTCGTCGTACAGGTACAACCGCGCGTCCCCACCGCTGTCCTCTTGCACCAGCAACAGCGCGTCCGTGTCGGCGCTATTCTCGATCCTGAATGCGTTCGAACTGGTGCCGCTCGACTTGATGTCGACCCGCGCACCGATCCCGGTGAAGATGCCAACACCCATGTTGCCAGACGTGTCGATGCGAACTTTCTCGCCGCTGGCATACAACGCGAGTTCTATGCCAGTCATGCCACCTACAATTGCTCGACCGGTATCCCAGCTCAGGAACCCGGCGTTCGTCGGTGTCGTGATGTCCTGCCCCCAATGGACGACCCCGTCGTATTGCACATCGAACCGGTTGTTCGTGTTGTTGGTGACGGTGAACGGCACCGCGTCGCCGTCAGCTGTGACGACGTGCACGACCTTCGACCCGGTATCCCAATTCGTGCTCACGGCCTCGAACTTCGCTACCGTGTTCACGGTCCCCGGTGTGACCGGAGTCTGGGTCACCGAGAGCAGGTCGGTCGACTGGTCGACGCCGTCGATGGTGAACGAGCCCGACAGATCGTAGTCGACGTTTTGGAGCTGGGCCTCGAGGTCGAGCGCCGCGTCGGCCTTCCTGACGATCCGCCAGTACTCGTCGACGGTGTCGTACACTTGGAACCCGTCGGCGGTCCCGGTGGTGTTCTCGAGGTCGACGTTGAACGAGTAGGCCCCGGCGAAATCCCAGGTGACGTCGCCGGCGTCGACCTCGATCGTGGCCGGGCCGCCGCTGGCGTCGTACGCGTCGTCGAGCGTCCCGTTCTGCGCGTCGCCGAGGAACACGGTCGAGCCGACCCGGAAGCCGATCACGACGTGGTTCCGGAGGCTCGGTGTCCCGGCGTTGAGCGAAAGCGTCTGGGTTGTGATCGGGCGCGTCGCGGTGGAGACGTACAGGGACTCGCCGTCGGTGACGGTGATGTTGCTGGCGTTGATCGTGATCGTGACCCCAGACCAGGGAACGTGCACGTACAACGGAGCGGTCCAGGTGAAGGTATCGCCGACGAGAGACATCGTCCCGCCGCCGGTCACGACGAGGGACTTATCCTCGACGTTGGACAGGATCCAGGCGTCCGTCTCGTTGAACGTCCCCTGTATGTCGGAGAAGTACGGGTCCGTGTACTCGTCCGGGTACGGGATCGCCAGGTCCGGAGTGTCCATCGACTATACCTCCACAAGCGCCAGACGGAACGACACCGCATGTTCGCGGTCGTACCGCCTGACCGGCACCCTTAGATCGGTAAGCCCCCTTTCCGAATCTGCTGAGATTTTCAACTCGCCGAGGAGCACGTCGTCGAGCAGGATCTGCGCGCGCCATTCCGCACTGGCCGACGCCGTCAGGTCGGCGACGGCTTCCGCGTCGATGCTGATCAGATCGTAGTCGGTGAGGTCGACGATCTTCGACGCCTCGACGTACTCCCCGGTGACCAGCTCGAGCTGCTCGAGCCGGTTGCTGTTCCCGAGAACGAACGTGATCGTCCCGTCCGAGTCCACAACCCGGCCGGTATCCGCGCCGCGGTCGAGCCGCATCCGCGATCCCTTCCCGCGGTAGACGGTGCGCGCTCCGCTGGGAGCGTCCGGCAGTGTGGGCTCGGTTGACACTAGGTCTGCCTCTCGATCACGACATGGTCGAACGCGCAGCGCCGGCCGATCGCCTCGGCCCACGAACACGCGAACCCGGCGTACCCGCTCAGGTACGGCGCGCTCCCGGAGTTGATGCCGGCGACGTCGTCGACGAACTGCGTCATCCCGGCGATCGGCTGCCAGTCGGGAGCGCTCCCGAGCGGGTTGGCCGACAGGTCGTTCTCGAACACTTGAAGCACGATGTCGTTCGTCGGCTCGAGGATCATGTCGACCTTCAAGTGCCGGTACTCGTCGTCGCTGATCTGCTCCTGGCCGGACGAGCGCCGCAGGTACTCGCCGCTGGCCGCCTCCGGGATCCCGCCGAGGATCCCGGCCGTGCCCGTCTTGCGGAGAACGACCCGATACGGATCCGCGTTCTCGAGGCCGAGCAGGTACGCGGTGTCCGAAACGTCGTGTCCGCTGGCCCCGATGAACAGGAACGGCGAGAACCCGGTGTTGCCGGAGCTGCTCAGCTTCTTGATGCACCCGCTGATCGACCCGCCCTTGGCGAGCGGAGAGAAGTCCGCGATCAAGCAGTACAGGCCGACGGCCCCGGTCACGGTCCCGTCGACGCTGTTCATCACGTAGACTGCCGAGCCGCCGCCGCTCGGCGGAGTGATGCCCCCGGTGGCGCCGCGGAGCACCGTCCCGGCCGCGAGCACGTTGTCCAGTTCTGCCCAATCTGCGCTACTCATTGGTCACTCCTTACGGCCAGCCGTCCTCGAAGTCCTCGACGCTTTCCGGCGTTCCGTCTGTATCAAATATCGCAGCGGTGAATCCGCTGGTCAAGGTCTCGTCTGGTGTCCCGCCGTGGGTCGCCGGCCCGATCCAGGCCGCGCCGCCCCAGGTGTCCGGCTTGAAGCGCTCCCGGTAGTCGTCGTCGGCCTCGGCCACGTCGAACACCGCCAACTCCCGGTCGGCGGCGACCGGCTCCTCGAAGGCGTCCTGCAGGTCGGTCTCGGTCCGGACCTCGAGGTAGCTCCACGGGTCGGCCTGGTATGCCCCCTCGAGCGTCCAGTCGGCCGCGTCGTCGCCGTCGTAGTACCCGGCCGGCATGACTACCCGGCCCGGCTCTCCGGACGGTGAGAGGCCGTACAAGCCGATTATAGAGCGAACGTCCCGGTCGGCGTCCGTCCCCGGACCGAACAGGAAGTACGCCACCTCGTTCGAGGTCATCGTCGAGGAACCATCCCAGCCGAACCAGATTCGGTTCCCGCTGTATCGCCAGGAGAACTTCGAGGTCGGAAGCGCGGTCGACCACTTCGTCGACAGCTCGGCGGACAGCGCGGCCGCGTCGGCGTACTCCTGGCCGGTCAGCTGGAACTCGTGCACCGCGCCGTCGATGCTGCTGTACACGAACAACCTGTTCTTGTCCGTCCGGATCGTGAGCGGGAACGTCAGCTCGTCGCTGTACAGCCGCCCGTTGACGCTCGGCGCTTCGAAGTCGGACGAGATCGGGTCGAAGTCCCACCCCTCGTCGAACGATTCGACAGCCGACGACCAGACGATCGGGCCGAGCTGGCCGTCGACCGTCGCGTCCGGAATGCTGCCGGAGATCCTGATCACCGTGTCCGGACCGTCGAGGAAAGTGAGAAGGACGACGTACTGCCCGTCGTTCGCGGTGGACCCGGTGATCTGGATCGTCGTCCCCGACGGGAAGGCGCTCCGAACGTCGCCGGCGACGGTGAAGTCGTCGGTCCCGGTGTCGACGTCGGTGATGTCGTGAGTATGGAGCTGGCCGTACCACGAACGGTTGCCGGCGGTGAGCGCCCCGGCTTCCTCGAGCGTGTCGTACCAGTCGGTCCACTCGAACCCCTCGGAGCTGGCCGCGGCCGGAGTCCCGTCGCCGAACAGCGCGGTGATCGCGGTCACGTCGTCCCAGGTATCGAACCAGCCGACGTCGTCGACGCCCCAGACCTCGGAGGTCGGGAAGGAGAGCACGGTGTTCGCGTCGCCCCCGGTGACCTGGATCCTGGCGTAGAATCCCTGAGTCTCGGAGCGGATCGTGAGCAGCCCAGCTCGAGCACGGGTGACGCTGTGCTGGATGTAGGAGTTCAGAACCGCGGCCACCTCGTCGGCGGTCGCCGCGGCCGCGTCCTCGAAGTAGACATCCCAGAGCTGCGTGAACTGCTCGTCGTACTGGTTCACCTCGACGGTGAGGATCGGCGGTACCTCGACCTGGCCGTCGGCGGTCGAGCTGAGCACGTCCTCGTCGACGGTGATCACGGAGTTACCAGCCGAGTAGGCCACCGTCGAGACGGTCCAGTACGCGTCGAGCCCGGTCGAGCCGGTGATCCGGATGTTCGACCCGGCCGGGAGAAGCTCGCGCCAGTCGACCCCGTTCACGGTGATCTGGTCGGTCGCCGGGTTGACGGCGGCGACTGCTCCCGTCGTGAGCGCGCTCAGGTCGAACGTCTCGGCCGTTCCGTTGACGACCGAGGGATACAGCCCGAACCAATCGAACGATTCCTGCGGGCCCGTCCAGGGGCTCTGACGGAACAGCGCCCGGCCGCCGGAGATCATGCCGGCTTTCCACTCCCAGCCCTCGGCCTGTCCCGGCTCCGCGTCGGTGTCGGCGACATCGAAGTCGAGGTCGTCGCTCGTCGGCTCCTCGAAGGCCCTCCGGATCTCGTCGTCGGTGAGCGCGTTCGGGTAGACCCGGCACCGTCCGAGCAGCCCGGCCCAGCCGCTGAACGAGTCGTGAAACCCGACGTTCGCGATGTCGGTGGTCGCTACCAGTGCATCTGGGAGCGCGCCCGAGACCGCGACCGCCTCGCCGTTGACCAGGATCCGGAGCGTGTAATCCTCGTATCCGCAGTCGACACCGCGCGCCCCGGACCAGGCGATCCCCAGCTCGAGCGGGATGTCCGAGTGATGGTCGACGTCGAATTCCGCCTCGACGATCACGTAATCGCCGGACAGATCGTCGTAGATTTTCCCGCGCAGCGTGCCGTCCTGCCAGTAGAGCGCGACCCCGTTGTCCGTCGCGCTCGGCGTCCGGGCCGTGTCACCGAAGGCGATGACGTACCACTTGCTCGGGTTCTGGTCGCCGATCAGCTTGAGCTGGACCACTGCGGAGAACGGAGCATCGATCCCGGCCCACTCGGTATCGGTGGTCAGGAGTGGTCGCTGCTTCGGGTACGTGTCGAGGCCGATGCCGTCCAGATCCCAGGTTCCAACCGCGACGAACCCGGAGAGCTGGTCGACCTCGACGGCGAGGCCGAGATCCGAATCGGCCTTTCGGAGGCTGACCGGCTCGTGTAGCGACCCGAACGGATGGTGCATCAAGTCCGGCAGCGCCAGGTCGGAGACGACGTCCTGGATCTTGGACGGCGCTCCCATGAACGGGAACAGCAGGTCGTCGAGGTCGCGCGCATCCCACGCGACAAGGTTGACGACCCACGGTTCGAACTTCTCGAGCACGACCTCCGGGAACCAGACGTCGGTCAGCGTGCCCCACGGAGAGCCCGCCGGCGCGAGCCCTCCCTGGCCGGCGAACAGCCAGCCGCGCATCGCCACCTCGGACGACAGCAACGCCCCGGAGGTCAGCGTGACGGACCTCGAGTCGAGCGTCTGCCAGGCCGCCCCGTCCCAATACTGCGTCACGATGTTCCAGGGGCCCGTCCCGGTGATGCCGATCCGGACCTTGCCCGTGTCGACCGCGTTCTTCGTCGCGGTGCTCTCCCCGGTCGACGAGCTGCCGGTGAACGGGTCAAGGATGTACCCGCCGCGGTACAGCCAGTTCGTGTCGGCCTTGCGCTTGCCGTGCACGGCGTACATCAAATGATGACAGTCGAGCGCGTCGAGGTCGTAGGCCGAGACGACCAGGCCGGTGAACGGACCGCGGGTCGTGTCCGCCGCGGCTCGCGTCGTGCCGTCTCCCCAGGTGACCTCGACCTGGCCGTCGAGCCCGGCGGTCGCCCCGCCGAGCCAGCCGCGGAGCGGCAGCCGCTGGCCGAGCTGGATGTACCGCGCGTCGATCCCGAGCGCGGTGCTGATCGCGTCGTCGATGTCGAGCGGGTACGGCTCCCCGGTCGCCGGGTTCGCAACCCAGAACGTGATCCCGGTCGGGTTGACGTCGTACGCTCGGTGACGCAGCCCGTCCTCCGGTGCCGTCCCTCTTTCGGCGACAGCTCGCCGCGTGTAGAGCACCGTGCTCGCCGTCTGTCGCGGAAACGCGGACACCCCGACGGCGAGGTCGTACTTCTCGAGGTCGTCGGAGTTGAGCGTCACGCCGCCGGCTCCCGGCTCGGTGACCAGTTCCGCGTTAGCTCGCGGATCCCAATCTATGATCGGTCGTGCCATCTAGATCACGTTGCCCGTTGCTCCGTTGCGTAGCGTCAGCGTCCCGAAGGCCGGGAACTTGAAGTTGTCGATCGCCACGTCGTCCCGCTGCTCGTTCAGCAGGAATTCGTCAGCACCGGCTCCGAGCTTCCGGACGCCGGCGGTGTCTCTCACGATGTTGAACACGTCGGACCAGGCGATCTCTCCGACCGGATCCCCGTTCTCGTCCTGGTAGTAGTACCCGAAGTCGACGAGCGGGTTCTTCATCCCGGCCGAGAGCGGCACCATCACGCCGGACGCGGTCTCCTGGTACTGGCCGATCAGCGCGCTCCCCGTGGTGATGATCGGCTCGAAGAAGTGTGTCAGCGCCGAGGTGATCGCCGCCTTGACCGTGGTCGCGCTGTAGCCCTGCGCGATCCAGATGGTCGCGTCGACGTCGATAGTGAGGTACGTCGCACCGGACACCGTGAGCGTGAACGTCGGCGGTGCTGGATAGGTGACGAAGGTCGCCTCGACGGCTGCGATCAGCGCGCTCGACGGCGTACCGCCGCCGGTCGGAATGATGTACAGCCGCCCCTCGTTCTCCGGCACGGTCGCGTCGAGGTCCGAGGTCAGCATCAAGGAGCGGCCGACGCCGCTCACCGCGTCGGCGCGGATCTCGAAGTCCTCCCGCGTGGTAGTCCCCGGCGGAAGCGTCCGGTCCGCCGGAATGTTGACGCGCGCCTGGTCGACGGTCTCGCGGTCGGTGCCGTCCTCGGCCTTGACCGCGTTCGTCACCGTCAAGAACGCCTTGTTTCCGAGCGAGTCCGTGTACTCCGTCTCGAACCGGACGAGGGAGTTCGGCTCGACGTTCCCATCGCTGCCGCCGCCGGTCTCGTAATATGCGGTGAACGTACCGTCTGGCTTGGCACCGTTGACCCCGTCCCCCGTGTAGAACGTCGCTCGGTCGTTCTGGTCGACCTTGACGACGAAGTGCCTGCTCGTCGACTCGCTGAGCAGGAAGTTGTCGACCTGCGTCCAGGCCCCGGCCGCGGTGGAGAATGCCAGGCTGTCGTCGAGGTACGGTGCATCCGAGAGGAAGAACGATTGATTCGCCGATCCGTCCGCGGTGAACGACGCGGACCTCGAGATCGAATGCTTCCAGCTCAGGGTTTTGGTCGTGTCCCCCGGAGCGAACTGTACCTCGGCCTGGATCTCCCCGCGTACCGGGTCGGTGACCTCGAGCGTCCTGACGACGTCGCCCTCGGCGATCGTCACGGTACCAGGGAGCGGAGCGTTCGTCAGCGTGGCGACGAGGTCGACCGTCGCCGCGCTCGCGCCGGACAGCGTGTACCCTTGCCGCTGGCCGTGGTTGATCGCCGACTTGCGCTGCGTCATCGTGCCGACGAACGCTTCGCGCGCCGCCTTGTGGATGTAGTAGTCGTTCAACGAGAGCACGAACGCGAACTTCTTCCGCATCAGGTTGATGAAGTTGATCGTGTCCTGGTCCGTCAGATCCTCGAATACCGACGACGCCAGGTCTTTCAACCGCAGGTCTACCGCGGAGAAGTCGCGCTCGGTGAAATCGAAATTGTAGGGGTCAAGACTCATTACGACACCTCGATCACTGCTGTTTGTTCGCCCCCTGCCTCGATACTACCACGCCGCCGGTATCGGACATAGACCTTCAACTGGCTGCCGTTCTTCTCGACGATGGCCTCGAGCGCCTGGACGTTCGGGTCGTACCGGTTGATCTGGTCGGTCGTCTCGCGGTTTGCGACAGCGTTGGCGATCAGCGTCTGGACCTTCTTGTGCAGCATCTCCCGGAAGCGCGTCCCCTGCTCCGGATCCCACTCCAACTCGCCGCGCTCGATGCCGAGCAGCAACTCGACGTTCGCCTGCAACAGCTCGTCGCCTGAGACGTTCGCCAGGTCGCTCTTGCCGTCGAGCTGGATCGGTATCCGGATCCCCTTGCCGTACCGGTCGTCGGTCATCTCAGCACCTCTGCTCCCCCAGCGCCAGCGTAAGCGCCAGCTGCGGATCCGGGATCAGGTTCGCGATGTACTCGAGCAGGTCGGCGAGTGCTCGCAGCAAATCGATAATCGGACCGAGCGGCCCCGGTAGGTTCTCGCGGATCAGCTGTCCGAAGCACGGGATCTCCGGCCCGCCGAACAGCCCCATCATGATATTGATCAGCAGGATGATCCGGCCGATGCCCTGCAGCACGTCGGCCATCGAGAACGCCTGCTCCTCGATCGACGACTGCGCGCAGCTCAAGAACCCGGTCAGCGTGACATCGTCGAGGTCGGCCGCGCGGTCGATCGCGTCGGCGGTCTCCTCGAGCTGCTCGAGCAGGTAGTCGAGGTCGTCGGCGATCCCGTCGAGCAGCCGCGCCATGTTCCGGAGGATCGCCTGTATCATCCGCGGGAGCGCGAGTTGCGGGACCATGTTGAGCAGCTTGTTGATGATCTCGACCAGCTCCGGAATGCACTCGAACAGCTTGGTCGGATCGAGTTCGCTGATCGCGTCACCGGTGGCCTTCACGCACTTGTAAACGGCGAGCACCGCGTCAATGATGTCGAAGATCGGCTTGAGCGGTGACATCAACGGCCCGAGTTGCTCGAAGTACTGCATCGCGAGCTGGGCCGGACTCGGAATCTGGTTCATCCCGTCGACGATCTGCGAGAGGCAGAACCCGCCCGGGAAGCACACGTCGTCCATCGGCTCCCAGCCCTCGAGGAGAGAGCACAGGAAGTCGTCGGCCGGATTCCACCCTACGGGCAACGTTGCCATTTCAGATCGTCCTCTTGGTCTTGATGACCTTCCGCCGCTGGATCTCCACGTCTCCGCCGCGGGAGAGCACCTCGAGCTGGCCGCGGGTGTTCAGCGCCAGCCCGGTCTCGCCGTGCACGAGGAGCATGTTCCTCTCGATGTCGAACCGAATCTCGATCAGCGTCTCCTCGTTGTCGCCGACCTGCTTGAGCGCTCTCAGCGCCGCGTACCGCTGCCCCTCCCGCGTGTCGTGCACGAACCGGAAGTGCTCGGTCCCCATCACCATCACGTCCGGGTGCACGAACTCCGGGAACGTCTGCCCGATCGCGTGGTGATCCAGCTCCCAGACCGGGTGGTCCGAGTCTCCGTTCACGAACTGCACGAGCACGGCCGCTCCGACCGGCGGTGAGAAGTTGCGCCCGAACTTCTCCGCGCCGCCAGCTCCGCGCGGCCAGGCCCACGCAGTCTCCTCGATCTCTCCCGGTATGTTCACCGTGACCCGGCCGAGCACCTCGCCGTCCGGGATCGCGTTGTCCGGATCCTCCCGCTGTAGAACCGTCCCGCTGTAGAGTCCCTCGAGTTTCATCGCTAGTCCGCCGGCAGCAGGTCCGCGTGCTGAGCGCGCTCAGCCGACGTCATCTCCTGCACTCGCTGCGTCTTTCCGTTCGGGTCGACGAAGGCCCAGCCCTCCGTCGGTTGGTCGTCCTGGCCGAGGATGATCGTCGCTACCTTGTGAAGGCTGCTCTCGTCCGGTGCGCTGTCTCCTCCGTCGTCGTTCTTCTGGTTCTTCTTCTTGCTCACCGGCCGGAGCTTCTTGGTGAACAGCTTGCCGAGCGCGTCCTTCATGCACTCGAGTTCGATCGTGTAGTTCCCGGCCGCGATCTTGGTGACCGCGTGCGGCACGTACCACAACCCGGAGAACGTCTCGGTCGGGAGGTTGAATCCGAGGAGCTGCTTCGCGCCGACCTCCGGGTTGCCGCGGATGGTGACGGTCATCTTGTACCGCCCCTGCGCGGTGGTCCGGTAGAGCGCCTCGGCCTGTGCTTCGACCTCGGCCTGCGTGGCGTACCCGGCGTTGATCTCGGTGGTCCTGGTGACCCTGGCCTGGCGACGCCCCTCGAGCGAGTCAGGGTCTCCGATCTCCTCGTCGTTGCCGAGGCTGGCCAGGTAGTCGCCGAGCGTCTCGACGCCGCTGGCGACACCGTACTCGGCCTCGACCAGTTCGTGCGTGAGCGGGTCGCGCGCGCGGACGCTGACCTTGGCGATGTCGGCCGCCAGGTTCGCGGTGATCTGCGGCATCGACAGGATCTCCCCGTTGTCCTGTGCGGTGCCGCGCCAGGTGTACCAGCGCGTCGGCTCCTGCTCCATGTTCCGCGGGTGAAAATGCAGGCCGTCGGCACCGACGAAGAACACGAAACCGTTTCGGTGCGCCAGCATCCGGAGCATCCGCGCGTCGCTGCCGCGCTGCGTGATGCTCCGCCGGACGGCCTTGGTGTCGACGATGTCCTGTAGGAAGCTCGTGTATCCGTTCTCCTCGGCGATCTCCCGCGCGACGTCGGAGTCCGTGCAGTTGTACCAGATGCGCTTCTTCGGTGCCTTGTCGAGCAGCACAGCCTCGTCGAGAAGAACCACCTTGAGCGGGTCGGTCCCCTCGGTTTTCTTGACGACCATCCGGCGAGGCTTTCCCATGAACTGTCGCCTGCCCCAGGTGACGAGGAGCTTCTGCCCGCGGGCGAACGCCGGCTCGTCGTGTAGCAGCATGTCGGAGTTCCGGAGGAACAGCGTCGCCTTGTCGACCTTCACGTCGCGGTCGTCGAACTCGAACGACAGCAGCCGGCCGTCCGGGTTGGAGTCGTCACGCAGCAACAGCTCGAGCGGGCCGTCTCCCTCGTCCGACTGGTAGGTGTCGATCCAGACACCGATGCCACCGAGAGACATTACGAGAACCGCCTCCGGTCCGGGCTGTAAATCTTGTTCAGCAGCGTTCGCCGCGACGGGACGTACAGGTACGAGCCCGGCGTCGGCGGAATGAACGGATCCAGGATCGGCACCGGCTGGAAGTCGCGGATCACATGTCCGAGCAGCGAGGAGACCTCCACCTCGACGCCGTTCTTGTCGCGGAGCTTGAGCGGGCGAAAGTAGTGGTACGCCAGACCGTGCCAGGTGTCGCCCTCGGCGACGAGGTGAGGCACGTTGTCCGCCAGGTCGACGTACCCGAACGGCTCGCGCTCGGTCATGAAGCGCCGGCCGTCGCTGTCGGCGGTCTCGACACAGAACCGATACGGGCTGTACTTGTTGAGCGTTGCCATCCTAATACCGATTGTACCCTGCCTCGAGCAGGCTCTGCGTCGTGTACCTGTACTGCGGCTTCTCGATGAACGTCACCCGTGCGCGGTACGTCATGATCCGCCGGTCGCGTTCGGCCCGCCGCGGGATCTCCCAATCGAGCGACTCCATCACGCAGTAGACCGCGAGCACTCCCGGCACATCGAGGAACAGCAGCGGAGTCTCACCAGTGACGCTGCCGTCAGGCAACTCTCCCGGCACCGTGCACGATTTCAGGAACGCGCGGTGCTTGTCTATCTTGTCCGCCGCGTCGTCCATCGACTGACGCTGCGCGCCGGCGAACGCGAGCAGCAACCTCTCCCAGCGGAACTCGGCGGAGAACCGCTCGTTGCTTGTGTGTTGAAAGTCGAGGTACGCGTGAGCCCCGCCGATCGGTGCTACCTCGTTGTAGTTGACCTTCACGTTGCCGCGCCACACCTCCGGCTCGAACGGGAAAATGATCCCCTGCATCGTCTCCATGTTGGCGAGACTGGAACGCGTTGATGACGGCTCGCTCATTGGCTACCCTCCGGGATCGACATCGGCATCGTCGGGACGTTGAAATCTTCTTCTTCGTTCTCGTCGGAGACCGCGACCATCTGCCGCGCCAGCTCTCGCCGGTCGAGCTGCAGCGCGACCTCGATCTTCTGCTTGTCCTTCCGCTTCCGCAGCTCGGACAGCATCTGCTGCATGAACTCGTGATTCTCCCGGACGAAGCGCTCCTGGTCCTTAATCCGCTTCGGGTTCGCCCCTCCCGCCGCGGTCATCACCACCTCCCGCTGGAACGCCTGCTCGACCATCTTGCGGTGCTTGGCCTTCCCCTCGATCCCCTGGAAAACCGGCGCTCCCAGCTGTTGCGCCTCGTTGAGGTCGTTGAGCTGCTTCTGCAGCCGGGCCCGCGCGTCGTTGCCGAATTGCAAATTGACCCGGGCCAGCATCTCCCGCTGGGTCAGTTCGCCGAGGTCTTTCCCGAACGTACCGAACACCGTCCGCGCATCCATCAACCGATCGACCGACTCGATGATCTTGACGAGCAGCGAGAACGTTTTCTCGAGCACGGTGAACAGGCCCTTCACACCCTCGATCACATCCGGGATCGTCACGTCCGCGGCCGACATCGCGGTCATTAGCTGGTCGCCGAACTTGATCGTGTTGTCGACGAGCATGATCAGCGCCTGCGAGAACCGAGACAGCATGTCCCCAAACGACCGGCCGCGCCCGGCCCACTCCTCCGTGGCCGCGGTGCCCTGCTTCGCGCCGTCGAACCAGACGCCGAACACCTCGCCGACGGTTTGCTTCAAGCGGTCGAGCGGCCCGGCCAGGCGCTCGAGGCCGGCGTCGAACCCGGCGACGATCCCCTTGAAGAACGCCTTCGCGTTCCCGATCCAGCGCATGATCGTCACCATGATCGACTTGAACCCCTTGTTCTCGACCTTGTTCAGCTCCCCCATCACCGCCTCGGAGAACCCCCCGGTGGTGATGACGTCGATCACTCCCTGCCAGCCGAGCTTCACCTTCGACCAGAGGTCGCCCCAGCTCGAGCCGACGCCGCCGATGTTCTTCTTCATCGCTCGCGCGACGCCGTAGACACCGATCCCGATCGCGCCGAACAGCAGCGCAAGCGGACCGGCGAACAGGAGTATCCGTCCGAGCGATGAGATGATCGCCCCTAACGAGATCCCGAGTAGCGACATCACGCCCTTCATCACGATAAAGGCGCCGGTCACCTTGAGCAACACACCGCCGAAAGTGATGAACGCAGAGATCGCCGCCTTCACCGGAGCGGGCAACCCTGAGAATATCTCGAGCAGGCTGTTGAACACGCCGAGAAACGCCTTGATCGCGCCCTTCTGGAACATCGCCAGACCCTTGCCCAACTCCTGCATGAACGTATCGAACGAGCCGTTGACCAGCTCGAGCTGGCCGTGCAACGTGTCGAGCTTGAGGTCGTTGAGCGACTCGGCAAACCCCTTCACGTTTTTCGGGTCGAGGTTCTTCTGCCAGTAGTCCCAGGCCGCCTGCCCCTTGAGCACCTCTCCGGTCGTCGTCGTGATCCCCTTCTCGAGCTGGGCCATGATAGCGAGGATGCCCTTCTTCGCCCTGGCCCCGAACGCCTCGCCGATCAGCGCGCCGCGCTGCGACTCGGTGAGATCCATCATTCCAGACGACAGCTCGACGAGCACGTTCCCGAAGTCGCGATACTTCCCGGTTGCCTCGTCGACGATGTCGACGCCGAGATTCTTTTTCATCAACCCCTGGACCCGCGGGTCGCTGAGCCGCTGGGTCAGGATCTGGAACGCCGAGCCGGCCATCTGCGCGCTCGGAATGATGTTCTTGATCAGGCCGAGTGCGGTCATCGACTCGCCGACGCCGAGCCCCATCGCGATCGCGCCGGCGGAGGCGTTCTGCAACGCGAGAGCCAGTTCGTCGATCGCCAGGCCGGACATCGTCGTCGTTTTGACCAGCTGATCGATCGTGATCTCGGTGTCCTCGGCGTCGAGCTGAAACGCCTTGAGCGTCTGTGCGGTGAGCTTCGCGGCCTCGGCGAGCGGCACCTTCCCGCCGGACGCGCCGGCGAGGTAAAGCACCGACCGGATCGACTTGAGCTGCTGTGCCGCGGTGAACCCCTGCTGAGCTAGCGCGGTCAGACCTTCGACCGCCTGCGTCGGCGTGAACTGCGTCTCGATGCCGAGCTGCCGAGCCTGTGCGGTGAGTGCCTCCATCTGGGATGTAGTCGCCTGCGATACGCCCTTCAACTCGGCGAGCGCGTACTCGAGTTCGCGCGCTCCTCCGACGGCCGACCCCATGAAGTTGAGCAACCCGCCGCCGGCGGCCATGAACCCGCCGCCGATCGCCATCGTCTTAAACGCGTTGCCCGCGGTGGCCTGTAGACCCTTGAACGCGGTGGACGTGCGGTTGATTGCGGCCGAGGCGTTGTCCCGGCCGAGGATCTCGTACACGGTCTTGACGGTCCGGGTCGCCACTAGCTCGCCCCCTTCCCGTCGAACGCGTCACGAACCGCGGCGGCCTCTCGCCGCTGCTCCTTGGCGAGCAGCCGTACCCAATCGAGCGCCTCGTCGATTCGCATCGACTCCGTTTCGGCCAGGCTGAGACCTAGACCTCCGATGTTAGGGGAGCGGTACATGAGCTTGGTTTGGAGCCGCATCAAATCCTTCCTGCTCCAACCCCCGAGTAACGGCGGACAATCTTTGACCCACGCCAGCCGCTCTCGGACTCCCGCCGTGTCGACCGGAAGAATCAGTCCGTAGATTGGCCGCGCCTCACCTCCGCCAATTTCTTCTCCCTCCGGGACCGCGCCAGTGATTGCGGAACCCAGAAATCCGCACCGAAAGGGAGTTCGGTCTCGTAACGCTTCATGCACTTCGGACAGTAGACCTCGATGGTCGTCTCGATGCCGCAGTCGGCCTCCGCCATCGCCAGCGACAGCTTCTGCTGTAGGAGTCCGAGGCTGTCGATCCAGCGCCTGATCATGTCCTTCTCGACGCCCTCGACCTCGATGATCCGCAGCACCATCGACAGCTCGTCGACGTCCGGGAGTGCCTTCCCCTTCGACATCTTCTCGAGGAGCAGCGAGTGCTTCGCCATCAACGGCAAGAACTTCACCAGCTTCCCGTCGATCGTGTACTCGCTCGGCTCTCCGTTCTGGAACCGCTCGGCCGCGTCGGGCGCCAGGTCGTACACGAGCACATCTCCGTCGGGCTCCGGCCGCAGGTCGACATCCCAGATGAACGACTCCGGGCAGTGCTTGCACTGCAACTGCATCGGGTACTCGTGCCCCTTTGGACGGTAGGCCGCGATTCGCATGTTGACCATCCCAGCGATACGGTCCCCCTCGAGCGTCTGAGACCAGTCCACAGCGCCGTTCTTCTCGATGCCGTCCGGGTATGGCCCCGGGTCGACAAGACGCACTGTCGCGTCCGTGAGCGCCTTCTCGATGCCCTCGTGCTGGCTGGCGACCATCGCCTGCAGAGTAGACTTCATCTCGGCGATCGACCTGGCTCTCAGCTCGGCCACCATTCCCGACGGAAATTTAAAGGTTTGGTTACCCATGACGTGCCCTCCTTACGTCAGTTGTGGGTGTCTGGTTGGTCACACCGTTTGCGGTATCACCCTCCGAGGCCGCAGGATGAACGACTCCTTGCGGACGGCGTCTCCTTCGGCGTCGAACGTCCCGGCGTTGTACCCGCCGCAGTAGCAGCGCTCGAGCTTCCACTTCTTGAGCACCGTCGACTTGTCCCGGTCGACCTGTTGCAGCGTCGCGGTGAAGTACAGATCCTCACCGATCGCTCCGCCGCCGTTGATCAGGTCGATGGTCTTGTAGAACATATCCTCGATCGAAGTGTCGGTGAACGCCGGCCCCTCGACGGTGACGTCGACCGGCTGGTACTCTCCCGGCTGCCGGTTCGGAAATGTCTCCGCGCCCTGGCGAATGACGACATCCGGTACCTGCTGGTCGAGCCCGTCGACGCTGCTGAAACGCGCGCGCTCGACGCCACCGATCAGCAGCAGGAAGTTCTGCTGCATATGGAAGTTGCGAGGCTTTCCCATCGAATCCTCCCTTTACTAGGCCGCCGCGACGGTGCGCGTGACGATGATCTCTGCGTACTCCGCGTCGTCGCTGAACCCGAGACCGAGCTTCCCGCGGACCAGCATCTGCGCCTTGATGGCCGGCTTGTTGAGCGCGTCGGACACCTCGAAGAACGTGAGTCGATCCGGGTCGAACGCTTCCTCCGGGAGCGTCGACAGGAAGTCGGTCCCCTGGTCCTCCCAATCTCCGCGCGCCTTTTCGGTGTTCTTCTTGTGGCGGATCCAGGTGCTCGAGTTCTTGAGGCTCTGCACGATGTAGATCACGCCGCGAGCGTGCCACTGACGCGGCCAGTCGCCGTCGTTCTTGAGGTTGCGACCGCCGTCCCAATGCCAGTTATAGCCCTCGATCTTCATCACCGGCTCGATGTTCACGTCCATGATGAGATCGCGCTTGCCCGGGTCGAGGATCTCGTCGGACTCGACTCCCAGGCAGCCGACGATGATCCCTTCCTCGACGCCGGCGGTCGACGTGAACACTCCGTCCGGATGGTGGTGATCGTTCCGGGCGAACGCTCCCATCTTCGACAAGGAGCTTTCGACATAGATCGTGTCGCCGCTCCCGAAGATCGTGGTGCTCGGGTTGGCGATGGCGATCCGCGGCCACGCGCAGCACCCGAACTCGGTCGTCCCCTCGAGGTTCGCCTTCGCGAACGTTTCCATCGCGGTCGCGCTGGCGACGTCGGCGAGCTTCGGCGTCGGATGGACGGCGTACACGGCCTTATCCCGGTGCAAAACGTAGCTGTTGAGCGCCGAGTGCACGGTCGCCGAGGAGCGCCCCGGGATCCCAACGAGCCGGATGTCGAGGTCGGAGTCGAAGGCGTACAGGCCGGTGAGCCCGGCTTCCTGGCCGATGAAGTCGGCGTCGACCAGGCCGGACAGCCCGTCGTCGCCGCTGGTCATCGGGCCGAACGTCCCGGTGTCCGGCTTGGCGTCGGCCGCCGCGTACCCGAGCAGCTGGTCCGTCACGGCAATCAGGTTGCTCCCGGTGGTCGTGTTGTTGATGATCGCCTCGACGTATCTGGCGTGTGTCGTCGTCATGATCAGGTTTTCCCAGGATTCCTGCGCGACGCCGCCCTTGTACACGTACAGGTTGAAGAAGTCGGAGTCACCGTTGCTCGCCGCGGTGATCATGATCGACAGGCTGTTCGCGTACGCGCCCTCGGTCTTGCCCTCGACCTCGAGCGTGTCCTCCGGCGAGTCGTCGGTGCCGGAGACCGGCCCGGTCGCCAGCCCGATCTTCGTCCGGGCCGAACCGCCGATGGTCAACGACCTGCTCGAGCCGGTGGTCGCGGTGGCAATCGTGATCGTGTCGTCGGCGTTGACGGTGACCGCGATGTTCGGCGTGCAGTCCGCCTCGATCACGGTTTTCAGCTCGGCGCCGGTGACCGCGGTGATGTCGGACACGTCGCCGGTCCCCTGGACCTCGGACGTCGGGAACAGCAGGATCGCGTTCAGCGTGCCGCCGGTGATCTCGACGTAGCTTCCCGTCCCGGATCGGTCCGACTCGATTCGGACCTGGCCGCCGTTGACGTACGTCTTGCTCCCGGAGAGCTGGCCGTTGATCAGCGCCGCGATGTCGTCCGCGGTGGTCTCGCCGCCGGCCGCGGTCACGGTCTGAACGGTGCCGCGGTCGATCTTGACGGTCAGGGTCTCGCCGCCGGAGAGCGCGCCGATCGGATACGACACCGCATCTTCTTCTTCGGCCGGCGCCGCGTCGATCGTCACCGTGACGAGCCCGCCGATGTCGTCGGTGATGTCGAGGTCGTCGCCCGGCACCAGCTCGAAGTTCTGCGTCCCCGTGCTGGTGATCGACGCCGCGGTCGCCGCGGTGCCGGCGTTCTGCAGCATCACCGAACCCTTGACCGCCGTGTAGCTGTCCGGGTCGGTGAGATCGGTGTAGTGACAGATCCGCTGGATGACGAGCTGCGTCCCGCCGTTGTCGAAGAACTGCTTGATGTTCTGCGGGATCTCCGCGGCGGAGTTCGAGAGCAGGCCGCCGTACACCTCGGAGTACTCCTCCGGCGACGTGATGGTCTGCTTGGTCCACGGCCCGCGCTCGGTGATGCCGGTGACCGCGGCCTTCGCCGTCGGCACCGTGTTGACGTTGCGCTGCCCCTGAACGTACTTGACATCGATTCTTGATCGGCCGGTAGGCATCGGGGAAACCTCCCTGTTTTGTCTGTTGGCGGTCGCCCCCGAACGCCGTGGTTCAAATCTACCATTCAGATCCAGACGCGGTCAAGCGCCGAATCACTCGGATTTTTCCTCTATGATCTCCGTACTGTCGACCTTCGCGCTCACGTCGACCAGCGTCCCGCCGCGCTCGATCATGTCTACGCTCTCGATCACAGCCTGCATTCTGAACGTCTTGAGCCCCTCGAGCGTCGGCCCCATTTCGTACGTCGGCATCCCCCCGGCCGGGACTCGGAGCGGGTGTTCGTGCTCCGTGTTCTCCGTGTCGCTCGCGTCCGCGGTGATGGTGACCAGCGTGAAGTCGCGGAAGAAGTTGACCATCGCCATCGCCAGCCCAAATATCTCGTTGAGGTGCTTGGCGTTCGACCAGACGTCGATCGACATGAACTCGAGGTCGACCGTGGTCGGCCGCTCGTACACGTCGACGAGGTCGGAGTCGCCGGCGTTCCAGACCGGGTCGTGCCCGATCTGCCTGGCGAGGTCGTTCTCCGGCGTGTCAATCCCGTTGATGTGGATCAGCGGTAGCGTCGCTTCCTTGACCCGGTCCGGGATCCCCTCGGAGTAATCGTAGTACTCGCGCTCGGTGGTGAAGTGTACGTTCGGGTGGACGTGCTGTCGAAGCAGCTCGACGAACCGCTCGAGCACGAGCTGGACGACGTTCTTCCCGACGAAGCTCGGCCTGTCGACGGAGTACCCGGCCGCCTCGGTGACGTTCTCGCCGGCGATCTCGTTCCCGTCGTCGTCGAGGTTGGCGAGCCGGACGTTGAGCGCGACCGGGAAGCTCGACTTGTACGAGCCGTCCCAGGCCGGAACGCGAGCGATCACCTCGGTCGTCGTGATGACGTGCGCGTATGGCGACTCGACCCCGCCGAACTGAACGCTGACCGTGCTCACCATCCCGAGATCAGACGTCGGCCCACTTGGCGGATCGGGTGGTTCGCGGAACCCGGTCCCGGTGATCGTGACCATGTTCCCGCCGCGCGTCAGGCCGGAGGCCGGGTCGATGCTGGTGATCGTCGGTACAGTCATCTCAACCCACCATCCTTTCGGCCGACATCATGACGACCAGCCGATCGTGGAACCGCTTCTGCGAGTCCTTGATCCACTCGTTCCAGGCCGGGCGGAGAAACGGCCGCGCCGGTACCTTCCGCCGGATCCGCGTTCCCACTTTCCAAGGAGCGCCGAGGATCCCCTGCGACATCAGGAACAGCGAGAACCGGTGCATCCGCGGAGTGACCGTCACGCTGTACCAGCGTGTCCCTTCTTCATGCACCAGCGCCAGGTTGACCAGATCGCGCCCGTCGCGCGTCCGCGCTCCCCGGTGGACTCCGACCGTCCAGCTCAGCTCTCCCTGCTTCTGCGCCGTAATCGATTTGAGCAGGTCCGAGCGCGCGATCAGCGCCTTCCTCCCACGCATCCCGCGCAGCCGCCGGAGCTTGATCGTCATGTCGGCCAGCGGGAGAATTGGCCGCCCTCCCGGCGCCTGGTCTCGGATGCCGCGGACCATGATCTTTCGAAGAAGGTGCGCTTCCTGGCCGACGGTGTAGGACATCGCGCGACGGATCCTCGCCGGCTGGCTTCGCATGTCGGCCAGCATCTGCGACTCCCCGTGCTTGAGCACCCTGATCACGGTCCGACCATCCGATCCTTCCGGCAGTGGAGCGTCACCAGATTGAACCGTGACGTCCCGGTGAACGACAGGCCGAACCCGCCGCGCTCGACTTCGTAGACCCACATTCCCGGAGGATTTGGAAATGCTTCCTCCGTGTCGTCGTCCAGGTTCTCGATCCGGACGACCCGGTCGCCGAGCTGGATCGCCGGCCGCCCGTTCGCGTCGATCAGCCCAATCTCCTCGAGGTCCGGCCGGTAGAGCCCGATCATCACGTCGGCGCGCTCCTCGCTGCCGCCCGGCCCGGCGAACTGCGACCCCCAATCGCGAGGCCGGCGGAGCTGGCACGGAAGCGTCACTTCCTCGCCCTCTCGCCGCGGCGACTGCCCGGACTGCGAACCGTCGTCTATCGGCACGTAACCGCCAGCCAGGTCGTTGTATCCGCCCCCCGCTACCTCGACCACGGGAAAGCCGAGAACGGCGTTTGCCGTGCCCCCTGTGACCTCCACGATCGATCCGTCGCCCTCGGTGTCGGAGCCGATGACGACCCGGCTCTCGGCGTCTGGGTACGACTCCCCGCCGGACAGCGCCGCGTCGATCTGCGCGGCCACCTCGGCCGCGGTCCCCGCGCTCGAGTCGGCGAAGTACGCCTCGAGAATGTCGATGTTCTGGGTCGCCCCGCCGTCGACCTTCACGTCGAGCACCGTGTCGCCGGCGGAAAAGTCGAACGGCCCGGCGTTCGAGGTGGCGATCGAGCTGGCCGCCGTCCTGGTCGTGTCGAGCAGCCGGAGAACGACGTTGAAACGGAAGATCAGGCCGGACCCTCTCATCGCTACACAGCCCCCCAGCTCGGCTGCGCGACGTACGCGTCGAGCAGGTTCTGGATCGTCTCGTCACCGATGGCCCCGCCGGAGGCGTTGGCCCCGGTCGGGTCGGCAAACTGGACTTCCTGATCCCAGGTCTTGCGCTTGATGATCCTGTTCTGCAGCTCGATGGCCTCGGACTCGTCGGAGGCGTACGGGAACATGTACCGGATCGTCAGCAGTAGCGACGCCAGCTTCACCAGCTCCGGTGCTTCTCCGTAGTCGAGCGGAACCTGGCTCCCGTCATCGGTCTCTCCGACCGGGTCGTCCGGAGTCAACTCCGTGTACCCCCAGATCCCCTCGATGACGACGTTCTGCTGGCCCTTGGTGAACAGCCCCTCGGCAAACCAGCCGGTGTGTCTGCCGGTGGTCGGCTCGACGAGGTTCCACTCGAGCTTCGAGTTCGCCCGGTCGTCCGGGTTGAGCAGGCCCTGCGTCAGGTGCCGGTTGTAGACCTTGAAGCTGTCGACGTCGATGTCGGTGTCGTCGATGCTGACCGAGGTCAGCGCGATCAGCGGGTTCTCGAACCGGAGCCTCCGCTTGCCGTTTCCGTCGAGCTTGAACGTCCGGACCCGCGGCTCGAACCAGCGCCGCGTGAAGCGCTCGATGAACGCTCGCGCCCTGGCGATACCGTTGGCGACCGCGGTGTCCGAGACGAGCGTCTCGCTGTATCCCTCGTCGCGCACATCCTGGATCGTCGTGTACCCGGAGAGGTCTCCCTGTACCGGGTTCGAGAGGTCGGAGAACGCCAGCGTCGTCGAGTTGTAGTACCGCGTAGCGTACCAGTACGACGAGTCCCCGGTGTCGTCGTCGAACAGGTAGTCGGTGACGCCGGCGACGAGGTCGACCCGCGTCCCGGCGTCGGTGATCTCCGTGTACACGCCGTCGTACGTGGTCGTCGATCGCCAGACCTGGACCTGATCGAACAGCGTCATCACGTTGTCGAGGTACGGGACGGACCAGCGAACCTTGATTACGGACATCGTATCTACTCCTCGTCGACCGACGTGACCACCGGACGCAGCACCGGCGCCGAGCTGGCGTCAGGCCGGAGGTCGGTCGCCCCGGTCATCTCCGGCCGCAGGTTCTGCTCCGGCGGTGACGGTGGCGTGACCGCTCCCATCGTCGGCCGCATCTCGACCGCTGCCGAGGCGTCCGGCCGCATCTCGACCGCCGCGTGCACGATCGGTGCTACTCCCGCCTCCGGGACTCCGCCGCCGGTCCCGGTCCCGATCTGCCCGATCAACCAGATGTCAGCCGCTACCAGCATCACCCCGCCTTGCTGAATCCCTTGTTACGATACCACGTATCAGTTCCCCGTGTCGCCGTGACGCGGAGCACGTACGCCGTCCGCGCCTCGAGCAGCGACGCGTCCCCGGTCCACTTCCAGACGCCCAGCTCGGCCGCACCGCCGCCGCTCCCAGCTTCGAGGTCGATCACCTCGGCCCCGTCCAGGTCGTGCACCTTCGCGGTGACGCTGTCGATGTCCGTCGCCGGCGTGTCGGCTTCCTCGATCCACGCGCCAGCGATGATCTCCGTCGTCGTCTCGACGAGTGAGATGTGCATCGGCCGCACCGCTGACGCGTCCTCCCAGACCGCACCAGGCAGCGTGCGATTGATGAGCGTGATCCCCCCGGCCGGCTCGTTGAAGATGCCGATCCCGGCGACCAGTGCGAGCCCCGCGGTGCAGCTGTCGAGCAGCGTCAACAAGTAGTACCCTGTCAACGCGAACTGGCTGCCGGCGTCGGTGATGTTCCCGACGGTGATCAGGCCGGAGAAATTCGAGAACCCGAGCGACCCGTCGCCGATAAAGAAGTGATCGATCCAGGTGTTCTGGCTGTTCTTGGCGGTCCCCGTATGGTTGAACCGAATACCAAAGCTCGTACAGACGGACATGTCCGTCGGCTTGGTGCCGCTCGTCGGTGACTGCGAGACGTCGACGACGAGGTTCCACCATCCGCCCGGGTAAGTGTCGGAGCCTCCGATGGTCCAGTACGCGGTGTTGCTGCCGTCGGTGCAATAGAACTGGATGCCGTCGCTGGCCTCCGAGAGCAGCTCCTTGAGCGCCGTCGTCATCATCCAGAACCTGACGTGACACGGCGACCCGCTCAGGTCGTAAGTCCCTGTGTCGACGTAGATGTCGTTCGCGCCGTCGCCGCGGACGGTGAACCCGACGCAGCTGGTCCCGGTGATGTAGAAGTCGGTCACGGTCGCCGGCGACTCGCCGTTCCAGGTCGTGTAGTCCGAGCAGTCGTCGAGCAGGGAGTACCCGGACACGCTTGAGGTGATGGTCATCGGGGCACCTCAAACGCGCGTACCGGCCGGTCGTCATTCCAGCGATCGACGAACCAGTACCCGCACCCTCGATGGATGATCGGCACCGACTGCGGGAAGCGTCGACACTTCGGCTCTCGTGTGTCGACTCCTCCCGTCTTGGTTGGATGGATCGCGCAGTCGGCGACGCCGTCGGTCATCGAGAAGTTAGCGCAGTCCTCTTGAGCGCAGCACCAGCCGCAGCGCTTGCACTCGCCGCGCCGCTCGAACCGCCTGTTCGGCAGCACCGGAATCGAGAACTGTGCTTGTACGTTCGGCATCCATTTCTCGCGCCGGGCCTACTTGCCGCGGTAGTAGGCCGCCGGCTCGATCTTTCCCTCGACCGACTGCTTGTAGTGCGGGCCGCAGAAACCCTCGCCCCGCGGGTACCGCCGCTTCTCGCAGCCAGGGAACGCGCACAGCCGCCCGTCCTTCTCCGCGGACGCTCCGGCCAGGCTGTCGGCCTTGGTCGGATCGTCGGCCGTGGGAGGGGCCTTCTCGTCGCTCTCAGCGACTTCCGGTTCCTTGCCCTTCATGTCCGGCCGAAGGTCGGCCGGGAGCATGTCGGACACCTTCTTGACCGGCGCCTCGACCTTCTCGTCCTGCTCGAGCGGGTTCTTGCCGGCGAGGATGTCCTCGACGTTGATCGGCTCGTTCCCGGACGGCGCGCTCGGCTGCTTCGTCGCCGGCACGAACTCCGGCTGTGCGGCCAGCGGCAGTGGACCCAGCTCGACGACCTGCGCGCGGATCGGCGGATGGCCGTCGCCGGACCTCCGTTCCATCTCCGCTTGCACGAACTCCGCCAGCTCCCGCTTGTCGTTGACCGCGAACACCTCGAACATCGTCTCGTTCGATCGTGGCTGCCTGACGGTGCGCAGGTAGTTGATCTCCTCGAGGTCCGACTCCTGCATGATGACCAGCCTCGACGGTCGGAACGGCTTCCCGACCTCGGCCTCGCCGGCCGCCCACTTCCGGCCGTTCGGGCCGGAGAAGTTACGAGCGCGACAACCCCTTGCCGGGTTGTGCTCCTTCATCCTGACTGCGTAGAACATCGTTGACTCCTGCCGCCCCGCTAGTTGCCCCCGGAGTTCCGCCCCCGAGGAAAAAAGAGGAGCGCGACACGGCGGCCACGATGGGGGGCGGAGGGAAGCCGGCTGTGCGGACCGACGACCCTGGACATCGCGGCCACCGTGACGCGCTCCTTGAGACCTACTGGTACAGGAACACCGCCTCGACCTTGTGCCCGGACAGGTCCGTCGTCCCGGCGCCGCTCTGCGCGTCCGCGCCGTCCGCCGTCTTGAGCATCCGCAGCTTCTTGGCCGTGGTGCCGCTGTTGACGCCGGTCGCGAACGTGCAGCCGTTGGTGCCGCCCGTGTACTCGATGCTCGAGTTCGGGCCGTGCGAGTCCGACCGGACGTAGACCTGCGAGTCGACGACGAACGAGCTGGCCCCGGTGAGCCCGCTGTTGATCGCCGAGGCGATCGCCGTCGCGGTCGTGGTCGCGCCGCTGATCGTCACGGTCTGCTCCGACCCGCCGTCGACCTTGAACTTGAACGTCAGGCCGTCCTGGTCGTCGCACGGATAGGTCGTGGTGTCGCTCAGGCTGCCCGGGGTCATCACGATCTCCGGCCGGTAGGTCGGCGACCCGCCGCACTTGATGCAGGCGATCAGGTTGATCCCGCTCTTGCCCAGCGCCGACGCGACGCTCGCCTCGATCCCGGTGGTGCCGTCGTCCGGGTACTCGCCGTCGCCGGCGAACTCGAGCTTGTCCGCGAACAGGGGCAGATTCGGGTTGTACCCGGTCTGCTCGCCGATGGTGATCGTTCCGATGGTCATTTGCTACCTCCCTAACGCGTCATCGCGTCGTTCTCGTTTACCGACTCTCCCCCGTCACCGCATTCCTAGCTCACCAGGAAGTCGTACCCCTTGGCGACGGCGTCCTCCTCCTCGTACATGAACCCGACGCGGTACGACCAGATGTGATAGGTCGTGCGCGCGCGCTTGTCGCGGTCCATCTCCATCCGGATCTGGCGCCAGAACCCGACGCGCGCCAGCTTCGGCGGCATCAGGATCACGTCGGTCGAGGAGCCGGCGTGCAGGTCTTTCGGCCAGCCGCCGATGCCGACGATCGGGACGCCCATCACGGCGATCGGTCGCTTGCTCGTGAGCAGCGCGTCGCCGAGCGCTCCCATGCGGGCGGCCAGCGCCTTGCGGTACTTCCGCTCGAGGGTCGGAGTCGTGAGGAAGCGCAGCTTGCTCTCGTCCTCGGCATACTCCTCCGGGACCAGCTCCATCATGGACTCGCCGTGATCGAGCGAGAACGCGGTGGTGCTGGCGTCGTGCGTGTGCGAGGTCGCCAGCGCGAGCATCCCGTCGAACGCCTTGAGGTCGACGTCGCTCGACGTGGTGTCGCCCTCGATCACGTTCTCCTGGATGTCGCGTCCGATGCGCTTGGACATCATGGTCTTGACGGTGGTCCAGAGGGACTGCCGCTCGATGTTGTCCTCCATGATCCCGTCGTTGAGATCGATCTCCGCGACGAACTCCTTGGTCGTCATGTTCACGCCGGACGGGACCAGCGACGCGCGCTGGGCCGCCGTGAGCGCGACGCCGTGTTCGGCCGCGTGCGCGACCCGGCCGGAGATGCCGAGCTTCGGCAGAATCATCTCCGGCTTCTTCATGCCGTCGACGCGCAGGAGCGAGAGCAGCTTCGAGCTGACCACGGCTTCCTGAATGAACTTGTTGGCCTTGTCGGGCTGCAGCAGGCCGTCGTCGGTGGTGAACGCCGAGAGCGCGGTGTCGGCCTTCTCGAGCAGTCTGTCGTTTTCGAGCGTCGTCATTTTCCTTCTCCTTCGTCTACTGCAAGGGATCTTCAGGGAGCGGTGGCGCCAGGTCTCCGTCGCCGACCTCTCCGGCGAACAGCTTCTCCTTCCGGGAGTCGCTGTCGACCGTTTCGTGGTCGGCCGGCGTGACGTGAACCGTCGACCCGATCCGGGTGTTCAGGTTCGCCGCCTTCTGGCGCTCCTTCTTGTAAGCCTTCGCGAGTCGCTCGTTCTCGACGCGCAAGCTGGTGACTTCGGCGTCCAGCTTCTCGATGCGCGCGAGCGCTTCGTCCAGCTTCCTCGTGCTGACCTCGTCGCCTGCCCCCTTCTCGATCCTCTCCTCGGCGGCCGGTACCGCAGGCACGACCGGTTCGACGGCGGCCGAGGTCGCGGACTTCGCCGCGGCGATGCGCGCCGCTGTCCGTGCCTTGGCGATCCGAGCTTTGAGGTCAGCACCTTTCGCTCGGGTCTGCTCTCCGTCTGTTCCGTTGTCGTCCGTGTTGGTCGGCTCGTCCTTGGCCAGCCGCGTCTTGAGATCGGCCGGCAGTAGGGAGTCGATCGCATCTTCTGGGTCGTACGAGACGTCGACCCCTGCCGCCAGCGCAGCGCCCTTATTGTACGTGCTGTGCGCCTGCTTGAACCGCGAGAGCGCGTTCTTGATCCGGCCGACGTCGGCCGCGTTGCCATCGTCGCCGAGCGGGTACGCCAGGTTGACCGGGTCGCCGTACAGCTTCTCGGTCGTCGGGTCACCCTTCGGATAGGTGAGGCTGGCGTCGTCGCGGATCTCGATGCCGTACGACTTCGCCCGGCCCTCGAGCGCGTCGCGCTTGGTCTCGTCGTCGGCGTCGGCCGCCGGCACCGCCTTCTCCGTGTCGTCGTTCTTCACGACGAGCCAGGAGTCCTGTCGGTTCGCGCCCTTCGGCACGACCGACACGAACGACGGCTTGATGTTCGAGAGCTGCGTCAGCTTCGAGTGATCCGGCTCCTGCGGCTTCGCCTTGAGTACCATCTAACCCTCCGCGGACGGCTGCTCGATCGGCTGCTCCGTCGCCGTCCCTCCGATCGAGTACGCGCCGAGCTTGCCGGACTTGATCAGCGGCCAGACCTTGCCCTTGGTGTTCCAGAGCGTCGTCACCAGCCAGGTTCCCTGGCGGACCTTCTGCTTGGTGCCGTCCGGCTTCTCGAACTCGACGTCTCCGTGCGTCACGTCCGACCCGACGACACCGATGATCTCCTCTTTCCCCAGCTTCTGCCAGGAGTGCAGGAGATCGACCGCTCCGCCGTTCAGCATCCAGACGTACGCGGCCTTCTCGACGTCGGCCTTGTTGTAAACGTCGTTCTGCGTGTCCGGTTCGAACGGTGCACCGTCCTTACCGTCGTTCGGCTCGAGCACGATGCCGATCGCGATCCCCTCGTCGCCGGCCTCCGCCTTGAACAAGAAGGTCGCCGGCTGCTCGTCGAACAGCTTCTGCACCTTTGCGATCTCGGGATCGACCTCGGTGTCCTCCGGGCCGTCGGCGTCCTGCTCGAGCTGGTCATCGCTGGCCTCGACGAACAGCATCTCGCCGTCGTCGATCGCCTTGAAGGTCAGCGCCGTTCCCAGCTCGGCGATCGGCGTGGCGAACGTGCCGACCGCGGGCTCGCCGACCTTGTCCCCGGACCACTCCTCGGCCATCACGACGAGCGTGTCGCCGGAGATGCCGCCATCGAAAAAGACGACGGTCTCGCCGTCTTTTCCGATCCCGCGGAGTAGTGTCAGGTGCTCGCTCACGACTACAGATCCTCGAGGTCGTTGGGCTCGTTGCCGGCGACCTCGACGTCGTCGAGTTCGGGAGCCAAGTCACCGTCCCAGAGACCCTCGCCGGACTCCTTCTCGAGGTCGTCGTAGGACTTCTTCTTGTCGGACGGGACCGCCTCGCCGACCTTCCAGCCGCACTTCGGGCAGACGGACTTCCCGAGCATCGGGGCGTTGCACGCCTCGCAGGTCGTCGGGACGTCGGCCTTGTCGTCGGCCTTGCCGTCCTTCTTTTTCTCGTCGTCGGCCTTGGCGTCCTTCTCCTCGTCGTCCTTGCCCTCGTCGTCGGCCTTGGTGAGCAACTCGGCGGCCTTCTCGAAGTCCGACTCCTCGAGCTTCTCGTCGGTCTCGGCGGCCTTGGCGACCAGCGCGGTGATGGCCGACTTGACGGCGGACTGGACATCCCAGGAGTTGTCGAACGCCTTGTACACGTCCTCCCTGGTCAGCGTCTTGTCGCCGGAGTCGAGGCGGGCCTTGAGCGCTGCGATCTGCGCGACGAACCCGTCGATCATCTCCTTGGCGAGCATGATCGTGATCTTCTCGGCCTTCTCGGTCTCGGCCTCGGGCTCCTCGCCGCCCTTGCTGAGCGTCTCGACGGCCTTGCGCAGCTCGGCCAGTTCGGCGCGCAGCCCGGCGATCTCCGCTGAGCTGTCCTTCTCCTTTGCCACCTCGAACGCGACGACCGCGTCCGGGTCGTCGTTGTGCTCCTGCGCCTCGAGCGAGTCGAGGTTCTTGCGCAGCAACGCGGCCCGCTTCGGGTCCGGGTTCGCGGTGATCGCGGCGGCCTCACGGTCGACGATGTCGAGCGCCTCGGAGAGCTTCATCGTCTTGACCAGGGTCTCGAACTCGCCGCCCTTTTTCGTGGCGGTCAGCTCGGACAGGGTCTTGTTGATTTCCGCGAGCTGCTTCTCCTCGTCGTCGTCGCGGTCGGCCTTTGCGAGCAGTGCCTGCTGACGCTGAACCAGTTCGTTGATGTCCATCGTTTACCTCACTTCTGCGTTCGGGCGCCAGCCGTGACGATCGGTTGGCACGAATGTCTCGCCGTCCAACTCCGCGCGAAGTGCGCGCGGCAGCATGTCCAGAATTTTTCGGAGCGGCCAGTGTAGTTCTCCGCGCAGGGTCCGTACCCATTTCTCGCAGATTTTGAACCGCTCTTTGATGACCGACTCAGCAACCGAACCCTCTCGGACCGCCCCCGTGAGTTTCGGATCGTCGTCGAATGAGTCCCTGACGACCTTGATGCAACCAAAGATAACACGCTTCTTCTGGTCGTTGTCAAGCATCAATCCGTCTGCCCAGCTCCCGTTGAATCTGGCCGGGACCATGATCCCGCTCGGCCTGGTGATGAAGTCCGTCATCGTTCGCCCCTTTTGCTAGGCCACACAATCGCGGCCGGTTCTACTTCCATTCCGATCGCACCGAGAGAAATCACCAGCGCGTTGAGCGTCCCGTCGAACCCGCGCCAGCCCCTGACGCGCTTGTCCTCGGACACAAACTCAGCGCGGAGCAGGTCGCGCCGCGCAGCGATGATCCCGCGGATTTTCTGAGCGTCCTCCCGGTGTCCCTGCTCGGCGATCACTCGGCCGACACCTTGCCTCCGGCCGCCCTTGAAGTGCATCGTCGCGACGCGCTTCTTCGTCCGCACCAGACGGATCGGGATCTTCATCTTCACCGGAACGCCCCCTTCGCCGCGGCGGCGACGATCCCGACGTGTTCCGGGTTGACATCCCAGAGCATCGCCAGCGTCGCCTCCCGGCCCGGCTCGAGCGCGGCCTGGACGACGGCCTCGAGCTGGCGTGGCTCCCCGCCGCAGGAGATGTCGCCCCAGCGACCGAGGAGCAGTTCGACACCGTTGTCGACGAACGGATCCCCGTCGAACGCGAACATCCGTTGCGCCGCCGCGAGCGCCTCGTCCGTCATGCCGCGGGCCTTCTCCCTCTCCGGTGTCGGTGGCTTCTCCTTGCCCTTGAACCCGTCGCGGATGATCTCTCCCTTGCGCTTGATCGTGAGCGCCTGTCCCCCGTTCTTGTCGACCGCCTGTGACAGCCGCTCGTTGATCCGCTTGGCCTCGTCTTGCATCCGCCGGATCGCCTGTCGCCGGATGGACACGTTCTCAATGAGACCGTACTGTTCGAACGGATCGTCGACGTCCGGCGGTAGCTCTCCGGTCATCGTCGGGAAGTCCGGTGTCGGCTCCGGAACGAGCAGCGCCGGTCGTTGGATCTGCTCAGGAGTGAACGCGCGAGACGCGACCGCCGGCGCCGCGAACATCGCCGCCGGCAGCCCGGCCACCGTCGTCGGCCGCGGCGGAAGCTGGGGTGTCTTGGCCGACGGTATTGCACCGGCCAGCGACCTTGCCTGGTATCCGGCCGGGACTCGAAAAATCTGTTCCACCGGAACAGTGATTGTCCTTCACAAGTGGTGATACGGAGGAGCACCGATCAACGCGTTCGGGAGCTGGTTCCCCATCATGCGAGCGTTGAACGTCCCGCGAGCGTCGGTCATCGATGACGGCGGGCTCGAGATGCCAACACCAGAGCGGACGATGTCGGCGAGCCTGGTCCCGTTGGCCGTTGCGATGTACCGCTGCCCTGTCTCCTGGTCGCGCCGCTGGACCATGAACGGGTTGACCCGCTTGATGTCCTCCGGCTTCTGCACCGCGGCGCCCTTCTCGAGCAGGTCGAAGCAGTTGTCGACGGAGATGATCTGTCCGTCGATGAACCGACAGAACACCGTCGTCGCTTCATCTAGCACGGCCTGCAGCTCGAGGTACTCGATCCCCGCGTCGCGGTAGCTCAGCACCTCGCCCCAGGATCGCGCGCGGTTGACCGCGACAGACGCGACGACCCTGGCGTAATTGTTGCCGTACCGGTTCCAGAGATCCGGGAGCGCCAGCTTCAAGTCGCGCCCGATCTGCCCGCGGCCGAGCCCCTGTGCGAGACCGGACTGCACAATCTCCCGGCCGCGGGCCGTGATCCTGTCGGAGCGGAGACCCATCTGCCCGCGGAGGAACCATCCCTGCTGGGTTGCGATCTGCTGGATCGCGCGCCGGTCCGGCATCGAGAACGTCGGTCCGACCCGCGGGAGGAACGTCTGCCGGATGTAGTCGCGCGTTCCCGTCGCCGTCCGCCACAGCTCGACGGTCGTCCGCTTGATCCAGGGAGCGATCAGCGGTTCGAACTGCGCCTTCCGAATCACGCGGTCGGCCTTGACGAACGCCTGGTCGATCTGCTCGCCGGTCGCGTTGCCCCAATCGATGTCGAGCTGGGCCAGGAACTTCTTGAGCAGCGGTTTTGACCAGCGCGCGTCGAGCTTCGACAGATTCCCCGCGAGAGACTGCGCAGCCGCTTCCAGAACCGACGGAGCGGCCGCCCCCTTGGCGAGTATCACGCCAGCCGAGGAGACCGGGAGAGCGGCTCCTGGCGCTTCTGACGGTTCGTACTTGTCCAGCTGCTCGAGTCGCCTGTATAGGAGCTGGTCACCGTGCCCGGCCGCGATCGCCTCGTACAGCGTCACCGGACCGGAGTCGAGCATCGAGAGCGCGACCATCCGAGCCCGGTCGACGCGCTGGGCCTCGAGCCGGATCCTCGTGTCCCCCTGCTCGAGTGCGAACCCGAACGCCGCGCGCGGGTACCGCGGATCGACCTCGGCCACAGCCCAGGCCGTGCGCAGATCGTCGCCGGCCGCGCACTTCGGCCAAAGGGTTGCGAACCCCTCGGCCGGCACAGAGTATGTGTGTTCGTGGGAGTGCATCACCCGATCGTGACCCTGACGAACACCGTCCCGACGGTGTTCGAGGTGGTCGACGTCGTCGCGGTGCTCGCCATCGGGTACCACATTGGGCCGCGGTAGATGTTCACCGGCCACGGCATCGGCCGCGGCATCGGCCGCGGTTGTCCGAGCACCTCGGCCCGCGTGAGCTGGTGCTTGGTGATCAGCCGCTGGGCCTCGGTCCGCGCGGAGGTCCGCTCGTTCTCCTCCGGGTTACGAGCTGGGTCTGCGAGGCGGAGCAGAGATCGGACTCGCTCGATCAGCTTCTGTCGTTCCCTAATCATGCTCGAGCAGTTCCACGGAGAACCCGGCGAGCCGGCCGTCCTCGAACGACTTGTACCGGTGGCTGAACAGGTCGTCGAACGACCAGCTCCTCCCGCACGCCGCGCAGTGGTAGTCGTCACCGTCGAGGTCGAGCACCTCGTCGCAGTACGGGCAGTCGGCCTGCATCGCCAGGAAGCTCGGCGCGTTACTCATCGCCGATCTGCGACTTCCTCGCCAGCCGGCGCTCGGCGTAACGGTTGATGAACTTCATGAACCACGGCGACGCCCAGCTCCCGACGGTTGCGAAGCAGAGCCCGGCCCCCCAATGCCAGAACAACCAGCCGCCGAGCATCCCGAACGCCGGAGCTGAGCCGTACACGAACACCTCGAGCAGGAGCGCGGCCCGCGTCTTGATCCAGCCGGCAGTACGCCAGCGACGGATCACGGCGAGCATCCCGTACGTAAGCAGCGCGGCCATCGCCACGAACAGCCCGGCGAGCATCTGCCAGCTCAGGTCGTTTGGGACGACGGAGTGCCACTGTACCGGGTCGACCCCCGGTGGTACCTGCGCGGGTATCGTCATCGCATCACCTCCGGCTTGACAGCCTCCGCCAAACCACCTTGACCGCGTGAGCTGCGCGCTCGAGTTCGGTCATCTGCGATCGCGCCCGACGGTCGACCTTGACTCCGAGGCGGAACAGGCTGTGCAGGTTCCACAACTCGACGCGGACGCGCGCCATCGAGTCGAGCACGTCGTCGCGCTTGCTCCGCCATCGGATCCAGCGGAACAGCTGCACCGCGCCGACGATGATCAGCGCGGCTGCAAAGCCAAAGAAGAACGCCGCGGCCGGTGGCATCGCTACTGCAGGAACGACGGGCAGCGCGCGGTTTTCTTCGGCCCGATCCACATCCGGCGCCCGTGGTACTGCTTGAGCCGGAGTCCCATACCGGGAACGAAGATCGCCGGGAACTTCTCGTTCTTCTGCTTGAACTCACCGGACGCCGCGCGCTTCACCAGCTCCTCGCTGATCTGCCAGCCGTCCTCGGTGCGGACCGCCGGCAGCCGCCCCTCGGCGAACAGCTCGAGCATCGTGTTCTCCTGGAACCCGAGCAGGTTCCCAGCTTCCTCGGCGGTGAGCGCCGCCTTGACGATCGGCTTCGGCTTCGGCGCCGCCTTCTTCGGCTCCGGCTTCGGCTTCGGCTTCGCCGCCTCTCGCTTCTCGGTGTCGGCCTTCTCCGCCGCCGCCTTCTCGTCGGCCTTGGCGATCTGCTCGTCGGTGGTCTGGTTGATGGCCTTCTTCGGCATCCTATCCTCCCTTTACGTTCAGCACGGGCGCTGCAAAGACACCCTTTGCCTGTCTGAGTTCTGGCGGTAGCTCCACCTGCATCCGCGGATCCGGCCAGTCCTGTTGCACCGTCCCCGATCGGATCCGGAACGTGCGCGCGCACCGCGTCCGACAGGTGCAGGTTATCTTGTCGCGCATCGTCGGCTTCTCGTTCGGTCCCTGCGCAACGTTGACGAACCGAATCCACACCCCGCAGTACGGACACAACATGATGAACGAGCCCGACGGGTTGCCGCTCTCGTCGAGGTGTCGCAGGATCTCACCAGGCCGCGGGCTGATCTTCCGGAGTCTGCCCGGCCTCGGCAGCAGCACGAACGGGCCCTCGATGATCGGCTCAGCTGTCGGCCGCTTCTTCATCGATCACCACGTCGCCGACATCCTCGGCCGGAGACCCCGGCTTGACGTCGTCGAGTCCGACGGACTTGTACCCAGCGAGCTTGAACCCGTAGTCGCGCAGCTTCGCCTCGAGCGCGGCATACTTCGCCTTCATCTCCTCCGGTAGCTCGTCCTCGTCGTTCGGGTTCGCGTTCGGCACAATGCCGACCAGCGTCATCGTCATCGGCTGCTGGCTGGCCCACTCGGCGTCGATCGGATCGAGGTCGCGGTCGAGAGCCTCGGAGGCGATCGCTCGGACCTCGTTCGGCACGAACGCGCCGTGCTTGGCGAAGATGTCGGTCGCCTTCGAGACCTGCTCGAGGTTGGTCGTCGACGGGCCGTTGCTCATGAACTCGATCAGCGTGCACCCGATCTCCGGCATCACCTCTCGATTGATGAACCAGTCGAACGGCCTGCGCTCCGGTGCGTAGACCTGCTGATCGGAGAAGTCGAGTACGGCCCACGCGATCGCGCGGTTCATCGATTCGACCGTCTCGCCGCGGACCATCGGGTGATTCCGGAACGAACCGCCGAGCTTGTTCCGGTTGTCCTGGTCGTACGCGCTGAACGTCGAGTCCTTGATCTGGTCGGCCATCAACGACTGCCACTGGATGTCCGGGATCACCGGCGTATCCCCCGGCCGCCCGGTGATCGCTGGCACCTCGCAGATCAGGATCTTGTGAAACGCGTCGCGCCCCTGCAGGTCATCCTCGATGAACTCCTGCAGCTGGTTTTTCGTCTGGTCTCCCAACTTGCCACCGCGGACGAAGAAGATCCCCGGCGGGACAGACTTGTGATCGAATAGCAGGTAGTTGACCTCGTCGGCCGCGCGGCTCCCGAGCACCGCGAGCAGGTTCCCGATCCACCTCGGCACACCGGCCGGCGTGCGCGGGCTGAACACGTCGAAGTACTTCATCTCGTGAGCGAGCTGGGCCTTCTTGCCTTCCGCCTTCTCGAGGTCGTTGGTCGACTCGTACGTCTTGCCCGTCTTGCGGCTGACGATCCGCGGATCTCCCAGCCCCTTGAAAAACACCGCCTTGTCCGACACCCGCTGGACGTACTTCCGGAAGAAGCGCTGCACCGTAAACGTCCGCGTGGCGATCGGAGAGATCCGCTCGACTTCCTCGGACTCGACCCGCTCCCCGTCGTCCTTGACCGGGTAGACGGTGAAGGCCGGGACGTGAGCGAAGCGCCGCAGCCGGCCGCGGTTGTCGCGCACGGCCTCCCAGCATCCGTGTCCGATGATCTCCTGCTCGGCGCGCTTGCGCTTGCGCAGCTCGGAGAACGAGACCCCGTCCGCGCCGGCGTTCTCGAACCACGCCTGCGCCACCATCTTTTGCAGACGGATCTCCCCGCGCAGCTCCTCGATCCGCTTCTTGACTTCCTCGTCGGTCGGGACGGCGATCTGTGTCTCGTTGTCCGGCTGATCCTCGTCCTCGTCCGGAGGTTCCTCTCCGCGCGCCCTGGCCTCGTCTGCTGCCGCGTCCTGCTCGGCGAGCTGGTCGTGATACTGCTCGACGATCATCGCCTCACGGACCCGCTCGAGCGCGCCATCGGCGTCGAGGTCGATCCGTGCCTTGAAGTGATGCCCGAACCCCTCGATGTTCTGGACATACGCGTCGATGTTCTGGCGCAGCGCGTTCGAGAACTCGTACGCGGACATCAACCCGACCGGGTCGTACGGCGGAATGATCGCGTCGTGCTCGTTGTAGAACCGCTCGGCGTCGGTGATCGACTGGATGGCCGCAACCTCGTCGACCGACGCGCCGGAGATTACGCGGGCCTTGACCAGCGCGACGCGCGCCGAGCGGTCACCCTTGAGCGCCTCCCTTGTCCGCGCCTGTCTCCGCTGTCGCTTGCTCGGCTTTCCCGTCATCGCCGAACCCCGTTGAACTCGACGCGCGGTGTCCCGGAGGTGTAGGCCGAGACGTTGAGGCGGACCCGCGCGTACGCCGCGGTCACATCTCCACCGCCGTCGGCGATCGCCGCGATGGTTGTCCAGTTCGGATCGTTCGGCTGTCCGCCGGAACTGTAGCTGCCCTCGAGGTTGCCCGTCAGCACGGCCCCGTCGAGCTTCATGTCGTACGTGAGATTTTCCATCCCTCCCACGTCGACGGCTTCCCCTTCACCGGTGCCGTCGGTGCTCACTGGCATCGGGACGGTCAAGTTGATGAACATCCTGCTCTCCCCTGCTAGATGCGATTCCCGTTGACCTCGCAGCGCGGCTCGCCGCCGGTCCCGGCCGTGAACGCGGTCAGTCGGATCCGAACTCGTGCGTAGTGTGCGGAGATGTCCCCGCCGGCGTCGGCGCCGACGGAGTTGATGTCGGTCCAGGTCGTGCCGTCGCTCGTCGAGTAACACCCTTGAAGCTGGCCGGTGATCGTGTTGCCGTTGATGTCGACGTCGAAGGTCAGCCGGTCCAGGCCGGAGACGTCGAGCGGAACTCCCGCGGAGGCGATGACGAAGCAGCCGTCCTTCGTCGCGTCCGCCGACCAGGCCGCCGCCGCGTACGTTGCCAGGTTCCCGCCGTGCGACGGGCTCGAGGCGTCGTGTCCGACGTCCACCGTGTTCGACGCATCGCCGTCGGAGTACTCGATCACCGCGAAGTACCTCGTCCCGTTGGCGAGCGTGATCACCTCGTCCGATGGGAAGGAGAACGTCGTCAGCGTCGGCGTCCCCGTGAGGGTCGACACGTCGACCGCCTTCGAGGTCGCCAGCGCGTCGCCGGTAGGCTTTCCGGTGGTGCCGAACGACCCGGTGTGCGCGTAGATTTTCGCTACTGCGTTCCCCGTCGGACTGTTCGACTTCGAGAGCACGAACTGGACCGCGTCGAGCTGCTGTCCGTTGCCCGTGAACGACTGGCCGACAGCCGTTGTCGTGTTGTTGAGTGCGGTGTCGGCGTCGCGGTTCGACGAAGCGTAGCTGTCGCCGACCGCGATGTCACCTGCACCGTCCCTCGGCCAGTCTACGGTCAAGTTGGTGAACATCGTTCCTCCCTATTTCGTTGACGGCGGCCTTCGTCGCGGTCGGCCGCCCGACGTGTAGTAGACCGGGCCCTGTCCCTCGGTGTCCTCGTCCGGCGACTCCTCGTAAATCTTCGGCCCCTTGCTACGTATCGCCTCGACCTTGATCTGGTTCTTATCTTCTCCCGCTTCGGCCCAGCGGTCAAGCAGGTATCTCCGCGCGCCGTCGAGCGCCTGACTGAACGCGTCGACCATGTCGTCGTGCTTGCCGATCGGGAAGTCGGTCAGCTCTCCGATCAGGTTCCCCCGGCCGGGTATGTAGTCCGAGCCGTGAGGGTTGAGGTGAGAGGCGAACACGACCTGGCCCCGCTCGAGGTACGGCGTCACGTCGACGAGTCGCTGGTACTTGTTCGACCCGGGCACGACCGGATCGGTGATCCCCTCGAGGTCCGGGTACTGCTCGACGACCCAGGAGTACAAGCCAGCGAGACCGACGTCCTCGATCCGGATCTTGAACGGGTTGTATCTGGTGTACGAGTTGAATACCCAGCTCGCCTGCTGCGCCAGCGTCTGTCGGTCGTGCGACGCGTCGACGACGTAGATAGATTTGCTCTCCCGGTGCACCGCGATCACGACCTCGGCCGTGAAGTCGTTCGACTCCTTGAGCCCCTTCGCGGTGTCGTAGCTGGTGAGGAAGTGCAGCTGCTCGATCGGCGGGAACTCAGACACCGGCTTGAACTGCAACCAGTGTTGCTTGACCGGAGTGATCGACTCGTCCTGCGCGATGTTCCGGAAAGCGCGGTTGAACTCGATGGATTGGATCTCGACGAAGCGCTCGCGCAGCGCGGCCTCGGACCACTTCGCCGGCCAGAGCGAACCGAAGTTCTCGTCGACGGAGTAGGAGACCACCGCGTACGCCTCGTTCTCGATCAGCTCGTGCGACAGGTCGTCCTTGTGCCAGAGCGTGCAGATGTACCAGATCCGAGACTCGGGATCGAGGAGCTGGGTCCAGTCAGATTTCCAAGCCTGCTTGATCTGCTCGCGGAGCGCCGGCATCGTGAGCGCGTTCCGCCGGTCGACGACGTCGTCGGCGATCAGCAGGTCGGCCCGGCCGCCGGTGGCCGTCGAGGTGATGCCGAGCGCCTCGATGCTGGCGTCTCGAGATAGCGCCGTACGCCTGACGATCAGCTTGTGCTTCGTCCAGCTCCCCTCGTCCGCGGGAACCAGATTCGGGAACACCTTCCGGACTCGGTCGTTGTCCTCGATCAGCTGCTTGACCTCGAACAGCCGGTCCATCGCCTTACCGTCCGACGAGCAGACGATCTTGATCCGGAGGTTCGGGTTTCGCCCCAGCTCCCAGACGGCGCGCGCCACGATGATCGATGTCTTGCCGTGGTACCGCGGAGCGATGACGAGCAGACGCTTCTCGTTGTCCATCGCCGCCGACCACTCGTCCTGATACCACTGCACAACCAGCGGCTCACCGATCTGGTCGTCGGTGATCGCGTACTCGACGAAGTGCTGGAAGGACTCGCGCGCCTGCTGGATCCGGAGCTTGTCGAGCGCCGCGGTGCGTGCCGCCGCCTCGAGCGAACTGGCCGGAGAGATCGCGTTGTCAGGGTCGCACTTCTCGAGGTAGCCTACAGGCGGCCTATACCGCTCGTGAAGCGCCCCGACTGCGACCGCGGCCTGCATCACTTGGCGTTCACTTTCGCGCGGTCGTGTCGGAGCTGGGCTCGCTTTGCGCTGGCTGTCGACTAGAGCAATCCGCATCGCTTCATCACACCCTTACCCATACCGGGCCCGGTGTCCTGCTCTCCGTCGGCCAGCCAGGCGCGCACGGCCTCGACGTGCTTCTTCGGCACGACGATCACGATGTCGACTTCCTCGAGCCCAGCCATCCCGTCGTTGTCCTTGTCGAAGTCGGACCACTTATCCGGGTCGCCGGGCCCGTCGTCGTCGCCGTCCTTGCCGCTCCCCGTCGGGACGTAGGTCAGCAGATCCTCCCGAGCGTCCGCGTCGAACCCGGTGAGGTCCATATCGAACGCGCCGGTGTCCAGTTCGACGACTAGATCCTTGAGCGTGCCGAAGTCGACGTTCGACAGCTCGGCGATCCGGTTGTCAGCGATCAGGTCGGCCCACTCGCTCGCCTCGTCCGGATAGTCCTGGTAATCGACCGGCACCTCGGCGACGCCGAGCTTGATCGCAGCCTCGAGCCGGCCGTGCCCGCGGATCACGAACCCGGACCGCCTCGACACCGTGATCGGCGCACGCCAGCCCTGGTTCAAGATCAGCTTCGCCAGGAGCAGGATCTGCTTCTCCGGGTGTTTGTTCGGGTTGCGCGGGTGCGGTACGAGCTGGGTCACGTCGACGACGGAGTCGCACGCACAGTGTACCGCGATCCCGTCGGCGATGGTGAGGTCGACTTCCTGCTCGACCGGCTTGGCGTTCTTGCCTCGTCCGCGCTTCACCGTCGCCGCGGTCCGCTTGCCGACCTTCTTCTTCGCCGTCGCCATCGCTAGGCCGCTTTGAGCGTGCGCCGCCGAGACCGCCGCCGAGCGCGACGCTTCAAGAAGTCCTGCGCCTGTCGGCTGATCAGGTTGTGCCTGACCTCTCCCTGCCTGACCACCGCCGCGCAGATCCGAAGGTGCTTGACGAAGTACTTGGTGTCGCCCTTGGTGACCTTATAGGCCGGGAGCTTCGCCGCCAGCGCGGTCGGACTCACGAGCCGCTCTCGCTGCCAGTAGTACATTTCCATGTAGACGTGGTCGGCTCGCGCCTCGTACCGGGCCCGCTTCGCCGAGCTGCCGACGTACAGCAGTATGAAGTCGGAATCGGTGTGATACTGCCGGATGTGATGGAACTCGTGACAGATGACCGCGATCTGGACGTACAGCGGGATCGCTCCCTTGCCCGTCTCGCCAGGTTCGAACGAGAGCACAACGTACCGGCCGAGAGTGAACGAGAAGTTGTCGAGGAACCAGGCCGGATTCTTGATCCCCAAGAGGCGGAGGTCGTCGGCGACCGCCTTGATCTCCGCGGTGTCATTCTTGGTGACGACCTTCGCGTCGTGCTTCTTCTCGAGGTGCCGCACCAGCGCGCGGACGTCAGATGGTCTCGCCTTGAACATGCTACTCGCCTCCCTCGTCGTACGGGTTGTTGTCGAGCGCCACCGGTGGACCGACGTCGCGCTTGACGTTCTTCATCCGCTCACGCGACTCGGCGGACACTTCGTCGATCGTCTTGTGCCTGCGCTTCGGTACCGGGTCGGCGGGCTTCTTCTTTTTCTTCTTCGGCTTGTCGAGCTTCTTCTCGACCTCTTTCCCGACCAGCCGCATGAACCAGTGAACGATCGGAGCGAGGAGCGGCGCGATCATGACAGCCCCCCGTCGGCGTACCACGCCTCGCAGGTCGGCGCCGGGACGCAGTTGTGCTCGTCCTCGCCGCCGTACGGAAACCCGTCGCAACAGATCCAGCCGTACTCGTCGCAGTTGATGACCATCCCCCAATCGCCGTCGGTGGCGTCGCCGTCGTTGTCCTCGTAATCGCACTGTTCGACGCGGTTGTTCCGACACCTCGTCGACCCGGACTTGCACCCGTCGTCGACGCAGCCGCTGTCGAGTGCCACCGCGAGCAGCACGACCCACGGCAGCAACGCCAGGCCGATCGCCTTCGCTAACTCTTTTCCGCTCGTTCGTTCTCGCATCATGTTCTCCTTCCCAAAATCATGGTCGCAACCCATCTCTCAACCTTCCTCTAAGTTGCCGTCGTTGTTGATGTCAGTGTTAACCGTCTCACGGCTGTTAAACGGTTGCGTCCGGGTTAACAGCCGTGAGATCACTTGTGAGCACGCTCCAAACGAGCGCAGCCACTCCTGGAACCTGTCCGTTGCCAGTGGCCTTGACGCGGTCCATCCTATCGGCCATCCCATCATCCACTCCCGCAAAGCGGGGTAGACACCACCAGTCAGTAATCTCGATCCTGTCCGCATGTTGATCGTTGTTCCGAGATTGGGGGTGTTTCTCCTCCTCTCTGCAGGACAATCGGCCCCTTCGCACACTTTCGGTGTCGGTAATTTGTTCAGTACTGCAGCCAAACCATTGCCCGATCTGGAGGACAGCCCCCACTTGTTTGCTCTTGGCGTCGGCACCTTCACCGAGAAATGGGAGTTGCTGTTGCCTCTGAGTGCCTGTAGCAAGTCGCCCCTCCCTCCCCTGTCCGCATCTGAGGCTCTTGGAGACGGCAACGATCCACATTCGCTTTCGCTCGTGGTTTGCACCGATGTCCCCAGCTCCCAATACCCCGACTCGTCCCACATACCCCATGCGGATAAATCTCTCGATGATTGTGGCCAGCCCCTTGGTACGAAGCTGCGGACTGTTTTCCGCGAACACAAACGTAGGCCGAGCTTCATCAACAATTCTGAGCATTTCAAAGATAAGGCCAGAACGTGATCCGGTAATTCCTGCACCTTGACCCGCTGCACTGATGTCCTGGCATGGAAATCCTCCGCTGATGACATCAATGTGTCCGCGCCAGGGGCGCCCGTCGAATGTGCAAACGTCGTCCCACACTGGGAATCGCGGCAAACACCCATCCCGCTGTCTGTCAAGCAGCCGTTGCTGACAGTAGGAATCAATTTCGACAGCACATACGGTGCGCCATCCAAGCAAGCGTGAGGCCAGCAAGCCGCCTCCTGCCCCTGCAAAAAGTGCCAGCTCACGCATCACCTGTCCTTACACTGTGGGCATAGGTCACAGCTTCCGCGATGGATCCAGCCAATCAGCTTTAGTCGTGATCGAACAGCATGAACTTTGGCCCGCTCAACTCCCGCACCGCACGACTCACTTTTTCCGCATATGTCGCAAACGATTGACACCGAAACGCTCACTTTGATCTCTCCTTGTTAAACGCACCGGTCACTTTCCTAGACCCGCTTCCCTTGAATCTTTTCCAAGCACTTTCTGTCGTCGCTTTCGATCTCGACATTCTGGTCGCCAACGTCGCAATAGACAACGGCGGGCTTCCTGTCCTCGCCCCAAATATAGGTGCAGATATGCCCCGAAACGGCCTGTAGCGCAGCCTCAACTGCGGGGTCGTCGCACGCTATCGGCTCGTGGCAAAGCTCCACCGGAAGCTTTGCCGTGAAAGCTATGGTCATCTCACCCATGACATCCACGTACTTACCTGTGGCCTCCGGTGGGTCAGCGATTGGCTGAGAGCTGTATTCTCCTAGCTGCGCCTTCAGCCGTGACACCTCTGCCAAAGCCGATTCATACGCAGACAGTTGTTCAGGAAAGGTCATTTCTGAAAACCGCTTATCCATGGCTAGAATCCTCCCGTGCGCCGCTCGGGGAGACTCCCGAACGTCTCAAAGTGATCGATGTCCTGTTGAATTTCGGTCGAGTTGCCCCAACGCACACGACCGGCATGTTTCAGCATCCATTCGCCTGGCGACCGTCCACGGTCCAAACACGCTGTCTCGCTGTTGTTCGGGCCAAAGACCAATCCCGGCTGCAATCGAAGCGTCAGCTTGTTGATGTAGTCTTGCATTGATCTCATCCTGTTAACCGCAACGGCTCAAGTTCGAGTCCGTGATGGGTTCCGCCTTCGTTGTATGGGTCGACCGTCCACTCCTCGATCGGCGGACAGTCGCACTCGAACGCGTGCTTCTCGTGAATGGTACACCAGTACTCCTCGCAGTTGTCGCACGGTATCCAGGCCGGGTATCTGAGCCGTCGCGTGTCGATCGCCAGGTTCGCCTGTACATCGAACCGCGCCTTGCCGTCCTCGGACACTCCGTCGTCGGTGACGGCCATCACCACAACGGCGACCCGTATCTCGTACCGCACACCGTCGCGCTCGACACGGACGCGGAGCGGCCCGCCTCCCTCGGCCTCGAACTCTAGCTCGTCACCGATCATCGTCGCCCTCCGATCTCGACCGCGTCTATTTGCTCGTCGTAGTCGCTCGGCCTGATCTCTCCCTTGCGGTGTTCCTTGAACCACTCGCGGCACACTCGCTCGCCGGCCTCGGTGACCTCCGGCTCGATCATTGGTTCACACATCCGCCCCTCCGTCGTCGCTGTCGACTATCCGTTGCAGTTTCTCGAGGTCGCCGTCGTCGGCGTGCCCCTTGACGAACACCTGATCGAGCCACTTCTGGACCGCGGTCTCCTTGGCGAACAAGTCGGTCCCGATCGAGATCGCGCGCACTGGCTTGTCGCGGCCGATGCCGCCGAGCTTCTCGAGCACGTCCTGAGCTTCGAGTCCGTTCGTCCTGATCGTGATCACTTTGTCGTCCAGCATCGCCCCTCACCTCTCCTTTCGATCGTTCTCCTCCGGGTACACCGTGAGCCCGGAGCTGCTCCCGCACCACGGACACCACGGCAGCCGGTTACCGCTCGCCGTCGGCATACCGTGAGCGTTGCCGACGAATCCGCAGTGCTTGCACTCGCAGTACTCACCACCGACAACCGCGCGCCTCGAGCTGAGAGTGTTCGTGTCGTCGTTCATCGTCCGTGCTTCTCCTTCACCTCGAGGTCAACGTGCCTCGACCAGCCGATGTGTCCGCAGTCGTTGCAACGGTACTCCCTGAGTCGGTCGCTCGACCCCGGGTGCTGCTTCCTCGGCAGTGCGCGCGACCGGCCGGTTAGCTCGACGTGCGAGTGTGCACCCCGCGGCCAGCGCGCTCGACTCCTCGAGCAGCTCGAGCAGCGAAAGTTCGCCGGGCCTCCGTGCTTGCCGGCCCACCCCATCACTCGCCCAGCTCGACGCGGATGTCGTCGCGCAGATCCTCGGCCGAGGTGTGCCCGGCGTCGAGGATGGCGAGCAGCCGATCGCGGTGCCCGCGCAACTGGTCGTTCTCGGCCTCTAGCTCGGACACGCGGGCGGGGTAGTATGGCCAGCAGGGATAGTGCTTATTGGGATCGTTGTCATCCAGCCACATCACCTCACCGCCGCAGATCTTGGCGCAGCGCGGCCCGTCATAGTAAGCGTATGACACGCACCGGTCCTCATCCTCACAACACACCGCCTCCCCGTCCACCATCTCCGGTTTGATGTCATTCATCGTCATCCTGCTCCCCGCTGGCGGTGCTGGCCAGGGCGCGGTTGAGGTCTGTTCGTGCATCGGCAAATGTCGGGTATAGTTCCCACTTGTTTAAGACCGCTTGCACCGCCTCCAGCCGCGACTCTGCGGCGATCGCCCTGTCTCGCTGGCGTAGACACTCGTCCACGACCTCCCCGTGTGGCGACTCTAATAGTGCTGTTGCGTATGCACTCATCATTCCCCCTCCCCCTCGGCGCTGGGTGTGCAGGCTTCGATCTCACATCGATCAAGAATGCGTCGCCACCGCAGTGTTCCGCCCGATGCTTCCACCGCATCATCAAAAGCACACTCGATACACTCGCGCATATCTTCATCGACGTACGGGGAACATTCCTCCAACAATTTCAGACACCCCAAGTACCTCATGTGCTCATTCATCGTCATCCCCCTCGGCGCTGTCGGTGCGCGGCGTTTCGTTGTGTTCTTCTTGGCACTGCTCGCAATAGGCATCCGAGATGATCAACAGCGTTCGATGCTTCGGGCACCTTGGCAGTTGTGGTTCGGCGCTGTCGGCGCGCGCTTCCAGTTCCTCGCGCCTCTCCACCTCGCGCGCCTCTCCCCGTTGTGAAATCAGTGCCTCCCGTTTCCACTTGTCACGCTCGGCTTCGGCTTGCTCCAACCTCCGCGAAATGGACACGCGCAACTCGTGCTCGGCTATTAGCTGCCCTTCGATTTCGTCGGCGCGTGCCTCGGCTTGCTCCGCGCGGGTGATGGCGTCGTCTCGCTCGATGCGCGCCTCCATCATTGCGCGGCGGGTGCTGGCTAGGTCGCTGCCTTCATATTCGCTGACGGTTCGTTCTAACCGCGCGACCTCGGCCTCTAGCTCCTCGCAGCGTGCGCGGTAGTGCGCGATGTCCTTATTCATCACCCGCCCCCTCCCCGCTGTCGGTGCTGGCGGTGTGGTTGCATTTCTCAGCGATCAGCCGCTCGCAAAGCTCCAGCGCTGACGGCGACGGGCCGGGCGACCAGCACTCGCGGCGCTCGGCGAAGTTCGCAGCGCGCAACCAATGCGTCGACCCGTACGGGCAGCCGCCACCGTCCGCCCATTGCTGGAACGCTGCCTCGCCGCCAGGGTGGTTTACCACGTCGTACCGCATCAGATCGCGGCATAGGTCGTCGGACACGTCGCCCCACCGGGCCAGCAGCAGGGCGGGCGGGGAGACGCGCGCCCCGCGCAGGTTGGCCTCGCGCAGGTGGGCCCCGTACAGGTTGGCCCCGGACAGGTCGGCCCCGCACAGGTCGGCCCCGCGCAGGTTGGCCCCGGACAGGTTGGCCCGGCGCAGGTTGGCCCCTCGCAGGTCGGCCCCGTACAGGTCGGCCTCGGTCAGGTTGGCCCGGCGCAGGTCGGCCCCGTACAGGTCGGCCCCGGACAGGTCGGCCCTGTACAGGTCAACCGGCTTGCCGTACCGCGCCCGCCATGCGTTCCACCGCGACACCGACGACCGTAGCCGCTCTACTTGTTTCTTGTCTGCCATCACTCGCCCTCCTCCTTCCCGCTGTCGGTGCTGGCCAGGGCGCGGATTGCTTCTCGGATGATTGCGTTTCGTTCGTCGCGTGCCTTGTTCATTTCGATGCACAGCGGGCTTGTTGGATCAAGCCCGATCAGGTTGTCTGTGTCGTGCGTTTCGTCGATGTACGCTTTCAAGATGCGCGCGGGCAGTTCGCGGTCAGGTGTTGCATCGACCCACACCTTCTCGCGGATGTGCTTGCGACTGTGCTCGAGCTGTTCCTCGACCTTCTCCGCCTTCCCGATCAGTTCGAGCAGCACCTCGAGAAAGTGATGCGCGTCGCCAGAGTCGACGACGTTCTCGGCGAACTCCGGCTCGTCGCCGTACGGCTCGAGTGCCTTGCGCAGCTGCTCGAGATTCTCGTACCCTTTTACATTCATCACTCCGCCCCTCCCGGTGGTACGTACTTGAACCCCTTCTGCAGACGGAACTGCAACCGCCCGCCGTCGTCCTCCATATCGAACCCGTCGGACCGTGACAGCGTCCCCTCGACCTTGCGCACCAGCTCCCGCGGAACCTTGCCGTGTATCGTGCGCGCTGAGCGGATGACTCCCTCGGCCGTGTACCACTGATCCGGCATCATGTGGTCGGAGGCCATCGACAGGATCTGCTCGGCCTCGCTGTCCGTCGGCCGCGGCGGGAGCTGGGTCGGTTTGGCGGCCGGCTTCTTGGCTGCTCGCTTCTTCTTCGCCGGCGCCCGCGGTGCTGGCTTCGCCTTGGCCGGTGGCTTCGGCTTCGGTTTGGTCTTGACTACCGGCGGCCCGTCGGCCCCCTTGTGCTGAAACCGTGCGACGCCGGCGTCGTCGACATCCATCTTGACCAGCCCCTTCTCCGCGGCCGTGACGAGCACCTTCTTCGCGTACCCGCCATCGTCGCCGAGTCCGGCCCGCTTGCGCGTCCGTCTCGCGGTGAGCCACTGCTCCGGGTAGCTGGCCAGCGTCGCCAGCAGATCCTCGAGAAGCGACGTCTTGGCGACCGGCTTCTTGCCCGTCGGCTTGACCTTCGTCGGCTTCCGCCGGACGACCTTCTTCTTCGGCGTCGGTGTCGGCTTCTCCGACCTCGTCGTGCCTGGCACCGGCGACGGTGGCAACGCCTCGGCCGGCTCCGAGCTGGGCTCCGCCTTCCCGTCGTCGGTCAGGCCGATCACCTGCTCGAGCGTTGCGATCGCATCGTCGACGAGCTGGGCCCGCTTGACCAACCCGTCGCGCTCGGCGACCAGCTCACCGATCACCGCCTCGAGTCGCGCGTTCATCGCCTTGTCACTCGGACTCATACTCGCCCCGCTTTCTACCTCGGCAGCTCCCGCTTGACTGCGTCGGCCAGCTTCGCAACGTCCTCGACCGCCAGCACCCGATCGCCGAACGCCACCTTTTGCAGGTCGCCAATGTGCGCGCGCATCGCTTCGGTCTCCGAGGCCGTGCCGGACATGTCGCTCGGCCTGAACCCCGCACGCCAGAGTCCGTCCATCAACGAGCCGAGGTCTCCGGTGATACTGCTGTACGGGATCGACAGCAGCGGCTCGAGAGGAACCTCGACCCGCGCTCCGGGATCTTCCGGCAGCTTCACCTCTCCCGACTGCGTCAAGTAAAACATCCCGTCTGCTTTCCCCTGGACCTCTCTCCGGCGAACGAACACGTACAGGTCGACAGTACCCTTCCGGATGTTGCGCTCGACCTCGAACTCCACTCTCTCGACTCCGATCATTTCGCCCCTCTCTTTCTCACTTCGAGACTCGCAGCCTCTCCGGTTGGATCCCCTTCTTCCAGTACTCGCGCAGCTCCTCGACCGTCCAGTCGGCGAACTCTCCCCGCCCGTCATCCGGCCTCGAGTCCGGACCGCCGGCGAGGAACGACATCAACCGCGCCAGCCTGTCGTACGACTCGACCAGCTGCTTCAAGTTCATCGGCATCTCCGGGATCGGTGAACCTGTCTCCTCCGCCTCCGCCACCTTCTCCCGGTACGCTGACATCTCGTCGTCGTACTTCTTCCGCCGCCGCACGAGGTCGTCCTTGAGCAGCTCCAACTCCTTGAAGTGCATCTGCGACACGACCTTCAAGTGACGCAGCGACTCGGTCGCGTACTCCTTCCAGCTGAACTCGACTTCCTCTTGCGCCTCGGCCTGGATGTGCAGCCAGCGCTCGTTGATCGGGAGCATCCCCAGCTCCGGCGCCGCCTCGCCGAGGATGTACCGGCGGGCAGTCGAGTGGTGCACGCCAGCGACTCGAGCTGCGTGCCGGATGTCCTGCTTCTCGAAGTACCCGTCCTGCAGCTTGTTGTACTGCGCGATCGTGATGTTGACCCGCTTCTTCGGCTTCCGGTTCTTGGCACCGCTGGATGGTTTGCGTCTAGGGTTCTTCTTCTTCGGCTTCCTGGCGCCCCCCTGCGCCTTGCTGGTGCCCTTCTTTCCCTTTGGAGGTGTCACTGGTCGTCCTCCGGCAAGCGCGCTCTTAGCAGCCCCTGGAAGCGCTCACGCTTGTCTCGTCGTATTCGATCGAATATCGCCATCCGGCAATACTCGGCCGGGTTCATCTCGTACTTCCGCGCCGCTTCCTGGACGTCATCGAACTGTCGCTCGGTAACGCGGACCTGCAGGCGCTTCTCCTTGGCCGCCATCGCCGTTTGTACTCCCGTTGTACTCCCGTTGTCGTCCCGTTGTACTCCCGTTGTACTCCAACCCCCCGGCCGGCGTCAACTGTGTAAGGTTTCGGGGTGGAAACCTCACGCTCCCCAGAGCCCCCCAGACGCCCCCAGATTGGCTCGAGTCCTTCCGGGTGTCAGGAGTCGGACCGGGAGAACCCGGCCGCCCTGCGCTGTCCTGGACAGGCTGGCCCCCTAGATCGACCCGTTCCCGCGCGTGAAGTCCGGGAGCGGCTCCGCCGACAGACAGACCCACAAGTGCCGGGCCCGCTCGCAGATGTTGACGTGCTCCGCCTCCGGCGGATGGACCTCGACCGCCTTCGCCTCCCGTCCGGCCCACAACCGCTTGAGCAGCTGCATCTCCTGGTAGTTCGGGATCCGCTTCGCGTGACTCATCGAGAGGTGGAGCCAGAAGTTGCCGTCGGTGTGCTTTTCGACCGACGCTATGACGTACAGGCGCCGAGCTGGGTTGACCCACGCCTGGCCGTCGACCCTGGTCTCCGCCAGCTGCCAGGTGTCCTTCGCCGAACAGAAACAGGCGTACAGGATCCGCGCGGCCTTGTACCGGAAATAGAACTCGTCGGCCGCGGCCTTGAGAGTGATCACCGTGAAGTCGTCACCGTACGCCCGATCGACGATCGCCTTCATCGCTTCCGGTGTCAGCGCCTGCGACTCGTCGACCTCTCCTGGTACTCGAACGGCCTTCGTCACTTGTACTCCTTCATTGGTCGTCCGCCCCTTTCTTGTCGGCCTCCCGGCTCAACGCGTTGATGTCCTCGGTCGTCAGTCCGTAACCTTTGCCGCGTTTCCAGCTGGCGATCGCGGTGAACAGCTCCTCCCGCTGCTCGGACGTCAACGACTCCGGGAATTCATGCTTGAACGCCTGGCGCAGATCATCTACCACCTTCGACGTTAGCGCCAGCTCCCGGAGGAGCCAGCGCCCGTCGTCGTTGAGCGTCTCCTCGAACGTCCGAGTCCCCGCGACCATCCGGCCGCCGGAGCGCTGCTCCTTCCCGGCCGCGTTCAGGTCGAGCGCCAGGTACCGCGACGGCCCCATGCCGGTTTCGTACTTCTCCGCCAGCCGGAGCATCGCCGCCGCGATCACGTCCCGCTGTTTCTCCGAGAGCATATCGACGTCGAGCGCCTCGAGTACTTGGTGAGCGCGCGCGGCCAGCCTCGCGACCTGCGACTGCGTCTCGGCCTTGTCCTCGAGGTACAGCGTCCGCAGATCCTCGGCCGTGATCTCGACCTCGATCTCCCGCTCGATGCTTATCCACTTTTCGATCTTCATCGGTCGCCCCTTTCGATTGCGTCGTACCCGACGCGCTCCTTCAACTCCGAGACCAGTTCCTTCTCCCGTTCGACCGCGGCACGCCAGAGCCCGTTGTCCTGGATCCGCCTGACCATGCGGTCGAGCAGGCCGACGAGCACGTCCGGGTCGAGCGCGTCAAGCTCCCAGCTCTCCCGGCCGTGTAACTCGATGTACGCCTTCGCCCGGCTGTCGGTCACCTTCGCCGGGTTCGGCGGAGATGCGTACTCGCGGATCTGCTCGGCCGTCAGCGCAAGCCGGATGAACGTCAGGCTGTCCGGCGTGTAGTGCGCGAACTGCGCGAGCCGCTTCCGGATGTCGCGGTCCATATCGAGACCGCTCGGGTCGTGATCGCCGAAGTACAGAATCGCAACGGCCTGGCCTCCGTCGAGCGCGGCCTCGAGCCGCTTGCCGATCCGGTAGAACAGCGACTGCGACGCGTACCCACGGCAAGCAGTGAACGGCAGATCCCAGCGAGACGCGACGGGCTCGAGGATGCCGGCGACCGCGTCCTTCTCGCACATCACCTCGAGGTGCACCGGCTGGTCGGAGCGCTTGTCGATCTCGAACCAGTTCACCGCGACCTTGAGCAAGTGATCGACGTCCCGGTAATGCGGGTTCGTCACCGTCGCGCGGACACGGTCGACGATCGCTTCCCAATCGAGCAGCCCGGCCAGCCGCGCGTCGCTCACCAGACCGGCGAATCGCTTGTAGTTCTTCTGCGTGTTCTTGGTGTCGCCGTCGAGCCCGTACCGATGGTTGTATGCGTAGTCGATCCAGCTGTCCGGGAACAGGTCGCGCGCGATCATCTGGTAGTAAAGCTGCCGCACCGTCAACTCGTACCCGGCCTCGACGTACTTCTCGATCACCGCGTCGCATTCCTCGATCAGCTCGAGTGCTTCGTCGTTGAACGTCTTGTTGATAAATCTCTCTCGCACAGCTCTCTCCTTTGCCCCTACTTCTCGACCGGTCCGATCAGACGGACGCCTTCGCTCGCGGCCCACTCGCGCGCCTTCTTCTCCGCGTCCGACCGCTTGCCCCAGAACGACACCTCGTGCCGCTCCCCTTCGATCTCGATCTCGAATACGTGCTCGCCGTACGGATCGCCGGCGATAGCTGCCTTCGTCACCTCGCCCGCAACATGATTGCGCATCTCGGCTCCGAGTTCCTCGAGCGGCCCCATCGACTCAGCCCGCTCGGCTGGTGGATTCTGGCACACCGCGACGAACGGACTCCCCGTCGTCAAGTCAACCGGCCGGGACTCCCCAACCTCGACCAGTTCGGTCGGCATCGTCGGGATCACGACAGCGATCTCGATCAATCGCTTGACCCAGGCAATCTTCGCCGGCGACGCGTCTGGCGGTGCGTCCCGTACGAACTTGCGCGCCCGCTCGAGTTGCTCCGCAGAGCAGAACCACTTACGATCACTGTAGTTGACATCAAACTGCACATTGTCGTCGCTCATCCCGCCAGCCTCCGCGCGTGCTCCTTCAACACGTTCGACGCGAACTGGACCTCTTTGTACGTGTGACCGTCGCCGTGTTCGACCTCATCAGGCGGATCGGGATAGTGAATACACCGACGGACCTCGAGTAAGAAGATTGGGTCGCGCTGGACGTCGTCTTGTCGTAGCTTATACATTTGATTTGCCCCGTTGCTTGTCGACCTGCTCGTACCGCACATCGATCAGCGCCTTCAAGTTCCAGACCAGCGCCATTTCTCCGGCCAGGAACGCCTCGATCATCAAGCGCTCGCCGATCGTCTGGTACGTCTCCGCCTCGATCACCGCGCGCGCCTTCTCGCGAAACGTCAGTTGCTCGGCGACCTTCACCGCGTCGGCCAGGTAGTTCACCGGCCGCGACATCCTCTCGACCGGATACGTCACGGCGTCAAACTTCTTCTGCGTCGCCGGGTGCCGTACGTCGTCGATGATCAGCACGTCGACCCGCCCCTTGTACTGCTTGCTACTCATCGCGGACTGCCTTCGCGTGGTCGACGGTGACCTTCTGCGCGATCATCGCCTCGACGACTGCCCTCGAGCTGTACGGCGGCCGAGCCCCGCGCGCCTGGTAGTCGCACTCGGGATCCGAACACTTCATCGACCAGCCATCGAGCGCAACCTTCCCGTTGCGGTTCTTCACCTCGACCCGCTCTCCGAACTCGAGCGCGGCCCAGCACTTCGGACACGTCTTGTGTAACGGCTGTTCGTACGTCTGATCAGACATTTCTCGCTCCGCTCCCCGCGTCGACGCCGAGCAGGCGCCGGATGTCATCGGCCAGCTTCATTCGCCCGTACCGTTCGCCCCTCTCGATCTCCCGCTCGAGCAACTCGACGACCTCGACGACCTGCTCCCTCGACGCAAGCCAGCCGAGGCGGAACCATACGTTGCGCTCCTCGTCCTCAACGATCGTCTGTCCCGCGTCCTCGTCATAGCGGATGTAAGGCTCCCCGCACATCTCGTCGATCAGCTCGTCGCGGACCTGATCGAAGAACCCCTTCAACCGATCGCGCAGCGTGTGCTCGTCCCAGCCCGCCAGCCTGACCGCGTCCTGGTCGATCTCCTCGTCGTCGGAGGTGAACGACAGGCCGGCGACGCCGTTCCGCGGTACCGCGATGAACAGCAGGTCGACGCCGTTCTTGTAGAACGCCATCAACGAGCTACGCATCAACCGCGCGCACATCTCGTCGGAGTACCGGTCGAGCTGGGACTGCCAGTCGTCGCCCCATCGCGCGCGCAACTCCTCCGTCCTCACGTACTCGGTGATCTTGATCATCGCAACGACTCCCCTCGAGCTGCTCGCTCCGCGTCGGCCTGGCGCCAGGTGCACAACGCGTGCTCGATGCCGGTGCCCTGCTTGGTGTAGTAGAACTTGACGCCGTACTCGATCGGCTTGCCGCAGATGTCGCACGCCTTCGCCGCGTCCGCTCGCGTCGCCGCGCAGTCCGTGTGTCCGCAGTCCTCGTCGACGCACGGTCCGAACTCCGTCCCCGGTTTGCTCAGCATTCCCCAACCCATGTTAGCCGCCTCCCTTCTTGTTGTCCTTGTCCAGCTCCCGGCAGTCGTCGCAGAACTCCGTCGCGTCGCCGGCGATGTACACCGCGTCGCGCAGCGTCTGCACCGTGACCAGCGTCCCGTGCTTCTCGCACACGACAGCGTACTTGTCCTCGGCCTCGAGCCCCTGAGCAGCGGACAGGTAGACCGCCGTCCAGTCGCCCGTCAACGCGTTCCGCCTGGCGTCCTTGAACCCGGCCAGGCCGGCGAAGCGCTCGGCCTTCGTCTTGCGCTTGTCCGTCACCGGAGCACCTTCGGGATCCGGACTTTGGCGCCGCAACCGCCGCACCCGTCCTCGCCGGCACATTGAATGTAGTCGTGATCCTGCCAGAGTGTGTAGCTCTCCGCCGACTCCCAGCGGATCGACCCGGTGTCGTTGTTGGCGATCGACTCGCCGCAGTACGGACACTCGACGTAATAGCAGGCCGCGACCAGTCGACCCGTCTTGATTGTTCTCTTGTCGGTCATCGTCTCGCCCTCCCTTTAGTCGTTCCGCCGCTGCGACGGTGCGTTGTGATCGAGCCGCGCGGTCATCCCGTGCTCCGGGTGCCACGGATACACGAGCGCCGACTCCGCGCGATCCTGCTCGCGCTCCTCGTACTCCTCGTCGCCGAGCAGCTGCCGGCCGTACTCCTCGTCGGACTTCTTGATCGCGTCCCAGATTTCGTCGTTGGTCATTTGTCTAACCCTCCACGTTGATCGAAACAATGTTGTCCGGCCAGGAGAAGCAGATGTCGAACCGGCCGTGCCGGCGATCGACTCCGTACCCTGTCCGGTTCCAAACTGCCTTCGCTACTTTGTCCGCGTCGTGACCCTCGGCGAGGAGCTGCTCGGCGAGTGCGATCGTCTTGGCGATCGTGTCGACGCGCTTCGTGTTCTTGCGTGACTTGTTACCGTGGAGCAGCTTGCCAGCGCACGAGGTGCCGACGTACATTTCGCCGCCCTCGTCGGAGGTGAGAACGACCGTCCGCTTGAGGTTCTTCTTGCCGCACAATTCGCACGCCTCGACCTCGTCGCTGACTCCCAGGATTTTGTACTCGGTGTTGGTGTTTGTTTCGTTCATCATGGTTACAGTGTGACACGGGACCGCGGACCTGTCAACATCTTTTTTGAACTTTTTTCACTTTTTTTTCTGGACCTACAGCCGCGCGGGTTTCCGCGGCTTTCGCCACAAGCCGACGTACTGATCACGCGGTAGCAGCCGGCCGCGTGATTTGATCCGCCGCTGTCCCTCGATCTTGATCTCCCATTTCTTGTGCCTGGTGATCATCACCGAATAGTAGGCGTCGCGTCCGTCGTCGTAATCGCCGGTGAGGATCTCCGTGATGTGTCCGCGGCACCAGTCGCCGGTCGGGAGCTGGACGTCGACGACCTCGCCGATCGCGTGCAGGCCGTCCGACTCTCCGTGCGACGCGAAGCAGTCGCAGTGCATCCAGTACCCGGCCTCGAGTGCCTGTTCGAGTTTCGTTTTTCTCCGACTCATATCCCCCTCCATTTTTCCCAGCTCGACTGAGCGCGATCGCTCGCGCTGTCGTCCGGGTGATCGTCGTCGGTGAAGTCCTCGTCGTCGCCTCCCGACAACATCGCTCGGAGTTCCTCGTCGCTGTACTGCTCGCACTCGCAACAGTCCGGCAGCTCGTACGTCAAACCGCACCGCGAGCAGACCACCTTCGGGCCTACGTATCCCATCGTCGCTCTCTCCTTGTCTGGATAAAAAAACGGCAGCGGACCCGGTGGATGTGGGGGGGCATCTTGGATCGAGACCGCTGCCGAGTCTCGATTGAATCACACGCCTTCATTCTGCGCAACCCCCGGCCGCGGCAAGTGCCTTGGCCCACCGCTTGTCGAATCCCTTGCGCACTTTCTCGCGCGCCAGCGCCGGCGCGACGACGAACACTTCCTCCGGACACGGGAACACCTCGCCCTTCCGCGAGAGCCATACGCGGTAGCTCCGGCCGTCGTCCTCGATGTCCAGGCCGTGCTCGTCGGCGACCATCGCCAGCTCCGCCTCGACGTCGAAGCGCTCGCCCGTCGTGATGATCTTGACCTCTCGAGCTGCGTTGCACTTCGCCGCGAACGCGCGCCGGATCCGGTACAGAGTCCAGTCGTTCTCGCTGAGCTTCGCGTCACGGATTCTGAGCGCCTCGCCGTGGTCCCCGCTACCCTCGAGCAGCACCTCGATCGAGTGACCGCTGTACAGCGTTTGACGCGGGTTGAGCGCCGTCGATACGCGCTCCATGATGGCGACGTCGGCGGCCTCGACCGGGTGCTCGGCCAGCCGCTCGAGGTGCGCCTCGATCCCCTTCTTGTTGCAGGCGAACGGACAGAACGTGCAGCACGATTTTTTCCACGGCTCGCCGGCCCAGCTCTCGAGGTAGTCCTCGCACTCCTTCCGGCCCCATTTCCAGTCGAGGAGCGGGTACTCGCTCTGACGCTGCTCGGTGCTGTACGAGTTGTCGCGGTCGATCCGCTTCTGCTCCTCCGCGTTGAACCCCATGACGTGACGATACGGCCTGTCGCCGAACTCGTTCCGGAGCCAGGTGTCGAGCGGCCAGCCTTTGAAGTGCAACGAGCAGCGACGCGCGCCGGTCCGGAACTGCGGCACCGTCCCGGCCTCGGTCATCTCCGAATACAGTGTCCACTCCCCGCCCTCGGTGAAGCAGCTGGTCGGCTCGGTCGTGTCGTCGTGTACCTCGATCCCGTCGGCCTCCCGCGGCCCCTTGCGGCTGAGCTGGACGTACCGGACGCCGTGCTCGCGCATCAACGGCAGCATGTACTCCTCGACGAGTCGCTGCGTGTCCGGGAACTCGTCGCCGACCTGCGCCGTGATGACGACGAGGTCGGACAGGTCGAAGTCTCTCGAGCTGGGATCGGTCAGCCACCGAACCAGGATCGCCGTCGAGTCAACCCCCATACCGTAGCTGAGCACCACCTTCGCCGGCTTGTCGTTGTTCGTGGTCATCGTGGGCCCCCTTCCCTAGTAACAGGTGTGAGCGCCGTACTCGGTGACGCCAGCGTTGCCGGTGTAGATGTTGCCGCGCGCGAAGTTCTTGGCCGGCGCCTTCCAGCTGGCCGCCTTCAAGACGTCGCCGTTCGTGCGGTCGATGAAGCAGTGAGCCGAGCGGCTCGGGCCGAGGTCGTGCCGGACGATCCGGACGTAGCGCCGGCCGTACATGGTCGACAGGGTGGCGGCCGGGGAGTGATACCCGGCGCGCTCGTGGTTGACCTCGATGATCTCCTGCGCCGTCGCCAGCCAGGCCGTGAGCGCCTTCTCGAACTCGGTGTCGGTGTGCGTGGTGTTGTCGTTGGTCATTGTCGCCTCCCTACCAGCCAGCGATCATCGAGGTGATCGGCTCGGACTTGACGTTCATCCCGCCGTAAATCAGCCACATGTTCCGGCGGTCGTGAATGTTCTGGATCGCGGTGGCCTGGCCGCCGCGCGGACCGACGAGGTCGAACCCGCACTCGCCGTGCTTGGTGACCGTGAACTTCCGACCGTTGATCCGAATCTGCATTCCCTCGGTGATGATCATCGCGCCCTCCGTGCGGTTGCTGTCTTGTGTGTCCCTCATCATGGTTACAGTGTGACACAGCCCCCGGGAGGTGTCAACAACTTTTTTCACTTTTTTTAAAAAAAGTTTTCGCCCTACTCCCGCAAGGGTTTCCGCCCCCTTCGCCTGGCCTAGCTGGCCTTTTTCTCCTCCCGCTTTGCCTTCTGCCTGTCGAGCCGTTCGCGCCGCTTGCACAGCAGGTCGAGCAGCCGGCCGACCGTCGCCGTCACCTTGCGATCGCCGGATCTCATCATGGTCACCAGCGGCCGGGACACTCCCAGCTCCTCGGCAAGTTCCGCATCCTTCAATCCGAGCAGCTCCTGCTTTTCGGCGAACTCCTTCTCCGTCATCACTGCGTCCCTGATCGGCATAGCTTCCTCCGTAGCTTGCGGCCGACGTCGGCCGGATCAAGAACGCGCTCTCGCGGTTCAAGCAGGCGCACAGCACGTACAATAAGGACGTCAGCAAGGCGCGGATCTTTGAACGGATCGTTCGCGCTGCGCTGGCGGCAGGGGTCGACGTCTCGTACGACAGCAGTCGAGCCCGTTCACGCGGATCGACTCGATCAACGCATCGGCGATCGCGTCCGCGTCGGTCTGGTTGTAATCATCGAGCGTGTTCTGCGCTGCCTGCGACAGCTCGTCTCTGATCTGCTCGGCGATCTCCTCGGCCTGTTCTTTCGTCAGCATCACTCGCTCCTCCGTAGCTTGTCGGCCAGGTTGACCAGCGCGCGCGCTGCTCCGTTCCCGGCCTTCGTCCCTTCCGAGTCCGCGCTGTTGCACGCCTCGGTCAATACTCTGTCGACCTGCTCGAACTGGTCGCGCGGTACGACCAACCGTCGGCCGCGGAGGCAGCCCGCCGCGGTCCGGTACTCGGCCGCCGTCGGCCCGTACTCGTCGTCGAGGTCGTCGGCCTCGAGGTGGATAGGATCGCTCACGTACACCTCCCAGGCGCTGAGCTGGGCCGGTGTGAGTATGGCTCGCGCTGGCATCGGCTAGGCTCTCAGCTCGGCCATCGTGAGACGCATCCCGCGCCAGGCCGCGAAGTCCGTCTGCAGCGCGACGAGGATCGCCGTGTGCAGGTTCGGCGACAAGTGGCTCGACATGTTGAACACCTGATCCCGTCCCTCGAGGATCCGGTCGAGCTTCGCGTTCCCTTGCTCGTTCATGTACTCCGCCGGCGCCTCGATCGTTCCCGTCCGCGTCTCGATCTTGAACTGTCCTACCTCTATAACCATGTCGGCCTCCGTCGCCGGCGGGACGGCCCGCCGGCGTCTCGTTGGTGTCTAGTCCTCGTCCGTGAGCATGATCGTGATGACCGGCTCCATGTTGTCGCCAGGTCCGACCAGCGACTTGAGAACGACCGTCTGCTGCTTGTAACCCTTGCGCGCCTTCGGCATCGTGAAGATCACCTTGTAGTAGGTCTCCGACCCGCTGGCGCGGCCGAGGCGGACTGCGAACATCAGCATCGAGAGCACGTCCCAGGCCCGGCCCTGCTCCGACTGACCGGGAGCCTCGAGCGCGGACTCGTTGGCGATGTACTCGGCCCAGAGGCGCGCGGTCACGGCGACCGGGAACTTGAACCCAGCCTCGCGGCCCAGCTCGGAGAGGTCGACGAGCACGCCGTCGTCGATCGCCTGCTCGCGGGTGTAGGTGCTGATAACATCGGCGTCGGCCCAGAAGTTCTCGTTCTCGTTGCTCATCGTGCTCTCCTTGGTTTGTGTGTCCCTCATCATGGTTACAGTGTTACACACACCCCGGACCCTGTCAAACTATTTTTTTACTTTTTTTAAAAAAAGTTTTCGCCCTACTGCCGCGCGGCTTTCCGGACCTTCCGGAGCTTGGTCAGTACGCGCAGCCGGCCGGACGTCCCGGCGTTCTGCATCATATACCCGACCCAATCGAGCAGGGTCAGCGACGCGAAGAAGGCCCCGCTGTCCGCCATCGGGTGCGGGTGCTCGAGCAGCTCGGCCTCGATCCCTCCCTCGTCGAGCAGCGCGTCCAGCTCGTCCAGCCTGACCCGCTCCCGCGCGTGTCGCTTCTCGCGGTCGACCTTGCGCTTCGCCTCGGCGACCTGCTTGACGAGCCCCTTGTCGCCGAGCTTCTTTACGCACTCGCAGCCGACCTTGAACCGCTTGCCGTCGGCGTCCTGGATCCAGTAGAAGTCGGAGATCCCGGTGCCGCAGTAGTCGCACGAGCCGCCGACCTGGATCGGCGCCCCGGGGCAAGCCTGATAGGTCCGGTGCTCGTGACCGACGAACCGGAACGGGGCCCGGCCCAGCCCGGCCGCCTCGAACTTGTGATACTGTGTGTCGTTCGTCATCGTGTCCGCTCCTTGTCGCGCTTCGCAAAGAACGCCATCACGCGAGCTGTAGTGGCCTCTTTCCATGCGCGCTTGATTGCGTTGGCGACCCGCGACTGCTGACGAGCTGTCATCCCGTCGAAGTTCCAGCCGTACTCCTGCGACCAGAGGTAGGCCAGGCCGAACTCGTTCTCGACCAACTCTCCGGCCTCTCCCATCGCCGCCGCTCGGCGACTCACGGTCTCGATCATCTGTTTCGTGACGGTTTCCACGTCCGCCCCCTACCGCGCCATCCGGGAGCAGCGCTCCTCGAAGGTGTCGATGTCGAGCACGCGGTCGCCGTACAGCGTCGCCGCCTCGGTGTACAGCCGGTACACACCGGCCAGGTCGGAGGCCGCGTCGATCGACTTCCAGAGCTTGTACAGCTCGACCGCGTTGTCGACGTAGTACTCGGCCGCCTCGAGCATGTCGTCGAGGATCGTACGGGTGAAGTTCTTGGCCGTCTCGACTACCGTGTTCGTCGTCATGGTGCACTCCTTGTTGCTGCTGTCCGGACCCTGAGAGGCGACGGAGGGAGTCGAACCCTCGTTAGACTCGCAAGCACCCTGGCGGGCGGAGCTACCGGCTCCCTTTTTGCTGCGCGTCGCCGTGTTTGTTTCGTTCATCATGGTTACAGTGTGACACGGGACCGCGGACCTGTCAACATCTTTTTTTAACTTTTTTCACTTTTTTTCTGGACCTACAGCGGCGGGCGTTTGCGGGGCTGGGAACTGGTTAGCAGCGCGACAATCGATCTATGCTGGCGTTGAACTTGCGTACCTTCTCGCGGTGCTCCTCGCACAGTCGCTCGTTGTGCTCGGCGTCGGTGGGACAGGTCACGGTCACGATGTCGAGCAGCTCGCGCATCTCGTTACGCTCGGCGACCTCGACGTCGACCCGCTGGCCTGGCTCGATCATCTTGAGCCCCTCGGACCAGCTGACCGTATCGCCGGTCCACTCCTCGACGCCGGCCTTGAGCAACCGCTCGAACCGTTGCCCGTCGTCGTCCTGATCGAAGATGGTCCGGACCTGCAACTCTCGCCGCCTCGACGCGTTCTGGAACCCGGCCGCGGCGAGTTGTGCTAGCAAGTAAACTCGTTTCGTCTTGACGTTCATCGTGTGCCCCCTATGCCCGGCCCAGTCGGCGGGCGGTGTCGGTAGTGGTCGGCCGGTTGATCGCCGGTGAGATTGCCTTGTAGAGCTTCTCACACAAGCTGGCGATCGACTTGGTCGCAGCGCGGATCGTGAACGCCTCTTGAGCCTCGGTCATGTCGAGGTTATTTCCGAGAGCCCGGTCGACGCACTCGTCGATCAGGTTGTCGCGCTCGGAGATCACGTCGCGGACCCGGTCGACGCTCCGGAACAGGATCCAGGTCTTGCCGCTCGCCAGGATGTCGTCGCTCTCCGGGTAGACGTCGCAGGCGATCGCGGTCTGGTTGTCGGTCAGGCCCCGGACGAGCACCGGCTGGTCTCCGATGCTCAGCTCGTTGTTCTCGAAGGCCAGCCGCAGTTCGGCCAGCCGGCCGGCGTCGCCGGCCGCCGCGGCGTGGTTCCACTCGTCGTTGAGCAGCCTGTCGATTTTCTCGCGGTCGTTCATCGTGCCCTCCCTAGTTCCAGCCGTCGACGGCCAGGCCGCGGCGGGCGATCTCGTTGAGTGCGTAGCACATCTCCCAGCGGTAGACGCGGCCCTTCGGATTGTCGGGCATCGCCAGCCAGGCCGCCTTCGCGTCGTCGCGGACGAAGAACAGCTCGTCGTCGGTCATGTTGCGGGCCTTCATCTGCAGCTCCTCGTGATTGATTTCGACCTGGCTCATTTTCTCCTCCGTGGTGTTTGTTGTGTCCCTCATCATGGTTACAGTGTGACATAGCCCCTGGGAGGTGTCAACAACTTTTTTCACTTTTTTTTAAAAAAAGTTTTCGCCCTACTCCCGCAAGGGTTTCCGGCTCAGCTGGGCCCGTTCGACTCGCCGAACGCCCCGGCCGGGAGCTGCCAGGAGTCGGTCAGCACGGGCCCGGTGTACTCCCTCGAGCCGCACGCCTCCCGGACCTCGGCGGGAGCGTCGGCCGCGAAGCTCTCGCCCCTGGCGACGTACTCGAGCAGGTCGACGCCGACCGTCTGGCGCTTGACCTTCCGGCTGTGCATCGTGTACCCGATCTCATTCTCGACCTTGACCAGCTCGTCGAACTGCTCCGGGAGCAGGTCGGCCGCGGCGGCCATCTGGTTCGGAGAACCGAAGATGCAGAACGCGCAGGAGCAGCGACCGAACCCGGCCCGATAACAGGGGTGAGGGGTGACGCCGTGCCGCTCGATGATCTCCCAGACCTCGGCCTCGGTCCAGTCGATCACCGACCGCCACTGGATGACGGTCCGCTTCGAGTTGCTCGACTTGTGACGCTCGGTCTCGGCGTACTTCGCGCGGTTCGCGCTCTCCTCGCGACGCTCGCCGGTGATCATCATGAACCGGCCGCCCTGCTTGAAACGCGGGTCGTTCCGGTAAGCGGTGGCAGCGACGTCGATCTTGAGGTAGCTCGAGCACCAGCGCGCCTGCAGGTCGGCGGACACGGCCGGGAACTTCATCCGCGTTCCGTTCTTGCCCTTGCCGCCGGTGGTCCTGGTCTCGCCGTCGCCGCACTCGAACGAGGTCGGAGCGGTCGGCCGGTCGTTGCGCAGCATCTCACCGCGGAACCCGTGCTGCTTCCAGGAGTAGCGGAGCGGCAGCTCGAGCGCGTCGGCGACTCGCTGGCAATAGTCCGGAGTGATCGGCCAGTCCATGAAGGCCGACACGGACTCGCGTCCGTCGATCTCGTGGTGCCACAGCTCGAGCTTCTCCCGCGGACACCCCAGCTCGAGGAGCTGCAACACCGCGGCCAGCGAATCCTTGCCACCGGAGAACGCGACGACCACGGACTCGAACAGCTCCCAGCCGGTGACATCGCCGGCCTTGATCATGTCGATCGCGTCCTGCTCCTCGGCGGTCGGCGCCTTCACGTTGCGCGGAGCCGGGAGGTTGCCGCAGTTGCCGTCGATCGTGATTTCGATTTTGTCGGTGGTCATCGTCAACTCTCCCTAGTTCTCTACCGCGTCCAGCTTGATCACCCGGGGGAAGCTCTCGTCGACGTACCCGTCGCGGATCAGCTTGCCGCCGTTCAGGTTGATGAGCGCCCAATAACCATTAGTGTACGTGGTCAGCGCGTAGTCACCGCCGCGGGGCCCGCGGAGGAACATCTGCCGGGTCGCGCAGTAGTGACCCTCCCGAACCTTGAGCAGGCCGGAGTCGATGCCCTGGTAGGTCTGGACCTTGACGGCCTTGGTCCGACAGTTGGTGGTCTCGAACTCGACGACGATCGGAGTGTTGCTGTAGGACATCTTTTCCTCCGCGGTGTTGGTGTCTTGTGTGTCCCTCATCATGGTTACAGTGTGACACGGTATCCCGAGCCTGTCAACATCTTTTTTTTACTTTTTTTTAAAAAAGTTTTCGCCCTGCTGCCGCAAGGGTTTCGAGCGCTGTCTCGCTACCAAGTCAGGCCGAAACCAGCTCTCCTGGTCTCGGCGAACTTCTTGGCCAGCCTGACCGATGGGATGTGCTTGAATGTCTCGCTGGCGAAAGCTCGACCGCGCCAGATCGTGAGACTGATCGATCGCGTCCGCCGGTTGCGGACGATCCGGAATCGATCGCCGTTGTCGTCGGTCGAGTCGTACTGACTATCCCAGATCAGCGGACGGACCTCTCGCTTCCAGGCGAGAGTCATTGACCGGTCGCGGTTGCGACGCGCGCACGCCTGATCGCCAGCGCCTTGCTCGGAGCCTTGATCTGGATCGTGAGCCGGTTGTCTGGCTTGCTGCACGTTCCGCTTCGGCCGCGGCACGTCAGCTCGAGTAGGTATCGGCTCGGCGCCTTCTTCTTGACCCAGCCTCCGCGCTTCTTCTTCCAGGTCGACTCGTCGAGGTTGCCCTGTCTGGTGACGCACATCTTGTCTCTACAGTTTGGACACGAGAATCGTCTCACCGGTTGCCCTCCATTTCTTCGAGCCGCTTGACCGCGGCCGGTGTCTCGAGCAGCTTCTTGATCCTGCTGAGCTTCGCGTTGATGCCGAGCAGCGTGAGCAGATGCAGAACCACCGCGAACACGATCAGCGCGTCAGTCATCGGACCAGCGCCTCGGCCCGGTCGCGTGCCTCTCGTGTCAGCTCGCACTCGCGCGCCAGGTTGTCGCGCTCCGCGCGAATCCGCTCGATGTCCTTGGCTAGCTCCTGCTCCGGGTAGCCTCCGCCCTTCGAGCGCTGGTCGTCACCGAGAGCGGCCTTGATCGTCCGGACCGTCGTCTGGTATCGGTCGCGCACCTGCTCGAGCGCCTGCTCGAGTTCGGCGATCCTCTCCTCCGGTGTCAGCTCGCGCGCTGGTTCGCTGGTAAACTCGACCATGTTGTTCGGTCTCCTTCCGCCGGCGCTTCTTCCGGTGAGATTGCTTGGTCACAGCTGGGCCCGTACCGCGCGCTCGACGAGCGGCGGGAGGTTCCAGAGTCGCTGTCGACCTCGACACGCGACCGGGTTCTTGAGCATCTTGACGTTAGCCAGAACCCAATGGTGTTGACCGGGAACGCACCACGGCCTCCGCGGATCCTCGCCCTCCGGAGTGTACAGCATCCCGCCGAGCTGGGCCACGGCGAACACCTGACCGAGCGGTACCTTCGGCCACTCGATCACGGCCGTCTCGTTGCCGCGCTTGAACACGGTCACTCCGGGAGCGACCCACCGGCACAGCCAGCCGGCCCGGTACGCCATGTCGATCACTCCGTTGATCTCGCGGTCGGCCGCGCTCCTGCTCGAGGTGGCTCCGAGGTTTACTCCTGAGTGAAGCGCGAACGCTCCTGACAGTTCCGTGCTCGACGGTGACCAGACTCTATTCTCGACGCGCTTGTCGAGGTGCATGATCGCCGCCGCCCACGCGCCCCAGATTGTGATCGCCTTCATCTCCGCCCCTCGTTGATTCTGTTACGACGCGAGCCTCCGAGCCTTCAAGCGATTGATCTCCGCGGCCTGCCTCTCGATCATTCGCTGGTACTGCTCGAGCACTCGGCGATGGTCCTGGCGCTCGTCGGCAAGCAGACGCAGCAACTCGCGGAGCTGCTCGTCAGTTCCTTCGATGATCACCGGCCCCCGTCGGGTCTCCTTCTTGCTTTCCGTGGTAGTGGTCATCATGATCAACTCCGTTCAGCGGATGACTTTCCCAATACTCAGTCACCGCTGTTCTCACTAGCTCCGACACAGACAGTCCAAGTCTCCTCGCTCTACTTCGAAGGAACGCAAGTTGCGGCCCGGAGAACGAGACCATTTGTTTCTGCATCGCCATCGCTAGTCACCAGAATAGATCATTCAGACACTATCTGTCAATACCGCAGTACCACCGTGGGCACTTCGAACGCTCCTCGTGTTTCAACTTCTCAACGATGCGCCTGATTCGGTTGTCCGCGGCCTGCTCTGCGAGCTGGCGTTCTTCCTCGCTCTCCGGCTCGTCGTCCATGATGCCGACGAACTGCGCAGTCTTGAGCCCGAGCACGTCTAGCATCACCTCGTCGAACCCTGCGTCGGTGACGCAGTACCAGAACGGGAACTCCGTCAGGTCCGGGTTATATCCGATGCGCGCCAGCCGCGCTTCACATTGAGTGTGCACCGCCGGAGACCAGTCCAGCTCGGCGAACACACCGCAGGTCGCCCGGTGCTGCAGGCCGTCGAGCCCGGCCGCTGAGCGGAGCGACAGCTGCGCCAGGTTGGTCTCTCCTCGGACGAACCTGCGCAGCGCTCCGTCCTTCTGTTTCGTGGTCTGCCGTCCAGTGAGCACTGCTGGTTCGAACTCGGAGAGGTGCTCGGTCAAGATGTTGTGAACGTCGTGATGCCAAGCGAACAGCATCACCTTCTCGCCGGCCTCGAGCAGCGCACGGACAAAGTGCGCGACGTATCCAGCCTTAGAAACCCCCGTTGCTCTCCTGGTCCTTTGCTCAATCTCTCGCGCCATCTTTCCGCGCGTGTGAAATTCGTTTGTCCTGTCGTACTGGTTCGCCAACTCCACCGCCACGCCGATCGCCTCGGAGTACACGTCGTCGTCCTTCTCGACCGGCTGGACTTTCCGGAGGGACTTCGGCATCTGGGCCTCGACCTCGTGAAGCCTGCGCCTTATCATCAATCCCTCTCGGCGGAGGTGATCGTTCAGCACGCTAGGTTCCTTGACGATCTTCTCCCCGTACCCGGTGCACCATTCGCGGGTGAACGCCTCGTAATCTGAAAGGCAATGAAAATCGATCGCGTTGAGTACCGCCCAAATCTCTGAGCCGTACCCGAAGATCGGAGTCCCGCTCAGGCCCCAGACGTTGTCGGCAGCCGACGACAACTTCGACGCCTCGGAGTACTTCGCAGTCCCTGTGTGACGCAGCTCCTGGACCTCGTCGTAAATCAGTGTCGGGAACCCGTACTCGAGCAGCCTCTCGCCCCAGGCCCTGAGTATCGAGTAGTGACAGATAACAAACGGCTTGTCCGGCAGCGCCGACGGCTTGAGCCCAGCGCAGATGTGGACCAACGATTCGCCGCGCTTATCGGCGACGGTGAACTGGTCGTCCTCGATGTCGAGCTGGTATTCGCCAGGCAGATCGAACAGCGCTCCGATCACTCGTCGCCATTGAAATTGAACGTGCGGCTGGACAACACACAGGATCGGGTACCTGTTGACGGTCGCCGCTGCTCCCAGCGCCGTGAACGTTTTGCCCGTCCCCGTGCCATCGGCGAGGAGCGCGCGCTCGTTGGCGATCATGAACGCAGCTCCCTCTCGCTGATAATCGTACAGCTGCGCCAGGAATGTCGGAGGCGTAGTAGCAAGTTCGAGTTTGGTATTCCTCTCTCTACGGAGTGCGTGCTCGATCGCGGCCGGCATCACCTCGGCGATTTTCTCCTTCGCATTGTCGGTCAGCTCGAGCGGGTATCGGAGCAGGAACCAGTTCAGATCGCCGACTGCTCGACGCGTAGCACGGAAGCGCACGATCTCTCGGTGGTACGTGACCGCGCCAGGGAACAGCCGCTTCGCCAGCTCTCGCATCGCCGGCTCGCCGGCCAGGTAGAACGAATCCTTATCTCCCTTGTTGCTGTAGTCCATCTGTCCGTACAGATGACCAGACAGCGACGGCTCGGCGAGGTAGTCCGGGATCCTGGTCACGTTGCCAACCCCCAGCGCTTGCTCAGCACCACGCGCTCGACGCGCTTCCCGTTGCACTCCCGCGGGTACGTGAACAGCCCGCGCTCGGTGACGAGGATCACCGCGTCGAGTTGGTCCGACGCGCAGTACCGCTCGAGCTGCTCGGCGACCGCCGCGGTGTTCGGCTTGCCGCGCTTCACCTCGACACCAACCCGGCCGGCGACGAAGTCGATCCGGCTGCGTTCAGCAATCCGTACCTCGTGCGCGTGGTCGATCCCGTGGTCGGTTAGCGCCGTCGATACCGCGACGTGTATCTGGTACTCGTCACTCGTCGAGTGCATCCGGATCGTGCGCAGCGCAGCGATCACATCTTCGAGGCTCGGTGTCATCGCCAGTTGAGCACGCGCACCTCCGACCAGCTCCGGCCGAGGTTGCGGAGAGCCGCGGCCAGCGCCGGCCCCGGCCAGACGTAGATGGCGTACTCCCGCATGTCCCCGCCCTTGATGAACACTGGCCTGGGGACGAGGTTGTACTTCACCACGAACGGATGCCGGCGCCAGAACTCGACGCGCTTCTTCGACGCCTCGATGCCGGTCTGCAACAGCATCGCAACCAGCCCGAACGGGTGCACCAACTCGAGGGAGCGCTCGACGAACTCGACGGCCATCGAGAACGGCGGGTTCGTGATGATCAGATCCCAACTCCGATAGGCGAACGACTTCTCGGCGACCTCGAAGCACTGCTCGACGTCCAAGAAATCCACCCCGGACAAGAAGCTCGCCCCGGTGACAGGTTCTCCTATTTCCCGAACGTCACACCCTAACCGTCTGCCGGTGACGCCCATCGTTGCCGCTCGCAGGAACGGCGCACCGTCACCACAGCCAGGCTCTAACACTCGCATATGTCGACCATCTAACGACCGAGCATGTAACAGATACACCGCGCGGTATGCCTCGGCCGCCAGCTCCGGCGGTGTCGGGTAGTGCTCGGCCTCCGCCTTGCCTTGTGCCTCCGGTCTCGTCGGTTGCAGTTCGAACTTCATCGACTCGGCCTCTCGCCCGGCCAGTCGTCCCAGCTCGTACCGACGAGGTGCACGTCGCCGGCGTACTCGTCCATCGCGGTACGACCCTCGAGCGATCGGAGCAGGTACACGATCATGTTCTGCGGATAGTGTTCGCCCGGATCCGGAGCGTTGACCCAGCCAGCGAAGCCGTCGTCCTCGTCCTCGAATATCTCGACCAGCTCGATCTCAGCCAGGTACGGCACACCGGCCGGGTCGAGCGCGAGCACTTGTTCTCCGACCTGTCGCGGTATCACTTCGAGTTCACGCCCCATTGTCATCACCTCCGTTCTGCACCAGCGCGCCCGGTGTTACCAGCGCGCCGATCGCTCCGAGGCCGAGACGCTTCTGCAGCTCGGCCGCCGAGAACCGATCCCTCGACAGCAGGATCCCGCGGAACGCCCCCATCGAGATCGCCGCCGACGCCACGAACGTCGCCTGCTCTCCTCCGGCCGGGAGCCATCCGGACCCGCCGCACATCTGGCAATCGCTCTCCTTCGTCCGCCTCTCCTCCGGGATCAGATCCCGGAGCTTGCGCTCGACGTCCTTCCAGCGCCCCTGACAGCCGTGTACTGGCTGGATACAGCGCAAGGCCACCAGTGCCCACCCGTCGCCGTCAGCGGATACACGGGCAACCTGGACGCCCTGACATCGGATCTCCCGGTGGTCGTCCGGACCGACAGGTTCGAGGGGCAGCTCGATCCCGCCGAGACCGACGGCCGCGGCCAAGATCCCGTCGACCCGATCCGGGCCGACCTCGACAACGAACTCGATCATCGCCTCGGCTCCAATCGGTACGCGAATACCCACGGGTTCGAGTCCCAGCTCGCGCCGCGCTTCGCGTTGAGCTGGTCCCAAACTGCCCGGTACTGATCCTCCGGCCACGGATGCATCCCGTCTCGCTGCGTCGGCATCGGACAGCCCTCGGCGATCGCCTGCTCGCGGGTCAGCTCCTGCAACCGATGGATCATCACCTCGGCGACCTTGAACTCGAACCGAGAGTGCACCCGCGGCATGTAGATCGGAGACGTCCAACGGAGATCGCACCACGGTTCGTCAGCTCGGTACGACACTCCGTCGGCCTTCCTCCGGAACGCCTCGCGAGCCCAGACGTGATCGCCGACCATCACCGCCGGATAGATCCGGTGCACCGCCGTCGGGGTGTACGGAGAGCCGTCCTTCTCCGGGACATGCAGGTACGGGCCCGCGTTCCCGGCCGGGCTCGGTCCGCCGTCGACGAACACGCGGTCGGATCCGAAGTCGAGCCACGGCCACAACACGCGACAACTCCCGCGCGCGCTGTGACCGTCGATGTAGCAGTTCCCGACGCTCGGGAGCCTCCGCGTCTGCGACTTGTTCCCGTCGCGGAATGCGAGGATGCTCTCGTCTCCGAACACCAGCCCGAACTCCCTCGGCTTCTGCTCAGCCATTGCGCACCCCAGCTCGCTCGAGCAGGTCGGCCTTGATGATTACCTGCTTCCCCTCTCCGGCGAGAACATCGCGCGCTCTCCGGTAGTACTCAGGCCAGTCGACGTCGTTCGAGCGCTTGTCGTAGTTCCACGCGCCGAGCTTGTACGTGTCAACGTACGGCAAGCTGGCGACGATCAGCGCGATCGATTGCAGCGGATCGATCACCGGCTCGATGCTGACCCAGGTCCGGAACCCGCGCTCGTGTGCGTGCTTGAGCAGGAGCATTCGCTCCTCCGGGAGCGCCGCGTACGGCTCCCACTCCTTCGACTCCTCGGCCTTCGCCAGCGTCAGCGAGCAGGCCACCGCGTCGCCGTCGTCGAGCAGGTCGAAGTCGCGCTCGGCCCGGAGTCCTCCCTTCGTCAGGATCTCGACGTGCCGTCCGTACTTCTTGAGCAGTTCGAGCGCCTGGCGTGTGAGCCCGATCTGCATCTCGAGCGGCTGGTACGGATCCGTCGTGAACGACATCATGATCGCGCGCTCGTCTCCGGCCTCGGCCAGTTCGGCCGCGTCGCGCTCGACCTTGCGCAGCGCACCAGCTCTCGCCGATGCCGACGCAAACGTCGCGCGGTCGACCCTGATCACGCTGGGCCCGAAGCAGTACGAGCACGCGTGCTCGCATCCGCGATACATCGACAGCGCCAGGTCGGAGTACTCCGCCGCGCGTCCGCTGGGTTCGTAGATTATCCGCACCGCTACTCCCCTTTCACCTCTCCGTCCTCAATCACGATTGCGGCCTGGTCGTTGTCGCCGACCCGCTCGAGCCAGACCTGGAAGTCGTTCCGCTCGGCCATCGCACGCACCATCGCCAGGCTGTCGTCGTCGAGCAGGCTGCCGTCGCGGATCAGCATCACGCGGAGCGTCGGGTTCAGCGCGATCCCCATCGCGACCGAGACCTCGAGCTGCTCCGCCGCGGATGCCTGCGAGAACGGCAGCCCGTTGAACGTCACCCCGCCGTCGCCGAACGACAGACCGCGGACCGGGATCTTCGCCTCGGCGATCCTCCGCTCGCGCTCGGCGACCAGTTCGTCGAGCTTCTTCGTCAGCTGGTCGGCCTTGTCCTGCTCGGCCTCGAGGTCAGCGCGGAGTTGGAGCACTCGCTCGTTGTGATCGACCGCTCGGTTGTTCTCGTCGAGCTGCTCGAGCTGCTCGAGGAGCGGCTCGGTCCGGACGTCCTCGAGCTGGTCGACCTCGGACTGCACCTCGAACACCGCCGCCCCGGCGACCGACACCAGTTCGACGCACTCGGCGAGCGTGTTTTTCGCCGCGGCGAGCCGCTGCTCGAGTTCCGCGACGCGCTGCTGTGCTTCCTGCCTGCGCCTGGTCTGTAGCTCGTGCGACTGCTTCACCGCCTCGAGGTGTCGGCGTATCTCGGCGTTGTCCGCGTTCGTCTGACGAGCCTGCTCGAGCTGCCGATTGATCTCCGCTGCCGACTGCCTCACGACAACGTCGGTCGGGATCGTCTGCTGCCCTTCGGCCTTGGCCGACAGACGCTTGACCTCCCGGTTGACGTCGGTCCGCTCGGCGTACACCCGCTCGCGCTCGGAGTCGACGTCGGACAGGTCGAGCTTGACGAGCCGCCTGAGCGCCTCTCCTTGCTCCTTCGGCGCCATCCGGGAGAATGCTAGCGGGTCGAACGATACGTCCGCCATGAACCGGTCAAGGAACTTCTGCGGCGACTTGACGTCGGCCCCGTTGCGCGCGCGTACCGTGAGCTGTCCACCGCCGGCCGCCGTGAACGAGCGCCGAACCGTGTAGTCGTCCAGCTCGCAGACGATCACGCCCTTGTCCGCCCCGTCGCGCACCGGCCTCTCGCAGGCCGCCCTCGCTCCTCCGAGCGCCATAGCGATCGAGTCGAGCACGCTGGACTTCCCCGCCGCATTCTTGCCGCCGACGATGGTTAGCGCTCCTCCGGGCTCGATGGTCACCGCGCGCAATCGCTTCACGTTGGTTGCTTCCAAGCGGATGATCCGCTGTCGCTTCTCGTCTGCCATGCCCGCCTCCCTGTGCATGGTCTCGACGCGCCGGCCCGGTGCGATGATCAAGAGGATCCCGGACCGACGCTTCGAGTCAATTGTTCTGGCTTCCGATCATCGCAGCGCCATTATAACACAGCGCTGAACGATGACAAAATTCACTTCTCGAGAGCCGGCCGCGCCGGCAACTTGATCAGCGCCCCGGCCGCCAGGTTGTCGAGCGCCTCCGAGAGATAGCTCGCCGCGGAGATCCACGGCTCCGCCTCCGGCAACTCGAACGCGTCGTCCTCGCCATACTCCTGCTCGAGCTGCTTGCGTATCATCGCCAGCGTACCCACCGCCCGGTTGAGGTTCGCCACTTCCTGCTTGGATAGCACCAGCTCCGACTCGAGCACGTCGTCGAGCAGTGGCATACACACGTCGTTCCATCGCATCGCTCTCTCCTTTTCCTTGACCATCCGAGACTGAGCAGCGACATCGCTGTACCTTCCCAGGCGCTTCGTTTACAGGCGCGTCGTCAGCTACACCGGCTTTCCCGCCTTTCGGCTTCGGCCCAGCTCGCGGGTTGCCCCGGTCGTTGCGGTAAGCACCGTACTGCTCCCAGGTCCCGGCTTTTGGTTTTCTTGACCGCTTCTATCCCTACCGCAACCAGGGCGGGTCGGGGACTGCGAGCATCGCTCCCAGACTTCAGGGTCGCTACCTCACCGGAAACCGCGTCCAGTTTCCCACGCTTTCGGCAGACGTTCTGCAGCCTGCCGCTGCTCAGTCTCGAATTGTCAAAGAACCGATACCGCGTCCGGGATTCGAACCCGGCCCAGCTCCAACCGCGGTTAGCTTCCGAGCAGGCCGCGGATCGTCGCGGCCATCGTCTTGCACGCATCGTCCGAGCTGTCCCGGATGTGCGACCAGTCCCAACCGATCGACGCCATCAACTCCGCCAGCGGAGCGCGGCCGTACCCGTCTGCCAGCGAGTAAACGAGCAGCGCCTCGTTCTCGTCGAGGCAGCTATGCAGCTCGCCGTTCCAGTGGAGCGCGGCCACGATCAGATCCCAATCCGCCATCTCCGCCGCCGCCGCCTTCTGCTCAGTAGTGATGGTCATTGGATGACCCTTTCTGCCCTTGCGGGCGGTTGTGTTAGCCCTCGATGCCGAGGAAGTCCTCGGCCCGGCACATCACCGTCTCGGTCCAGACCAGCTTCGCGTCCCACGTCCAACCCCAGGAAAGGAAGCCGGCTACATCGTCGACCGCCGCGGCCAGTTCGCGGAGAGACTCGGCGATCTGGTACGCGTCGTTCTCGCGCTCGGAGTCGCTGGCCGACTTCTGATCGGCGACGACCTGCTCGAGAAGGTCGGCGGTCTGCTTGGCGATGGTGTCGAGGTAGCTTTCTTCGCTGGTCATCGTCCGGGTCATCGTGGCCTCCGCTGTGTTGTTTGTTCCGTTCATCATGGTTACAGTGTGACACAGGTTTCCGAACCTGTCAACATCTTTTTTAAACTTTTTTCACTTTTTTTCTGGGCCTACTGCGACGCGGGTTTGCGGAGCTGGGAGCTAGCTACTCGGCCGGCGTCAGACACTCCGGCAACTCACCGGCCAGCACGTTCCCGGCGGTGCCGATGAAGTACTCGTCGTGTCCGTTGTCGTGGTCGAGCGTCACGAACACGCCTCCGCCGTTCGGTCCGTTCGGGTCGATCCGGACGGACCGCGGCGACCGCCCGGAGTAGTGCTCGCTGACGAGCAGCGTTACCTTCGTGATCAGGCGCCCGGCTTTCGTCTGGTCGGCCCACTCGCGGAGCTTCGCCACCACCAGGCAGTGCGACCCGTAGCGGACCGCCCCCGGCATCGCCTTGTCGACCGCGTCCCAGACCGACAGCGCCAGGTTCGCCAGCTCGCGGTCGAGGTTGGTGCTCTCCTCGAGCCAGTTGTCCTGATCGCTGAGCTTCAAGATTGCGATCTCGATCGCCGCCTTCGCCATCGCGTCGCCGGCCTTCTTCTGCTCGTCCGTCAGGTTGTTCTCGTTCATCGTTAGCTCCTGTTGTTGGCGAACCGCTCGCGGCCCGCGTTGTTGATTAGTCCCTCGCCTTGATCTTGGCTTCCAACTTCGACACGTCGAACCCGGCCGCGCGGGCCTCGGCGATCAGTCTCTCCTGCGACGCCCGCGCCTCCCGCTGGAACCTCTCGTTGTCGGCGTCGATGCAGTCCTGGCAGTGACGCCACGGTCGGCCCTTGCGAGTCTTGGTCGGCGAGCCGCTGATCGGCACGCGTCCGTCTCCGCTCCGTACGATCTGCTTGATCTCTCCGCACTCGGTGCACCTTGCGTACATCTCTAGCTCCTCCCCTCGACCCTGGCGATGTAGGCCGGGCTCCGGTACTCGTTCAACCGCTCGCGCGTCATGTGCAGCGGCTTGTAATAGACGAAGGTGCATCCGGGATGCAGCTTCTCGATTTCGGACAGCGCGTCCGGGTGCGGAACGTCCGCGGCCCAGAGACGATCGGAGAACCGAGGGTCGACTGCAAGCGCGGTGCAGTCGTACGTCGCGATGATTTTGTCCGGCTGGTTGAACCAGTAGTTGTCCGGGTTGTCGTCCTTCATCACCGTGACCTTGACGGAGATCGTTCTCTCGGCTGTTACGTGCATGTCGTTCTCCTTCTTCATCGTTAGCCCCACCAGCTCTCGTCGTTCTCCTGCTCGATCAGGATCGCGTTCTCGTAATCGAAGTCGGGCCCGTGGTCGCGGTTGCTCTCGCGGGCCTCGTGCTCCTTCTCCCACTGCTCGATCTGAGCGTCGGTCGGGTTCATGTTGGTGCGGTACGCCTTGGTGTATGCCGGGTTGCTCATTTTGCGCTCCGTGTTGTTTGCGTCCCTCATCATGGTTACAGTGTGACACAGCCCCCGGGAGGTGTCAACAACTTTTTTCACTTTTTTTTAAAAAAGTTTTCGCCCTACTCCCGCAAGGGTTTCCGGCGCCGCTCGGATGTTTCTGGACTGTTTCTAGCGTCTAGCGAGGATACAGGTCGGAGCCGACGACGATCGCCACCGCGTCGAGCGGAGAGCAGACATCGCCGTCACGAAGCAAGCCGCGCGTCTGCTCGCATGTGCCGCCCGGCCAGAACGACTCGCCGACCCAGCGCGCGAACACCTGCTCGAGCGTCGTCGTCCGGAGGCGGAGCGCCTCGGACACCAGCTCGCAGATCATCGACACCGGTCCGCGCTGGACATACGCCTCGTCTTTATACCCGTCGATCGCTATCCTGATCGGTCGACCGTCATCGGCGAACGAAACGTGACAATGGAAGTGTGCTCGGCTTCTCCCGGTGTCGATCGTGAACTTCCAGCTCCGCGTCGTCGCTCCGTCCTGCGAGCACATCTGATTCGAGTCGAGCTGGGCCAGCCGCTGTCGTTTTTCTAAATCGCGCTCGAGGTCGTGTTCTGTCATCGCTTGCTCCGCTTGAGGTGTTCGATGTAGTCGGCGAGTAGTTCGGAGTTGTCGCGTCGAATCGCCGCTGCGACCTCCCACTCCCCGGCCCGGTCGAAGCCGATCCCGCGCTTGCCCTGGTACTCTCGGTGATGCGTCTTACACATCCGCGCGACGAAGTAGTCGTCGCCGCGCTGCCCGGTGCCCTTGTCCCCGTGATGGTGCAGTTCCTCGAACGGAACCGTCAGACCGTGAAGCCACCGGCACACGCAACAGATCCCGCCGTGCCGCTTGGCCCAGCGCAGGAATTCTGGATCCTTGCGGATCTTCTGCTTCTGTAGGCTGCCGATCACCAGATGTGCCAGGAGCCGTCGCCAGCGTAGACGCGCACGTACGAGAGCGCACCGGTGAGCGACACCGAGGGAGCGCCGTCGATGGTCTCTCCGTTCTGCCCTTGGATCGTGATCGGGTCGCTGCCGCTCGCGTTCCCGTTCTCGTCCTTCGCGACGTACGCTACGCCGTCGCCAGTCGGCGTCGGCAGCGTGATCGTCAGGCCGCCCCCTGGTATCGACGTCACGGCGAGGAAGTAGTCGGTCTCGGCGACCATGATGTCGCCGGTGATCTCGAGTCGCGTCGGGTTCGCCGTCGCCTCGATGTAGCTGGCGACCCCCTCGAGCAGGATCTGCAACGGCTTGTTCTCTCCCCAGGCCGCGCCAACGTCCTTGTACTCGCCGTTGATCTCGACAGCATCACCGCCCGGTGTGCCGAGCGAAAGCTGCGCGCGGTCGCTCCGCGCGTCTGCGACCGCGCGCACCGCGTCGCGGATGTCATCGAACGTCGTCATCGATCTCTCCTTGCTCCTCGTCGTCGTCGTACTCGACGCACTCAGGATGACAGGCCACCCCCTCGACGATCACATAATCGCCATCACGGATCGGCCGGCGACAGGCCGAGCAAACGCTGGTGTCGATCCCCTGCTCGACGAGCAGCTTCGGCACGACCACCCGCTCGCCGACCTCGACCTCTCCACCGCCGGCGAGCACCGCGACCAGCCGGCCGACGATCAGCTGGTCGGCGCCCTGCTCGAGCGGCTCGACGTCGACCGTCTGCCAAACCAGCCGCTCGACCTCGCTGTTCGTGACCGACCGCACCTCGAGGTCCGGGTACTCGTTCGCACCAGCGACGACGTCGCCATCGGCGTTGTCGAGGCCGAACTGGTACGGAGCGTCGACGGCCGAGACCAGATCGCAGATCCTGCTCCCCATCGCTAGCGCTTTGATAGGATGTTCGGCCGGACGGCCTTCTTCTTCTTGCTCGCCAGCCCGGCCGCGGCTCCGGCCGCTCCGCGGTTCGCCACGTACACGACGAGGTCGAACCCTGCGTCGGCGTCGGCGACCAGCGAGACCTTCCGCACGACGAGGCCGAGCTGCTTCGCCTGCTTCACCGCCTCGGCCCGACCGCGCGCGAAGTTCCGGACTGAACGGATCCCGTTCTGTCCGACGAGGTCCAGCGTGATCGTGATGTTGTCGAGCCGCTTTGCCTTCGGAGGAGATTGCGTCCTGTCGGTCCAGGCTTGCTCCTCGAACACTGCGACCGTGAACTTCTTCTGCATCGCTAAATCTCCTCTCTCGTCGCTCCGAGGCGGCGAGCGTGTCGTGTCACCTTCGCGTCCTTGTCGTCCGATGGTCGCCCCGGCCAGTACCGCCACGGCCGATCGGTGTCGTACGTCACCGCGAGCGAGTGCATGTAGACCGCCTGCCAGTTGAGACCGCGGTACTCGAGCAGGTCGGCCTTGTTCCCTTGCTGGTGATTCCGGCGAAGCCACTTGCGATAATGCGTGTCGAGCGTCTGGGCCATCCCGAGATCGTACGAGCGACACCGCGCTTCCATCCGCGGATCGTTGATCGCGCGGACGATGTCGGCCTTGGTGTGAGACACCGTGAGCCGTCGCGGTTTCAGTACGTGCAGTCGATAGGCCAGCTTCCGTGGGTTCGTGCCGAGTGCGCAGATGTCGAACCGTGACTCCGTCGAGATCGTCCCGGCCCAGCCCCAGACGTTGAGCTGGTGTCGTTCGTCTCCTGCCTCGTGCGCTGCTCTCACGACGTTGTACGCCACCTCGAGGATCTTGTCGCGGGCCTGGTCGCCGCGGAGCGGTTCGCCGCAGGTCCAGAACGGCAGCTCGCCGCGCTTGGTGTAGTACTCCCAGATGCCGTCGGACAGCCGGCCGATCGTCCGCAAGTGCTCGGCCCGCGGGAAGTCGACCTCCGCCGTCTGCGGCCCTTCTACGTACTCCGGCGGACACCAGCCGTCGAGTTCACACCAGCCGCTCGTCTGCTCCGCCCCCTCGAGTTGCACATCGAATGGTTCCGCCTCCCGTCCGGACGCCAGCGCCGGAGCAAAGATCAGTAGCCATAGGATCGCCAGCGCCAGCGTCACAACAACAGCAATCAGCGCTCGCTTCAACCGAGGGTCGTTGTAGTCGATCATCCGTCTCTCCTCACCGAACTAGACAGGAGAGAACGATGACAGCAATGATGACGATCACCGCACAGACAGCGTCGATCCTGTCCGTTCTGCGCTGCTCGTCCTTGGTCATTAGCAGTCGTCGTCCTATCTTAAATCCGCGTTGTCGCATCGATCTCTCCTGTCGGGCACACCGCGCGCCCTTTTCGGTTGCTCGCATTCTATCACAGGTCGCACTTAGTCCCCAGACAAGGAGAGCTTCGCGGCCTCGTCCTTTGCGGCCTTGTCCAGTTCCTCGACCAGTTCCCGCATGAACCTCTCCGCGACAGGAGCTAGACGCTGTGCAACGCGCGCCTCTATTTGCCCCGCAGTCTTGTAGTCGATGGACGATCCAGGTTCAGATAAGAGCGCCGACAACTCCTTCCGCCAGTCTGTGCCAGCCGACGAACACCCTCCGCCGATCCTGATCTCGAGTCCGAGGTCTGGTTCTCCTGAGCGAATGTCCGTCCCCCTGTTGATCAGTAGCGACAGATACCACTCGCCGAAGTAGACTTTCCCACCCTCGACGATCACCTTTGGGTTCGCCGTCATCGTTTCACCTCGAGCTTCGTCGCCGTGCACTGCTCGGCGAGTTCTTGCCAGTGCTTCCGATCGGCGTCGCACTCGCGCAGCGCGCGCATCGCCTTTTCCAGAACGTTGAACGCCCACGGGTCGATGCTGACTTCTCGCGGCCCCGCGTCCGGACACGGCGGACACTGCCCGACCGGACCGACCTCGACTGTCGGCTCGTCCGACTCGGCGTGATTCATTCCGAAACCGTATCCGCCGATGAACGCTAAACTGAACCCTATCGCCCAAATGACGATCCAGATGATCGTGATTTTCACGCGAGCGCCTCCCTGATCTCCTGCTTGGTCATGAACGGGATTGACAGCCGGAACGCCTGGTCGTTCTGCAGCTTGTTGACCCACTTGCGCCAGAGCGGATCCTTCGAGCCGATGACCGGCACGCCGAGGTCTCCGGCGCCTTCTCCGGAGTACTCGGCGAACGGGAACTTCGTCGTGTGCCCAGCTCCGAGGTGAGCGAACACCCGCGCGCCGGGTTCGTCGAGCCGGTCGCGCAGCTCGTCTCCGAGCCAGTCGGCGACGCCGAACCCCTTCCCGGTCAGGCACGCGTACAGGCAGACGAAGATGTTCCCGCCGCCGACCCTGGCGATCTCGGCCGCCAGCTGGCGCACGTCGCGGTCACCGGAGAAGCCGAGACCGAACCCCATCGACGGGAACGACTTTGTCGTCCCGTGTCCGAAGTACACGAACGCGTCGAGCTGTCCGTCTCCAATCCCGCGCAGCGCGCCGAGCACCTTTCGTGCCTTATTCACCGCGTCCAGTCCGTGCGGGATCGGGAGCATCAACTTCGGCGAAACGCTGTGCAACCTCTTGTACTCGAGCGCCTCCGGCTTGAACGCCCCGGTCGCATCGTGTCGCCCCGCCCTGTTCGTCGACTGGTACACGACCAGCGACATCGCCGGGTCGAGCTTTCTGCTCGTGCTCTCTCTCGTGATCTTGACTGACACCTCGGTCACCTCCACGTTCATCGGCCCGCCGCAGTGCGGGCAGCTGTACTTAGCCTTCATCGTCGCTCTCCTTTCCCGGCGTCCTGATCTGGTCGGCCAGGCCGAGGAACATCACGCGGAACCTGACCTCGACCTGGCGCTTGCGGATAGCGATGTCAGCCTCGGCCCGGATCAGCGACTCGGCGTACCCTTGGATCAATTCGTCGTTCAGCTTGGTAGTCGTCACCTCGAGCAGCTTCCCCCGGAGCAACCTGAGATACGGCGCGACGGCCGCGTCGATCTGCGTGAACGTCTCGTCGATCACCTCCGCGACGCGCTCCTCGATGTACTCGTTCGTCTCTTGCGGTTCGTCTGTCATTGTCCCCTCCGTCAGTAGCTTGTTCCAGTGTCCGCCCGTGTACGCGTAGCGTACGGGTTGTCGTCGGCCAGGTCTGTAAACTTCATCGTTGGCATGTCGCAGAACAGCTTGACGACTCCGGTCGGTCCGTGGTTCGACCTCGATACGATCAGATCTGCGATGTTGGTGTCCGCGTTCTCGTCGTAATATGCATCTCGGTACAGGAACCAGATGTTGCGCGCATCTTCCTCGAGCATCCCGCTCTCGCGCAGGTCAGACTCCCTCGGCCGCTTGTCCTCCCTGTTCTCGACCGAGCGGTTGAGCTGGTGCAGTGCGAGCACTGGAACTCCTAGGTTCAACGCCATGTCGGCGATCGTTGTGCCGACGTACGAGACACCGATCCGGAAGTCCTGCCCCTTCAAGTGCTTGACCCTGCGAAGGTGGTCGATGATCACGAGGTCGAGTCCGTGCTTCGCCTTGAACGTGGTAGAGATCGAGACGATCTGATCTGCGGTGAGCCCAGCTCGATTGAGAACCCAGAACGGAAGCTCGCTGATCGACGCTCCGGCGTCGACCATGATCGGTGCCAGTTCCGGCGGAACCTGGCGCCGCCGGATACTGGTCATCGATACTTTGGTGTCCTGAGCAATGAGCCGCTGTTGCATGTTGGCTTTGCTGTCCTCGAGGTTGAACCAGAGTACTCGCTTCCCGGCCTTCCGCGCTGCGTTCTTCCCGAGGTTGAGAGCGAACGCCGTCTTACCCATCTTGGTACGAGCTGCGAAGATCGTCATCTCTCCCGGCCAGAGCCCGCCGGTCGTGTTGTCGATGTGCGAGAACCCGGTCGGGACGATGCCTTCTGGCTCCTTGCCCTGTACCGCCTGCTCGATGACGTCGAGGATTCTCGCGCCGACCAGCTCCGGGCCTTCAAGTGCGCCGAGCCCGGCTGTCGCCGCCGCGTTGATCGACTGCTGAGATTTGCCGAGGTACTCGCCGAGGTCGTCGTGATCGGCGAACCCGTCTGCGACGATCTGCTGCGCCGCGTAGATCATCCTTCGGACCGCGGCCTTGTCGCGGACGATCCCCGCGTAGTGCTCGAAGTTGGCGACGGCCGCGACCGTGTCGGTCAGTCCGTCGAGCGCGGCCGCTCCTCCAATCCGATCCCAATCTCCGCGCCGCTTCAACTCCTGGCCGAGAGTCACATGATCGACGACGGACTTCGGGGCTAGCTCGAGGATCGCTTCGTAGATCCTGCGATTGGTCTCGACGTAAAAGTCCCCCGGGGTCAGTATCCCGCGCAGCTCGGCGATCACGTCGTTGTTCAGCAGCACAGAACCGAGTACGGCTTCCTCGGCCTCGGCGCTGTACGGAGGAACCCGCCCCTCTCGTCTCCGCTCCTCGTTCATCGTGAGGCCCCCTCTCCGCCTTCCTGCTCGCTGACGACCTGCAACAGCGGCTTGAGCCTGCGTGCGTCGCCGGCGCCATCAGAGGCCCTCTCGCGCGTCCTGAGATGGTACTGTGCCTGATCGTAAATCGTCCGGTGAATCTGCGTATTCGGGAGGTTCGGGTCCGCCCTGTTGTACGCGTCGCGGATCACGCGCTCCCAGGCCGTGTCGTCGAGGCCGAGCCCAGCCCCCTTGAGCCGCATAACGGACGACGTCGCCTGCTCCTCCGGCCAGGCTGGCCACAGTTCGAGGCAGACCGCTACGAGACGATGTCGAGCACGTCCTGGTTCTTCTTCTTCGATCTCTATTTCTTTTTCGACGCGCGTCCGCGCGCTGGTTCCAGTAACAGTCCCTGTCAGAGTCCCGGTCTTAGTGTGTCGACACGGTGTATCCAACCCTGGCAACACCGTCTGTGACACGGTGTCGAGGCCGTCTGGTACACCGTCTAGTGTCGACGGTTCCTGCTCGCCGAACAGCTCGACGAAGGTGTCAAGACGATTGCGCTTTCCCTTGTCGTCTGCCGGCAGTTCCTTCACCACCTCGAACGCTATCCGGAGCCACTCGGCCTTGAGCGGCGACTCCGGCACGTCGGCAAGCGCGGACTGCCATCCGGCGACGACCGACGGGTTCGCCGGCGGACGGTGTCGGAGCAGCCGCGGGAGCAGGAGCACGCAGGCCGACCAGTCGGCGAGAACCCAACGCCGCTCGATCAGCACCCGGAACGCGTCGCGCACTTGCGGGAGCGCGCCCGGCAGCCCCTCGATCGTCGGTGGTTCCCAGAGCAGGTCGATCGCCACCTCGGCCAGGCTGGCGACGACGAGCCCGTCGCACGGACGCGCCTTGCGTCCGGTGATGATCAGGTACTTCCAAAGGTCGCGCGCGTCGCGCGGTAGAGAACGGAATTCTGGTTCGCGATCGATGTTGCTCTCGACCTGCGAGAAGTGCGGTCCGGTTCTGCGCATCGGCTATCCCCTGGCACGTCGACACAAAGAGCCAGCCGAGCGGCAGACCACCCCGGACGAGTAGGGAGGGACTCGGCCGGCTCTGTGTGTCGACGTACAGTTCACTGAGTTTCGTCCTGACAGTCTGCCTGCTGGCAGTATGCCAGCTCGAACCGAGTCGATCAACTACTCCGAATTCCCACTCCCCGTCGGCGGGACTCGGACCGCCTCGGTTGCTTCCTCCCACGGGTTGACGATCATCTCCTGCTCCCCGCTCGAGATGAACGCCAGCAGCTGATCGCGCCTGACGTACCGCGAGCGATCGTCGGCGTCGGTGATCAACACACCGGCGCCCGGTGCCTTGACCGAGAGAAACCCGGTTCCCTTGTTCACCGGTCGCTGGACGATGTCGCCCCTCTCGACCTTCTCGAACCTGAGTTGTATTCGTTCCATGATCCCCCTCCCTAGAATCGGAAGCTGGTTTGCGGGCCGTCCTTCTTGAGCACGGCGATCTCCCGCCGCGCGTCCTCGAGGTCGGCCTCGAGCTGGGCAACCCGCTCGAGCGCGTCGCGCAACTTCTCCTTCGTCGACTTCACCGGATCGAACCCGACGCGGTCGAACTGGTGCCGGATCCAGACGACAGCCATCCGGCCGGACCTGTTTTCGCGCACCAGCGCAGAGTCGCCGATCAGCCCCTCGAGCTGCAGCTGGCGTCGCCGAGGAACCTGCGTGCTCACGGTCAGGCCGAGCCCGTCCTGGATCTCCTGGTCGGTGGCCCCGAACGGGCCCCGCTCGGTGATGAACGCGAGCACGCGGTCCTTGATGGTCCCCTCGACGGCGACGACGGAGTCTGCCGCGTCGCACGAGGTCGAGCTGTGCCGCTGCCGCGGTGGCTCTCCCCCGTACGGCGCGATCTGGTCCCCGGCCGCGCTCACGGGTCGAGCAGGGTCCGCTGGCCGCCGTTTCCGGTAGGCTCCGGCTCGTCGTCCGGTGGCTCCGGCAGACAGCTCGAGCAGTACTGCCCGTCGACCAGTTCGACACCGACAGCCCCGCACCCCTCGCAGTGCCTGTCGGGCTCGCCAGACGGCCCGCTATCCGCCGCTCCTTGCCCGCTGGCCCCTCCGCCCCCTTCCCCCTTGTCCGCGGACTGAGAGCGCCCCTGGCCGTTCTCCTGCGGCTTCACGACCCTGGACTGCCGACCGCCGCCGCGGCTTGCCGCCTCGCCGACCATGTCGGCGACTGCATCCTGGTCCACCTCCGGCGCCCCCGGACCCGGTGAGACCTCGAAGTCCGACGGGTCGAGATCGATCGTCTTGTCCGTCTGCGACAGCCCGGCCTCGCCGAGCCCGTCGACGTGGATCAGCTGGCGCATGTTATCGTCGACCGGCGCGAACTTGAGCGCACGCTTGACCGCCGTCTTGCGCCACATCTCGTCGGCCCACGTATCCCAGACGCTGCCAGGCTTGGCGGTGCCGTTCTCGACGCTGCCGCTCGAGCGCATCACCCGCTCGACCTCGTACTCGTACACGACCTCCGGGATCTGTCCACCGTTGGTCAGTGTCACGATGCACCAGGCCGCGATCACCTTGCCGGGATCACCGCCGACGTGGCGTGTGTGTGTCAGCTTCCAGTCCCGGCCGTCCTCGAAGTCGAACAGATCCTTCTCGTAAACGACCCGGGCCCGGACGTCCTGCACGAGGCCGCTCCGGTACGCGACCGAGACCAGTCCTTGCCACATCGGCATGAAGATCGCCCCGGCGACGTGGCCGAAACGCCGCGGAGTGATCGCCGCGTGCACGCCGTCCGGCGGGAGACCGTACTGCGCGCTCAGCATCACCGAATTGATCAGCGCGGTGAAACCGTCCTCAGTCTGGAAGCAGCGCTGCAACTTCGGCTCTCTCCGGATCGCCTCGAACACCGTCGCCTGGATCCGCTTGGCGTCGGTGCCTGTTGGCGCGATCGATTTGATGTTGGCGCTGTACTTGTTCAGCATCCCCTTCGCGTGATCCCAGACAGTGAGCGCCGCCCCGTTGCCCTTCTTCTGGTTCATGACTTCACTCCTTTCGGTGCCCAATATCCCCACTTGAAGAACGGCTTCCCGATCTTCTCGTACCTGGACATGTCGATCTCCGGATGCTCGGCGGAGAGCCGTCGCTTGTCGAACGTGATCCGGCCTGGCTGCTCGTGCCACTTGAACCGGTGGCCGGCGATCCGGACCTTACCTAGCCCGGACTCCTTCATCGCGGCCTGGATCCTGCTCTTGGCCTTGTCGTGCTGCTCCTTCGCTTGATCGAGCGCGGCCGCGGTGTCGACGAACTGCTCGAGCGCGTCAAGCCAGGCGTCGCCGTCGATGTCGACGTACTCGCCAGGTACCTTGATTATCCGCCTTTCGGCGCCCTCTCCTGCCTGGTCAGGGTCCGGCGGGATCCTGGCGTCGACGTGATCGGCCCACCACTGCTCGGCCTTCTCCTTGAGCTGCCGGATCATCTCGTCGTCGCGCTCCACCTCGACGACGTGTACCTTCACCTCGACCACGTCGTACAGGATGAACCGGACCCCCGGAGCGTCTGGCACGCAGGCGAGCTGCGCCTGCATCTGCCAAGCGTACAGATCGCGGATCCCCTTCTCGAGCATCTCCGACAGGATCCACGGCCGCGGCGCCTTCGCCTCCGCCAGCCAGCCGTCGTCGAAGCGCCCGTCGAGCGTGCACCGAACGTGAGGTGCGTCCGGTGCCGTGAAGCAGAACCGCTGAACGTCGCCCCCCGTCGCGCGATCGATGCCGACACCGACGGCCTCGGCAGCGAGCGCGAGCGCGAGCGCCTCGTACGTGTGCCCGCGGCGGAAGTCCGCGATGTCCTCGTCGTTGACGACCGGCGGCCCGATCTTCGACAGGTAGACGTCCAGCTCGTCGCGCTCGAACGCCGGCGCCCCCATCAGGATCCCGATCTCACTGGCGCCGATGCCGAGCTGTCGTTGTTCTTGCCAGGTTGTCTGGTCGTTCATGGTGCCCCCTTACCCGCAGTACTCGAGCAGCGACTCCGCCGGCTCGTCGATCGCCTCGGCGATCTTCTTGAGGCTCGTCGTCGTCGGCCGACCGCGCCGGAGCGTCGTCGACACCGAGGCCGCCGAGACCCCCATCGCCGCGGCGACCTCGTCGAGCGTGAGTCCCTTCTTGACCATGATCGACCTGACGTGTCGGCTGAGCCGGCTGTCCTGCTTCTTCTTCGCCTTGGCCTTGGTCATTTCTCACCTTCCTCGGCGACCAGTTCGACCGCGACTTCGGCCGCCTCGATGTACTGCTCGAGCTGCTGGATCGCCTGGTCGAGGTGCCCGAACATCGCCGGCGTGAACAGCCCGGCCGCCGAGCTGGCGTCCTCCCGGATCAGCACGAGGTTCGCCGCGCAGCGCTCGACGACCTTGCGCGCCGCTCCCCGCTGCTTGTCGAGCAGGTCGCGCTTCTTCCACTCGGAGCGCTTCTCCTTGCCCCACTTCTCAGCGTCGACCCGCTTGCGGAACTCCGCCGTCCTGTCGCCGAACGTCGCGCGGATCAGACGGATCGGATACTTCTCGCCGCTCTCGTCGGTCGTCTCCTTGGTGAACTTCTCGAGCACCAGCTTCGGCATCCTGCGCTCGCGCTTCTTCTTCTCGTTGTCCTTGTCCACCCCTCGACTCCTTTCGTTGTTGTTCGCGTACCGTACAGGCCAGTCGAGCACGGAGAGGCAAGAGCCCGACGTGAATTGATGAGAGACACGCAGCGCCCTCGACCGGCCTGGACGAGCCGCGAACTAGTTGTACGGTTTCCCGTTCGGCGCCGGCACGACCGGCGCCGGCTTGCTCTCCTTGTCCTTGAGGTCAGGCAGTATACCAGTCAAACCCAGGTCGAGCAGCATCGTATATCCGCAGCGCGCGCACGTCAGCGCGCCAAGCGCGATCCCCGGGCCGCCAACCGCCGTCTTGGTGGTCATGATCTTTTCCTGGATCACCAGCTTGTACGGCCCCGTCAAACTCCACTGCTTCCCCTTGCACCGATCGCACAGGTTCTCGCCCCACATGCGGTCGACGTACTGCTGCAACTTCTTCGCGTGCGTCGCGTTGAGCTTCACGGTCTCCCCCTGTCCTGAACGTGTTCGATCCATTCGAGCGCCTGGCTGAGCGTCTCGTAATTGCGCTGAGCCGCCAGCGGACACAGACTCTCTCCGACGACCACGTACGCCACACAGTTCGGCTTGTTGCGCGGGTCGACCATGCACCCGCCTTTCACATCTCCACTCGACACGACATTCGAGAACGCGAAGCACTTCCCGCCGCCGCACACTTGTAGGCCGCGGATCTCGTCGTGAAACATCCAACCGGCCGGCACGAACTCGCCGTTGATCTCGAGCAGCCCCTCCGGGCCTGACCCGAGCGGCGGGAGCTTTCTTGACATCATGATCTCCCTTCTGGCGCGCCCACCCGCGGTCGTTGAGGAACTGCGCCAGCTCTCCGGTGGTGATCAGGTCGTGGAACAGGTCGTCGAGGATCTCGACGATGTTCTCGAACAGGTCCCGGTGCGAGTCCCCCATGGCGGTCAGCCCAAGCACGTCGCAGGTCCCGAGGAGGTAGTCCTCGTGGACCTCGACCTCCCAGCGGAGGCGCGCACCAAGGTCTACACGGATGACTTTGCCAGGCATTTTGACTCCCCTTCCGGCATCTCGCCGGGTATCTTCTGTCCGGTCCGATCGTTCCGGACCTGGTTACATTGTAACGCAGGACTATTTGCTGTCAATCGGACGCTTCTGCATTCCGCCAACGATTCTAGCTGGTTATTATTCCGCGTCGCACCGTTGGGATCAACAAACGGGCGAGCTCGCCCGCCGCGAATCAACCGCCCAGCAGCGGGAGGATCCGCTCGAGCAGTGACACCGGAGACCGCCCCTTCTCGAAGAACCCCCCGTCAGCAAGTACCGCGACGGTCGTCCTGATCATCGTGTCGCGTTTGCTCCGGCCGGACATCAGGATCCGCAGCGCCTCCGGATGCTGCTGTCTCGCCTCGGCCAGTACCTGCGAGCCGTCACCGTCTCCGAGTTCGAAGTCGCTAAGCACGACGTCGTACTTCTCGAACTGCTGTCCCAGCGCTACCGCCGCCTCGCCGACACTGGTCACGGTGATCACCTCGAACTCCGCGTTCTCGAACCAGCTCGCCAGTGAGGTCAATATGCGTTCGTTATCGTCGACGATCAGGATCTTCATCGCGTGCTCCTAACTCTCCGCGCACTCGTCGTCGCCGTCCAGTTCGACGCAGCCGTGCTCGCACGGCGGCCAGTCGGTGTAGCTGTACACGCACTCGCCGTCGACGCAGTGCCCGTCGCTCTCGTACTCGAGCAGCGTGTTCTCGTCGGCGCACTCGTCGTCGGGAGGCGTGGTGCACAGCTGGTCGTAACACTCGCCGGGATCGATGCACTCGTCGTCGCCGTCCAGTTCGACGCAGCCGTGCTCGCACGGCGGCCAGTCGGTGTAGCTGTACACGCACTCGCCGTCGACGCACTCTCCCTCCGACTGGTAGTCGATTAGCACGTTCTCGTCGGCGCACTCGTCGTCGGGAGGATCGTCGCACACGACACCAGCGCACTCGTCGTCGGTGTCCGTGTCGGCGTCCGTGTCGGTGTCCGTGTCGGCGTCCGTGTCGACATCCGTGTCGGCGTCCGCGTCGGTGTCGTCGACGCCGGCGTCATCGTACACGATCCAGTCCTGACCGGCAGCCGAACAGCCGCCGAGCAGGAGTACGATCACCATTGTTCTTGCTACTGCCATCCTCCGGCCTCGTCCACATCGCAGCAACAGGCCGGGCAGATCCGGTGCGCGTCGTCGTCGTAAACTACGGTGAAGCAAACCGGGCATCTCACCAGCCCGATCTCCGCCGTGTCGTACGTCCAGGTCGGCGCGTCCGCCACTCGACTTGCCTCGATGTTGTTGATTTCTGCCTGCGTCATCTGTGCCTCCGTTCCTGCGGCTCTCATCTGACCCAGGTCTAAACTAATTTTTTGCGGCTGTCAACTTCTTTTTTTGAAACCGCAATATTTTTTTGGTGTGCCGCTACTCGTTTTCACTTCGCAGCGGTTGCAGGCTGGCTGGTGTTTTGGCGCGAGCTACTAGCTCGACGGCACCGTGCGACCGATCAGGTACACGTCCAGCGTGAGGCTCGTCGCGGTGGAGTCCGCCGCCTCGACGTTGGCGTAGATCGTCGCGTCGCCGGCGATGACGAAGGTCGCCTCGGAGAGCGGGATCCAGCGCGCGTCGCCCACGGTGTCGAGCCCCGTCAGCGCCTGCGCCGAGAGCAGCTCCGAGCCGTCGGACGACGTGCCGATGTTGACGGTGCCGTCTGCCGCGACGCTTCCGTCGACTTCGGTCACGACGAGGATCACGTCGGTTGCGACGAAGGACTCCGCGGAGTCCCCGTCGAGCGCGTCCGACACCTCGTTCTCGTCGGTCTCGATCGCCAGCCCGGTGCAGAACGCCTGCACCAGATGCTCGACCCTCGAGTGGTCGTCCCCGTCGCTGGTGCGGTGTGTGGTAAGAGCTGCCGCCTCGGTGGCGTCCAGGTTCTTGCTTGCGCTCAGTCTGATCATGTCAGTCTCCTTTCACCTCGGCCGAGCCTAGAACTGGTCGCCGATGATGTACGCGGTCATCGTGCCCGACGTCCCGCTGTCCGCCGACTCGACGGTAACGTCCAGGCTGGCGTTCCCGGCGATCGACGGGAGCAGCCCGGTCAGGTCGACGCGGAACGACTTCCCGGAGCCGTCGAGCCCGGTGAGCGTCGCCTGCGCCATGATCTCCGCCCCACCCGCCGAGGTGCCGATCGACACCGCGACGTCACCGGAGAGCGTGTCGTCTGCCGCGACGAGGAAGATCGCCTCGCGCGGGACGAACGCCTTGGTCGCCGCGCCAGGCAGCGCGACCGCGTTGTTCCCGGTGGCCGCCATGTCCACCGAGGCCGAGCCGATGATCGTCGGCTGGTTCGCGGCCAAGCCGTCGAGCGCGTCCTGCATGTTGTCGGGCGCCGTGCCCGGCCAGTCGGTCGCGTCGTCCGGCGTGTACGGGAACTCCGACGGAGTGTCCATCGCCTCGATCAACACCAGATTCGCCGCGATCGCGGCCTCGTTGGTGTTGACGAGATCGACGATCTCCTCGATGTACCCGCGGTTGCCGCCGGTCCCCTGTCCGTGCTGGCTGCTGAGCCCGGTCCCGGCGAGCTGCTCCTCGGTCCGCTTGGTGATGGTCATCTGTCTCTCTCCTTCCGATCCGTGCCTCTCGGCTACTTCATTGGGGCAACTCCCCGGTTGATGCTCACACTATCATAAAGGTTGCACCTTTGCGACAATCTTAGGGCCTGTCGATCTGGCGAACGTGCTGCTTCTGCACCTCCGGCGTCGCGTCGTCGTCGAACACGATCTTCACCGCTCCGCCTCCGGCGACCAGTGAAGCGATGATCGCTATGATGTACGGGAGCAGCTTCCGAAACAGCGACCCGAGCGCCCTATCGCCGTTGCCGGTCCCCATCGACGCGCGCTCAGCTGCCGTCGGCATGTTGACTGCTCCGGTCGCGTCAGCCAGCTTGTCGCGCTCCTTCTCGCAGTCGGCCTTGTGCTCCCTGATCGTCGAGAGGATCGCCGTGGGAATGCCTTCGACCTTCTCGCGCATCCCTGACTGCTCGCGCTTTAACTCTCCGATCTCACGCCCCTGGTTCTTGACGTCCTTCTGCGCTCCGTTGACGGCGACGCGAAGCTCTCCGACGGAACTGCTCAACTCGCGTATCTCGGAACCTAGAGTCGTACCCAGGTTCGTTACAGCCGTAATCACCGCCGCGTCACCGTCTCCCATCTCAAGCTCCGTTCTCCCCCCGGAGAAACAACCCTATCGCATCCCAGCTCGAGGCAGCTTGCGGACCTGCCCGGACAGCGATTGACTGCCTCGGGAATCGCAGCACACGACGATCCCGTCGCCGTCGAAACATATCCGGCCGAAGTTCTCAGCCGACACGTCGTTGACCTCGGACTTCCTGGTGATCTTGAACCGCCCGTCGATCAGCTTCGTCAGGCCGTCGCTCGTGTTGTTCTCGTACTGAACACGGCCGACCGGAAACCGGCCGAGCGCAACGTGCTCGCCGCCGCCGGAGGTCTCGTCCTGAATCAGTACCCAGATGTTGAGCCCGTCGAACGCACCCCAGCGGATCGCCGCGGTGTCGGTGCCGGAGCTGTCCTGGAATGTGAGCCAGGCGCCGCTCGAGCTGTCGCAATCGTGGAACCAGATCGCTCCGCGCGCCGTCGAGGTGCCGAAGATCAGCGCCCACAAGCAGTCGTGATCGAAGATAAGTTCCTGGCAGTAGTCCGACGAGATCGCTTTCGGGAAGTCGTTGATCGAGCTTCCCGTCGACGGACTGGCTACCGTGCAAGTCGCCAGCTCACCGTTACCCGGGGTCGTGTCGTAGGTCGAGAAGAAGATGTTCGTCCCGTCGCTGGCGAGCCCGCCGGAGGCGTACACGGACGCGCCGGTGTTCGACACGTCGCCGGCGCCGTACCCGTCGACCGAACCGTCGGTCGCGTCGATCACGCTCACGACCGGCGAGTTCGAGTTCGCCACCGGAACCCAGCTGTTCAGCGTGGCGACCTTCGCTTGCCCCGGTACCATGATGCACCGGTCGGTCATCGTCTCGCTGCCGCCGTACACTCCGGTCGTCGGCGAGGCCCCCGGAAGCACCGTCCCCGTCGCGGCCCAGCCGCTGCGCACCGACCAGTCGGTGAGCGCGTACGCCTGGATGTAGTGCGTCCGCGATCCCGGCGTCGCGTGGTCGCCCTCGAACATCACGTAGACGTACGTCCCATCGCAGCACATCGCCGTCGGATTCCACTGACTGACCTGCGGAGCTGGGAGGCCGGAGGCCAGGTTCGATCCAGACGTGGAGTCGACGTGCATGTCGGTCGGGTCGATCACGGCGATCTGGTTGTTGCTCGCGGACAGCGCCAGGATCCGTCGAGCGCCGTCGACGAACCCGACGCAGACGTCGACCAGCTCGAGCGTCGACGACATGTTCGCGTCGTTCTGGTTGCTGAACGGCCAGGCCCAGCCGGTAGTCGTGACGACGTTCTTCCCGGCCAGGTCGGCGTCGCTGGTCGCCGGCGCCGCCGATCCACCGATCAGCGTCCGGAACCGCGGCGAGTCCTTGAAGTCGATCTGGTCATCCTCGAGGTCGCTGGTCCCGTTGTCGAAGATCCAGGCCGCGTCGATGGTCTCGTCGGTCGATCGCTCAGTGCGGGCGTTGACGTGTCCGAACAGCTCTGAGATCGCCGTCTGGACGTTGCTCCCGGTGTGTGATTCAGGCGCCCCGCCGACACTGGCAGAAGTCACCGCCGCCGCTGTATGCGCTGGCGCTCCGCCGTTGATATGGCCTGCCACGTCCGTGGCTATCCCGCCAAGCTGGTCGAACACCGAACCAGCAGCCTGGTCAGCGTAGCCACCTGGCGTCCCGCTGATTGCCGCCGACCCAACGCGATCCGAGCCAGCGTCAGCTGTCAGATCCGAGACAATCTCATTGATGGCTGCCTCGACGTCTGTCGACGACAACCCGCTGGCATCATGCCAGTTGCCAGATGCGCTGAAGCTGACTCCTCCGCCAGACGATAGCCCATCGACCAGCGTGAACAGCGCGGCCACGGCGTCGCGCGACGTGCCGTACCCGGTCTCGCCGAGGTTGGTCAGGTCGTCGCGGTACCAGTCCTCTCTACGGATCGAGAACGTGAACGTCACGTCCTCGTTTACGTCGATGTCGGCGGCGACGATCTGCGTCTGCGCGTTGATGAGACGGACGTCGGCGAGCAGGATCGCGTCGGATTGCAGCGCGGGAGGTGTCGCCGCTCCGATCGCGGTCTCGGTCCCCTGCAGCACGTACAGCTCGAACGACTCGGTGATCTCCGTGTAGACGGAGAGCCCGTTGCCGTCGGTCTCCGGCGTCGACAGAACCTGATCGAAGCCGAGGAAGATCGAGATGAACTTCTCGTTGCTCCCTCCGGACACCGAGGTCGACGCACCGTACACGTCCTCCGAGCAGTCGACGATCTGCTGGCTCGAGATGTACAGCCGCTTTCCGTCCTTGTCGCAGCCGACGCCGGCGGCGACCAGCACGTTGAGGTCGGCCGGTGCGTTCGGCGTGACACCGAGTCCGGAGAATGCGCCGACGATCCCGAAGTCCTCGTTCTGGGCCCGGTCAGCCGTCTCGGCCCAATCGAACGACTCGTCGAGGTCGCTCTCGGTCACGAGCTGTCGATAATACCAGTCTCTTTTATCCACGATGTTCTCCTCTACTCTCCGAGGATCGTCCCCTCGCCGAGCCGGCTGTCACCGAGAGACCACTCGTCGGATGTTGGTACGGTTCGGGCGGTGCGGATCTCTCCGACGTGTTCGTTTACTGCCTTCATGTACGTAGCGATCCAACAAATGATCGACTCTTGTGTCGATGTTACCGACGACTGCACTTCGATGTCAAAGGTACGGATCGCGCGGCTGGTGCTCGGCGCGAGCAGGCATCCGCCGCCGCCGTGGTGCTTCGTCGTGTCGAACCCGAGCGCGCTGTTCGCCGTCCCGCCGGTGACCTGCACCGACGCCTCCGGTCCCCAGAGCGTCGAGGTGATGGTTACCGCGGCCCCGGTCCCCGGGTCGGTCTCCGCCGCTGACCCGCCGACGAGCTGGGCCACGATCACCGCGGCGACTTCCTCGGCGAGCGCGGCCGACGGCGTGTCGAAATCGCCGTCAACGAACGTCACCGTCTGGTCCGATCCGCCGTCGATGCTGACCGTGAGCGTCCCGCCTCCCGTCAGGTTGTAGGTCTCGGCGTTGCCGGCGACGACCTCGGCCGGGAACGTGTCGCCGAGGTAGTCCTCGCCGAGCCGCCAGCCGTCGGAGACCCACGGCACGACCTGCACGTCCAGGCCGAGCAGGAGCTGGATCGCCGCCTCGATGCCGACGCCGAGCCCCTTGTACTGGTACAGTACCGGGAGCAGGTCGAGGAGCTTCTTCTTCTCGTGCGCGGTCAGGTCCAGTTCGGCACGGGTGAACGGGTTTCCCATACCGTACAGCGCCAGGTCGATAATCGACTCGACCATCCTGTCCGGGTCAAGCTGCTCGAGGAACTGGTCGATCGTCGTGACCGTCAGATCCTCGGCTTCCTGGAAGATGTTGAGCAGCGCGCGCGCGACCTGCTGGTAATCCCGATCCCAGATGGTCTGCGGGAGCTTGATCTCCGTGCTGCGCAGCGCCGGCCAATCCGGGACGAACCCGGAGAAGCTCGCGGTCAGGTAGTCCCCGTCGATGGTGTTCTCCGACGTGTCGGTGAGGTCGCTGTCGACGGTGAGCTGGTACGGAGCGTCCGGAGTCATCGGCCAGTCGACCGTGATGTCGACCTGCGTCTGACCGGAGCCGTCGACGAACGCGACGGACACGGCCTCGAGGTTGACGGCCACGGCCGGGTAAACGTTCTGCCTGGTGAAGGTGTAGTTCGCCGCCTCGGCCGCGCCGGTGAACGAGCCGGTTTGCAGTGTGGTCGGAAAAGACAACTCGGTGTTCGCCGTCCCCCCGGTGATCTGGATGCTCGAGTCATCGCCGACCGTCTCTGAGAGCAACGAGACGGCCCCTGAGACCGTCTCCTCGGCGACCCCTCCCGACACCAGGGCCGAGAGGTTGTACGCCAGCTCAGCCGCCGTGACGGCGCTAGGATCGAGCCACATGTCGACGGCGAAGGTCACCGTCTGCTCGGTGCCCCCGTCGACCTTGACCGTCAGGGTTTCACCGCCGCTGGAAAGATCCCAGGTCTCTGTTCCGGAGGTGTTCGCCGCGGCCCGGCCGTCCGGGCTGGTCCCCGTCATCGCGTCGTCGAATGTGGCCCGGACCGTGACCTGATCGATCGCCTCGGCCGAGAGCAGCCGCGGCGAGGTCGTGTCCTCGGTGACGAAGCTCCACGTCTCGTCCAGCTCGGCCGCCGCCGGCGGACTCCCGAACGGGTAGTGACCGAACGATGCGTGCCCGAACCCGCCCCCCTCGCAGACGACCCGGACCTGCACCGTTTCCTCGCCGTCGAACATCCCCGCGCCGGTCTGGTCGCAGACGATGTCGATGTACGCGTACGGATCACTCGAGGCGTGCGAGGAGACCGCGCTGTCGGCCCCGTTCCAGGCCGCGCCGAATCCACTGGCCGTCGAGTACGCGGTCTCCCAGCCGGCCCCCTGGTCGATCTGGACGGTGACCACTCGACCCCAGGAGCCGAGCGCGGGATCGGCTTCGAGGTCGACGACGCGGACACCGACAGTCGAGCCGATCGGTGCGGCGGAATCGTTCGGTTGCGGATCCCGGAGGATCAGCACCAGCGCCCCGGACACCGTCGCGAGCGACGCTTCCTCGAGGGAAAGGGTCGCCAGTACCTGCTCGACCGTCACGGTCATCTGCTAGTCCTCGTCTCCGTCGTCGTCCTCGTCGTCCTCGTCGCTGCCCTTCTTCGGCTCCTCGAGCTGCTCGAGCTTCGGGAGGTCGGTCCCGGTCACGAGCATAAACAGCGGACCGAGCTGGGCCGGTTCGAGCTGCTTCGGCAACAGGTCGAGCTTCATCTCGTGCAGCACGATTTCAACTTCTTCTTTCATCAACTCGTTGCGCTCACGCATGAACTCGCGCCGCTCCTCGAGCAGGTCGGCGAACTCCTCGTCGAGCGCCTTCTTCGCCTCGGCGTACCCTCCAACGTCGGCGAGTTTGGTCCCCTGCTCGTCCTCGATCAGCTTGCCGTCCGCAGCGCGCGCCGCGAACTTCTGGCGCAGTTCCTCGATCCGGTCGTTGTACTCCCGATCCTGATCGGTCGCCTCTCGCTGGGTCGCCTCTCGCAGATCGTCGGCCTGGATTTTGATCAGCCGACGGTTCGCCGCGATCACCAGCGCGCCCTTCATCTTGGTTTTGCTCGCCGCCAGCAAGTTGCTGGCCTTCTCCGCCTCGAAAATCTCGCCCCTTCTCCACTTGACTATCATCGTCGCCCCTGCCTTTCCGCCGCCCCTATCAGGGTCTGGCTATTGTTACTGACCGCTGGACTTAGAGAACGCTTCTCGCTGTCCCCGGAGTCGCAGCAGTCTCTCCTCGGTCCGAATAATTTCCGCGTCCAGCGCGTCGATGCTGAACTCCTTGTCCTCATTCGAATTGCCAGGCGCCGACGCATCGCCCTCGACGTAATGGACCGTGTTGTTGATGACCTGTGCGGGTGCTCCCATTGCTATCTCCTAGGTCGGGCTCGTCGTGAAGTGGTAATCGAACATCACCTTCTTCGCCGCGCCGAGCCGGTTCTTGACCGTTACCTTCCCCGTGTTGTCGAACAGGCAGAAGTACGCGTCGGTGTCGGCGTTCGTGACGTTCGAGCTGCACGCGCCGAGCGTCACGACCTCGCTGGTGTCCCAATACACGATCCCGTACGCATCCATGTCGCCGACGACGAAGTTGATCCAGCCAGCGCTGTTGCCAGGTAGATCGAACGTGCCATCGTCGGCCAGACTGACCGGGGCCATATGATTCGTGTACGAACTGCCAGATCCGACCGCTGTTCCGTAATCAGTGCCATCGTGCTGCACCGCAAAGTAGTTCTCGTCGGTGGTGCTGGCGTCATGGACCACGATCGTAGGATGGCTGAACGCGATAAGTCCGAAGTCCTCAGCCATATCGCCGTAATCACAAACGACGAGCGTACGGTTTGTCTCGTCCACACCAAACCGCCAGGAGTCGGTGCCGCCGTCAGTGTTCCACTCGATCGCGCAGTTGGGCGCAGTGCCGAATCGGAGCGGGTTGTCATTGGTGAACTTCATCGAGGCATCGACGGTCACCGAACTGTAGAATGTCGCCGTGCCGTCGAAGTAGCTGACGCCGTCGACCTCTAGATCGCCGCTTGCGAGTAGATCGTCAGCACCGAGGGAGTGGGACGTCGTGCCGACGTTCCCAATGCGTGTGTACGTGACCGGATTAAGGGTCAGAACACCACTACTGTTGATGATGTCGCCATCGGCGTAGATGGTGTCGGCTGCTACGATCGAGGTTCCCGGCGTGATCGTCAACGAGGCGGTGCTCCCCCCCTCGTCGCGGAACGTGTGCAGCGTGGCGTCGTAGTAGGCTTGATTGGCCTGGGTGGCATGAGTCGATCCGCGCAGATGAATATTCGCCCCGCTGGCTGCCGCGATGTCGAGGCCGCTGGTGTCGTCCGTGATCGTGATCCCGCCGTCCGCGTACAGAATGCCGTCGATCTCTGCATCCGAAGACACGTACAGGTCGCCGGCACCCGTTGCAAGGGTTGGGCTGCCCGCCCCGATCTGAACCTCGCCGCCGGTGGTGATGACGATCTCGCCGCTGCCGTTGTTGGTGATCTCCATATCACCGGAGCCGTCTTGGTTGTACTCAATGAACGCGGCCTCGGTCGTGCCGTAGTAGAACGACAGCCGCGCGCCGGTCCCCGCCTCGACGTTGCCGTCGTTGTTGATGATCAATCGGGTCGGTGCGCCGTCCTGATCCTTGCGCACTTCAAGATCGCCGCTGACCAGCATCTCCCCCGCTGCCGAGACAACGCCCGGCGTTCCGCTGCCCACACGAACATAGGTCGCCGGCTGCAATGACAGGTTGCCAGTGCCGGTCGTGATGTAACCGTTCTGCCCGGTGCCGGCGTGGTAGATCGACACATATTCATTCGTGGCCGTCGCCGCTGCCGTCGCGCTGTGAATGATGAACGTGGGGTTAGTCGACTGTGCGTGCGCGTAATTGTCGTCCCAATTCGCATACGCGGTGATCAGAATTTGACCGCTCTCCGTTCCGGTGTGGAACGTCATCGCATCGTAGGTCTGGTACTGATTCCTCAGCACAATCGAGCCGGTCTGGCCGACGTTGCTGTAAATCTTCTTGTCACCAGCGATCTGGATGTCCTCGGAGAAGGTCATCGTAATCGGCGCTGTGATCGACTGCGAGGCGTTCAAGGCGATGTCCTCGCACTGGAGCATGATGTCGTCGTCGGCCCACAGTCGCAGGTTGGCCGTGCTGGTCGCGCCGCTGTTGGTCGACCGAATGTCCAGCACACCAAGCGCCGACGCGGTGTTGTAGTCCCACTCGATGTTCTTGACGCCGGCCTCGCCGTCGTAAAACTGGACACCCTGGACGTAGACGCCGGTCCCGGTGGTCGCGTTGTCGATCGTAACCGTGGTCGTGCCGTCGATCTGAACGTTGGCCCCGTCGAGATCCAAGTCCGTAACTGCGTAAAGGTCGATGTTCTTGTTGCTGTACGCCGTCCAGCTTTCGACTGACGCCGCGAACGTGGTATTGTTCGCGCCGACGTAAGTCACCTTGAAGTTGTCGGTGCCGTTGGTGTGATCGATGCCGCCGTCTGCATAGATGATCCCGTCGGCCTCCAAAGCGTCCGATACAAGCAGCGACCCCGCGCCGATGCTGTGCGACGTGGTGTTAGATCCGATCTGGACTTCCTGTCCGGTGGTGATGATGATCTCGCCGGAACCGTTGTTGGTGATCTCCATATCACCGCTGCCGTCTTGGTTGTATTCGATGAACGCGGCCTCGGTCGTGCCATAGTAGAACGACAGCCGCGCGCCGGTCCCCGCTTCAATGTTTCCATTATTGTTGATGATCAATCGAGTCGGTGCACCGTCCTGATCCTCGCGCACTTCCAGCCGGCCCTGCGGTGCGCCACTAACACCGACCCCGGTATCGACGTGCGCGAGCAGCGACGTTCCAGGCGTGAGCGTCATCGATGTGGAAGCACCGGCCGCCGACCGGAACGTGTGAACATTTGCGTCATAAAACGCATTGTTCGCTTGGCTGCCATGGGTCGAGCCGTAAAGCTCGATGTTCGCGCCGCTGGCCGCGCTCAGTTGGAGCCAGGACGTGTCGTCCGAAATGTTGACCGAAGCGTTTGCGTAGATCGCGCCGCTGGCTTCGATCGCATCTTGGACATACAAGTCACCAGCACCGGTTGCACTACTTCCAGAACCAGACCCTACGATAACTACATTTGAAGGTTGCAGATAAAGCGGAGCCGCTCCTGTCGAAACGTATGCACCTCCGGTAGTATGATACAGCGACATATATTGGTCGGTCCCGCCCGCCGCCGCTGTCGCGCTGTGAATGATGAATGTCGGATGTGAACTTGCCGGTTGGTGGTCGTAGTCGTCGCTAATATTCGCATAGTCCACCAACATAAAGTTGCGGTTGGCAAATCCGTCGTTCCAACCGATGCCGAGATGCAACCCATCATCCGCAACGAACTGGAACCGACCATAAGTCGCGGTCCCGAGATCCCGAATGTGCACGTTCTCGGTGTGCACCTCCGTACCCACCTCCAGGCGGTTCGTTACAAATAGCTCGCCAGCGGTGTTGACGATCTGCGGGGTGCCAGTACCCACGCGGACGTAAGTGGCAGGGGTTAGTTTTAGCGGCCCTGCACCAGTAGTAACCACGCCCTCGGTAGCGTTGTGCCTAAAGGCAATATACTCAGTGCCAGATTGATTGGCGCTATGGATGTAAAGCGTTGGATTGGTTTGCAATCCATGAGAGAAATCGTAAGAAGCGTCAATATCCGCTTTCTCAGCAATTATCAGGGCATTGCTTTCGGAACTTGTCCCAAACATCCACGAGTTCGGAGTCTGCGAGGTATCCCAGACTATGATCGAATCGCTGCCGGTGCCGAACACCAACTCAAAATCATCGAGTAGCCCAACGTCGCCATCATGGTACGTGTTCCCGAGCAGGTAGCTGTTGCCCTTGACCTCAAGCGACTCGACTAGTAGGGCACCGTTGCCGCTGACGTATGTCGGCGAACCGGCCCCACCGACAATTAACCCACTACCAGCGATCGAAAAACGTTCGGTCAGCGAGCCGGCCTCAGGCTTGGTGTAGACTTTCCAGTGCCCGCCGCTGTCGTCGTCAGCATTACCGTCGGTAGTTTCGATCTCGGTTGTGATCTGCGCGACGATCCTGCCGTCCGCATCGTTGTTGGCGTAGTCCGCATTGGCCTTGTTGGTCCACTGCACCACGCCAACCGGGTTGCCGTCCGTGCTGGTGGTGGTTCCCAATTCCAGCGCAGTCGGTACGCTGCCCGCGTAAATCGAGACATACCGCGCCGACGCACCAAGGGTCGCATAGGAATACGGAGGGTCATCCGTTCCGAACCCGATGTCGCCGTCCTTCTTGATCCGCATCGCCTCGAAGTAGTTGCCCCCATCGTTCCGCAGCTGGAATGCAAACTCCGAGCCATACGCACTGCTCGTCGGCTGGATCAAGTTGATCACGCCGATCGATTTGGTGGTGCCGTCGTCGGAGCTTGTCTGCAATCGGAGACTGGAAAACTCGTTCGCCAGCGCTCCATCCGACAAGTTGTAAATCATCGCATCGGTGGCTGTGACGGACCCCGCGCTATATTGGTTATCGTTGTCTACGTAAACTTGGAACTTGTGCCCACTGTCGGTCGAACTTCCGACACCGAAGTTAAGACCATTAACCCATGAATGAACCGCTGCGCCAAGCCTGATCCTAACGTTTCCCGAGTCGTCGTATAGATGCAACCGCGCGTCCCCGCCGCTGTCCTCTTGAACCAGCAATAGCGCGTTTGTGTTGGCACTATTCTCGATACGTAACACATTCGACGCAGTGCCGCTCGACTTGATGTCGAGCATCGCGGCCGGGTCGAGTCCGATGCCAACCTGGCCGGTCTTGTCGATCCGCATCGCCTCGAAGTACGCGGCCGAGTCGTTGCGAAGTTGGAACGCAAACTCGCTCCCCGTAGATGTGTCGAGAGGCTGCACCAGATTGATCGCGCCGAGTGAGTTCGAGGTGTTCGAGAGCACTCGGAACACGAGCGACGAGAACATGCCATCGGTCAGGCTGTCGCCGTTGTTGTAGATCAGCGCTCCCTGCGTCGTCGGGATCGCCGCTGCGCTGTAAACCGTGTCGCTGTCGACCCATACTTGGAACCGGTGCCCGGTATCGGTGTCGCTACCAACTGCCAGATTGTTACCGCTGCCGTTGATGTACGACAGACCGGCGGTATGCAGACGAACGCCGACGTTGTTCGTCTTGTCGTAAAGATAGTACAGCGCGTCGCCGTCTGCGTCCTCGTAAAGATAGGCAAGCGTGTTGCCGTTCGCTGATCGCTCGATGCGGAACGGCGTGCTCCCCAAACCAGCCGACTTGATCGTCAACTTACCATCTGGATCGCTAACACCGATCCCAACCGTATCCCCAGCGTTCGCCAGATACGTGTACGGGCTACTTCTGTCCCAAAGATCCTCTACTGAGATCGCGTCGTCAACGTACTTCTTATTCGGGATGTCGTCGTCATGGGTGACCAAGTTCTCGTAATCGGTTGTTAGCGCATGTAGCGTACCATCAGACTCAATATCTATTGCCGGGGTATTGCCATTTACACGGAACTGCAAACCATCGGCATTGGTCGCCGTATTGTAGATGACACCGCCCGCCACATTGCTGGTTGGCTCGCCAAAAATGATCCCGCGCTCATTGGCATCTGGTGTGAGGATCGAAATGTAAGCAGTATTATCTGCCTCAACAGTTAATTTAGTATTTCCGATAGGAGTTACTGTTCCTGCTGTACCGCTTTCAACATGCAATAGGGTATCGGGAGTATCGATACCAATCCCGACCTTCCCACCCATAAAGTATGAGTCAACCGCCGCGCCAAGCCGAACGCCGACGTTCGCACCGTCGTCGTACAGGTACAACCGCGCGTCCCCA